ACAAGTGAAAATACAAGTATATATAAGTAAAAACTCAAAAAAAACAGTCAAAAAAAAAAGTGTCGGTCTCTTTAAAGAGACCAAGAATACAAGTAAAATTATAAGTACGTATAAATAGTGTGTTTTTAGAAAAAAATAACTTTAATTTGATTGTTCCCCTACAAATAATGCTTCCAAAAATAGTTTTTATTAAGTTTTAGGCATCCGTTCAATTTTTAAAGACTGGAAAATAAAAAAAATTTGCCAGCTTTTTTTTTATTCCTCACAAAACATTTTTGTGTAAATTTTAAAATTTCCTGGCAAATTTTTTTTATTTTTCTTTTTTTGATTTTGGGGTACCGGATGGGAAATCTACTTTTTATTTTGTAGGGGATCAAGGTGTGTTGTTGGGGAACAGTCGTGTTTTTTATGTCTTTCAGTACAGGTATTTTGTTTTACTTATATGATATTTAATTTTCACTTGTGTACACAAGTGAAAAAAGTGTCGGTCTCTTTAAAGAGACCAAGAATTACAAGTGAAAATACAAGTATATATAAGTAAAAACTCAAAAAAAACAGTCAAAAAAAAAAGTGTCGGTCTCTTTAAAGAGACCAAGAATACAAGTAAAATTATAAGTACGTATAAATAGTGTGTTTTTTAAAATATATTTAATACTTAAAAAAAAATCTAATGATATATTACATAATAATGTCAAGTAACGATAAAAAAATAATATGTCCGAAATGTAATGAATTGTTTACAAAACAAAAAAATCTAAAAAGACATTTAAAAAATAACAATTGTGACAGGATTCAACAACTTCTTAAAAAAGAAACAGAAAAAATAAAAAACGTGTACGAACAGCGTATTAATGATATTGAAGAAAAAAAAAACAATGTTATTGAAAAAATAGTTAATACTCCTGGAGCAATCAAAGAAAAAAGGCAAGTTGTCCAAAATTTAGATGCTGAGAAAATACAAAATTTTGAAAAAGTAGTATATTGCACTACAATTCCAAAAGAAGTTTTACGCAATACTGTTGAACTAATGGCCGACGGTGACGTTATTCTTTTTCGCCGAATTTTTATTGACTATGTAGAACCTCAATTACGATGTATTCGCATTAAAGATTTTGCCCGTGACAAATATCAATATTACGATGGAACAGAATGGATTACTACTACATTAACATATATTATCGAGCATTTTGCCAACGAATTACACAAAAAATATAAATATTTAATATTTGAGAAATCCGATCGTATTGCCGATGCTGATCGGACATACCCTCCACGAGCAGACCCAGAAAGAAACGCAGCGGAAATTGACGAGATTACAATGAGATATGCCAAAATTACTGAACATGTAACAAAACTTGGTATTAATGATGCCGACTTTATTAATGAAATTAAACGCGGTGTGAGAGGAATTATTAATAAACCAATGTTGCTCGATGAAAAAGATAAATTAGGGTATGATGAAAACTTAATTGAACCAGAAGAATCATCGGACAGTGATAGTGACGGCGAAGGTAGTAACGGTAGTAAGACAGATAAACTTTTAGATCAATCAGTATTAATACCATTTTTACGCATGATTGGCTATGATTTTAAACTTTTACTTTAAAAAATATGTCAATTATTTTTTGCTTTAACCATTTCACGATATAATTTGTCCCATACATCTGGCCATGTCTGACCGCGTTTAGAATAATTGCTCATTCTCAATATATATTTACTGCTACTCAAATATGGCTTTCGCATCATTAAACCACCATCAGCATATGTACCCATTCCATATATATTTGGAACCATAACCCATTCATAACTGTCAACACTAAATTCCATAAACCAACGATATATTTCTTTTGGATGTATACGTGAGAGATTCATAAAGTTACACATAATCATCAATCGTGGAATATGATGGAGATATCCAAGTTTCCAACCGGTATTAATAGAATCATCAACAGGTTGGATGCCTGTACTTCCACCAGGATACCAATCTTTATTTAATTTTCGAGTATTACCGAAGAAATTTGATTTTTGCATACGTTCTCCAAAATAAATATACATGTATCTAACATATTCTCGCCAACCAATAATTTGTCTAATAAATCCTTCGTAGCTAGCTATTGGGACCAATGATTTATATTTTTGGATTTCCTTGAGAATTTGTTTTGTCGTAATTAAGCCGACGTTCATCATTGGACTTAGACCAGAATGGAATAAAATACTGTCATTTTTATCGACAAAATCTTGATACTGTCCAAACATTTTTAATTTCTTTTTGGCAAAAAATTGCAATTGCTTTTTGGAACCATTGTGGCTAATCGGAAATATTAAACCTTCTACAGGTCCGCGGGAATAGATTTTGAATTTTTTTGCAATATATTCTTCAGCTTCTTTTAAAAAAAGTACTTCACTTTTTAATCTATCTGGCATTAATGGTGCTTCAATATCTTTTGGTTTGCGTTTGCGATTTTCTGCATCATAACTTTTAACACCTACAAGTTCCCCTAATTTTTCTTTATGCCATTGATAAAAAACATGATGCTGTTGTATTTTATTATTTTTTTTTATTTGATAATATTCATCAAGTTGGTCACGTGTTAATAAAAAATTTGGCGATTCGTGAATAACTAAATGTTGACCATAATATTTTTTTAATTTTGCCAACATTGGTTTATCAATTGGATCGTAAATATTAATTTGTCTATTTAGCATTGGCAATTCAGTGCCATAATTAATTTTTACATGAGGTAATTTCTTTCGGAGCAATGCTTCAAAATATTTCATTGAAGCTCTGTGAAATACTAATTTGAGACGGTTAAAATTTTTATTAAAATACCATGGATCTTCAATAATCCAAACGTGTTTGACATTATTTGCAAACAGATCATAATGTAATGTATTAGGAAGAATGATCCACTCCATTAATTTATTAATTAGAATTTAATTAAAACAAAAATGAAGAAACAGCGCCGACAATTGCGCCAATACTGGCAAATACTACCCAATTCATTGACAGAGATTTAAACTTATCTTTTAATTTTAACTTTTCTCCCCCTGGTATAATTCCCCAAACAGAATTATATGGTGATGTATCTGGTTGGAATGGGGCAGTCAGAAATCCATGAAAACCTTGAAGTGTAAACTTGGGAGGATTTCCCCGAATAAAAATTCCTCCAACTGTAGCAATACTAATTGTAAAACATATGAATCCAACTAAAACGCCTATTCCTGCAAAAATAATTAATTTGTTAACACTCATTACTTTACCTACAATTTAAGAAAAAAAAGGCGACTGTAAGTACTTAAACAAAATAATTATAATTAATGATTGCCGATGGGCGTACCAGGATTATATCGAACACTTTTTCAACGGTACAAAGGCACGTATCGCTGGGTTGTCCCAGGTAACGACACAGTCGTCAATTATTTATATTTAGATTTTAACCCTATTATTTACATTTGTTTTAATAATTTATGTAAGTCAGGACGAGTAACAGGTGAAACTACATTAGCTGAAACAGAAAAGCTATTAATTTTAGAAGTTATTAAGGAAACAAGTAATATTATTAATATTTTGGTAAAGCCAACAAAAATGACATATATTGCAATTGATGGTCCTGCGCCAAAGTGTAAACTTGTCTTACAGCGCAATCGCCGATATAAAGGAATGTATGAAGACAGTGTAATTGCAAAGATTCAGGCAAAATACAGTAATGCGCAGGTGAGTCCCAAGTGGAGCACTTCAAATATTACACCTGGTAGTCCATTTATGAATAATTTGAATATAGCATTACGTTTAGCTATTAATCAGGGGATATTTTCACGTCACCCGCATGAAAATAGGTACAGTGTAATTTTTAGTGACAGTAATTTTCCGGGTGAAGGTGAGCATAAAATTACGCATGATATTGAAAAACGCAATTGTTTACCGCATGAAACAATTTGTATTTATAGTAATGATGGGGATATGATTATGTTAGGATGTCGATTTCCCAACCAGCATATTTTAATTATTACTAATCCAAGTTCACTTCCCAAATCGGTTATTGGTGAGCATGATTTAAAGAACGAGTATATTTATTTTGATCATACAGAATTTCGCAAGGCATTATTTAATGATTTGGGTGAAGAATTCATGGAAGGTAGAGATCAAGGACGTGTGCTCAAGGATATCATGGCTGTATGTTTTCTTGCAGGAAATGATTTTGTCCAACCCATAACATTTATGAAGATGAGATATTCATATGCATTTTCGACATTATTAGAAATTTACGTACGTGTGCAAAATAATAGTCGGTGTATTGAATATTTTGTAACAATTGGGAATACTGGTTACAATCTCAATCGTAATATTTTGGTTGGCGTTATGTTAGAATTATCGAAACAAGAGAATTTTCGGATGCGTGATTATCAAAACAATATTGTTAATTCTTTAAAGCAATCCCGGGAACAATGGGGACCTTTTGAAAATTGGGAAGAAGAATGGAGTCAATACCAACATACATATTATTTTAATCCCAGTCATCCGGAATCCGATCAATGTAAAGATGATTTCTTACATTTTGGATATTCTGATATGTGTCACAAACATGAATGGAAAATGCAGTATTATAGTTATTTCTTTAATTTAAACTCCGGCGACATTGACAATCGTGAGTATAATAAATTTCGAACTAGTGTATGTGTGAAGTATCTTAAAAGTTTAATATTTACATTGAGATATTATTTAAATAGTCAGCCACCAAGTTGGCGATGGAATTATCCATATAATGTTTCGCCATGGCCGTCTGACATTTTAGTAGTTTTAAATAAAATTGGGGATATTGGTGATTTTCCGAGCAACGGTGTCCATGATATCTATACTCCTTTAGAGCAATTGTTATTAACTGTTCCCAAACAAGAAACTAATGGAATGTTTCCTAAGGAATATCAATCTGTTATTAGAATGTTACCGACGGTTGATACAATTCAGTTAGAATATGTTTCGGGTGAAAAATATATATATTCCGAACCGCGCTTGCCAACATTTAATGAAAATATGATTCTTAAGGAAACAAAAAAAATAAAATTAACAGGTGAAGCTGAATTACGTAACCGTTTAAATTTCCGATTATACTCTAAAACATTTCAGTAACCTTTAACTAATAAAACAATGCCAGAGATAAATATACATTTAAATATAAATTCGATAGGTGACTCTTTAATTTTAAGAGTATCAAATTCGTATTGTACTTGATTTTTATTTTTTTTTTTAAGTTTTTCTCCATCATAGTATCCAGCTATTCTCCATTTTCCAAGATTAATAGGGATACCTTTTATTTTTGAGTCACTCGTTTCTTTAATTGTTGTCATAGGAAAGTCATTAATAAAATCACTCACATCAACTTCGTCAATAGTTAATTTTTGAGAAGTGTTTTTTTGTTCGATGCTCGTAGAGCAATTATTAGAGAAGTAAATTAAATCATCTAGTTCTTCTAATTTTACGCCACAATTTGTGGTTGCAACAATTTTAGCATAACTATGGTTATCAAAATTTACAGGGTTAGTTGAATCCAATAGTCCTTCAATGAAATAATAACCGGGCGAAGCGTTTTTATCAGGTAAACGAGGAGTACTCAAACTTGTTAGCCAATTACTAGTTGCCCATAATATACTCACGCCAATGCATCCAGCACCAATAATTATATTTTTATCCATTTAATGTGAAAAAATAAAATCTTACTCTAAACAGCTATTTTTTCAAATTAATTAACGACGTTTAACCACACGTCTGCGTGGAGCGGCTTTACGTTTAACTACACGTTTGCGGCGAACTACACGGTGTGTAGGAACTAACCCTGAAGAGTGAGAATCGCGAAGAGATTGATATAGGCGTAACAGCATACCAGCATCGTTTTTGTAGATGAGATAACGAACTGGGTCAGTTACACGAACATAGTTAGCAATCAGTTGCAGACGACGGGCAACTGCGAGAGGATCCTCATGTCGAATAATACGCATAAGCACCATTTTGCGATCTTTTGATGGTAGGCTTGAACGATATCCATATGAACGCAGAGACATATTGCGTTTTACTTTAGGAAGAGTTCGACGTTTACTTGTGTGAGATGAAGAAGTCGATTTACGTACAGCAGCCTTACGAGCACCGCCATGTGAAGTTAATTTAGACTTAGAAAGTGTTGACATTACTAATATGTTTAGTAGAAAAAAAATAAAATTAATTTTTAGGTATTTAAACAAAACTCATCCAATAAAAAAGTAAAGTAAATGTCTACTGAAAAATCCAAATCCAAGTCAACCAAACCTAAGTCGCACGAGGACAAATCCAAGTCAACCAAACACAAATCACACGAGGATAAACCGAAGTCAACCAAACCTAAGTCACATGAGGAAAAACCCAAGTCGACCAAACCTAAGCCGCACAATGACAAAGAAAAAGTTGAAGAGTCTAATGAAAGATACATGTATTCTAGGTGGGACATCCATCTTGGTGAATCTGAGTTGTCAGGATTGGGAGTATTTGCTGCCCGTGATTTTAAGAAAGATGAAGTAGTAGAAATCTGCCCATATTTAAAAATTTACAAGGGGCATATGAATGATGAATGTGAAGTAGGAGATTATACATTTGAGTTTGATGAAGAATCAGAAGTTCTCATTCAAGGATATGGAAGTATGTACAATCACCATGCATCTAATAATCTTGATTATTTTTATGAGGAAAGTGACGATATGTTTGAGTATATTGCGTTGCGTGATATTAAAAAGGGTGAAGAGCTAACAGTCAATTACGGGGATATGTATTGGGAGAATAGGAGCGAAGATCCTAAGTAAGTAAAATATCGGGTTTAGTATTTTTTTTCCAATATTTTTTTGCATCTTGTTCAAGAATAGCGAGGCGTTGGTAATAATCAGGAAATTCAATAATATGAGCTAATGCAATTTTAGCTGTCATGAGTAGATTATCATTAGTTACATTTGTTAAATTAGATCGTTTGCCATGTTCGAGTTCGATATTAATTCCGAATTCCCATAGTTTTAAAGGAAATTTTTTTAAGTCAAGTCCAACTTTATTTGCTAAATCAGTAGCAATTGCAGATGTAATAACTGGTTTCTTTGTTTTTGACATTCTTATTAATGAATTAGTGTATAAAAAAAAAGGGCACAATTTAATTAGTTACTTTGACTCAGAAACTTCAATATGTTTATTCAGGATTTTCATCACCTCAAACATTGTGATAACATCTTTGCCTGCCCATTTACGTAAAGCTGCATCCTTCTTGGCAATAATTTCGCGTTTATTGACGGTACCTTGGAGTCCATGTTTCTTAATGTAATCCCAGATATCCTTCATAAATTTTTGGCGTGGACGAGATGCGCTACCAACTACAGCTGCTAGAACTGCATCAGGTTTGTATTTTTTCATCAAAGCTGGGTTTAGCTTTCTTGTTCCTCCAATTTGTTTGGCGACACGTTTAGCGACACGTTTGGCGACACGTTTGGCGACACGTTTGGCGACACGTTTTCTTGTACCACCACTTTGTAATCTTAGCTTTGCTTCCGACATATATATTAATTGCGTTAGTTTTTATTTTTTTTTTCCGGAATTTAAATACTTCTTATTACTAATAAGGTATGCCAGAAATTGTTGAGATTAAATTATTGACTGATATATTAAATCTATATATTCAAGGGAAAACTATTAGATGGCATATTGAAAAAAACAATCCAAAGGCAAATAAATATAATAAATTTTGGGAACAAGTGAAGAACAAAAAATTCAAAGTCAAAAGAATACACCAGAAAGGAAAACTAATTATTTTTGACCTTGAACATAATGGGAAACCGGTATATATATTTAATGAGTTACGTTTAACTGGCCATTGGACTAAGCAACCAGTTGCGAATGCGAACCATCGATTATTTTCTGTGCGTACTAGTGGAAAACTAAAAGCCATTTGGTATTCGGATCAGCGTATTTTTGGAACATTTGAGTATTATTGTGAAGATTCTATTTTGGAATCGCGTGGTCCTGATATTCTTTCTGACATTAAATCAGCAAAGGAATATATTGAAATTTTGCGCACTAAACCGGAATGGCAAGTAGTAAAGGCAATAATGGATCAAAAATTGGTAAGTGGTGTCGGCAATTGGATAAAGAGTGATGCATTGTATCATGCCAAGATAGATCCGCGCCAACGTATAAAAAACATGACTGAGAAACAATTGTGTGATTTATATCGGTCAATTATGTGGGTTATTAATAAAAGTTTAGAATTAGGAGGTAGTAGTGATTACATTGGTTTCAATGGTAAAAAAGGCGGATATAAATTTCTCATTTATGGTCAAAAAAATGTTAAGGAAGGAAATGTTAAAATGGCTAAATTTACTGACGGCAGGACAACACATTGGATCCCAACTATGTTCAAAGAGTAATTTAATTTTTTTGCAATGTTAAAATAAGTAATGTCAAAAAAAGAATCAGTCATTCAATTAGCCCAAAATGGAAAATGGGACCAATTGAAAAAAAAGATTTCGCAATTAGAAACTCTCGATATTATTGATATAGAACTGGCTGCAAATCCATCAGTAAGTTTAATGGATTATGCAATATCGCAAAATAATATTTCTGCAGTGAAAATGTTATTAAAAATTAAAAATTACATGCAAATAACTGATATTTTGGAATACGCTGCTAAAACTATTCGATTCCATTACAATAGCATTGCGCAAATATTAATTGACAATAATAGTGTTAATTATTATTTTACTAAAGGGCCATTAATTCATGTAGCAGTTTGGTCGCGGAATATTAAAATGTTAAATTATCTTTTAAGCAAGAATGCCGATCCTAATTTAAAAGGACGTGACCGCATGCGGCCATTGCATATTGCGGTAAAGTATAATGAGTATCAGGCTTTTAATATATTACTTAAGCAACCGGGTATCCGTGTGAATACACATTCGAGTCCGCGAGGATTAACTCCATTACATGAAGCAATTATTGTTGGAAACAATTCAATGATTTACGATTTACTTGGGGCAGGAGCAAACGTCAATGGATTAATGTATGATGGTACTAATGCATTAGCTATGTCACAACTGGTAAAAAATCACGAATTGAGAAAATTATTTTTGGACAAAGGTGCCAATCCTAATCAAATGGGACCATATGGTGACAATATGGTAAATATTGTTTTGCTAAATAATATGCAAGGCAAGCAATCTAACAATTACTCATCTGCTGATCTTGTGCAATATTTAATAGAGATGTTACCATTAATTGATCCTGTTGTTTTAAATTCGCAAAATTTCAAAGGGTATAGTACATTATATTATATTGTCGGTAATGGATTATGGATTCACCCGGAATTGTCAAAAGTGTTGAGTCAGATAACATGGGATATTTTTCAGAAGGATATTTCTGGAGAAACTATTTACGACAAAGTGCAGAAAAACTTTGACACACAGAGTATTACAGAATTTATTACTCTCATTGCTAAAAGTTATTTGCATTCTATTAGTGAAATTCCTTTTGGCGAACATGATACTGCTAAAAACAAAGAATGGGAAACAGAGTGTAAAAAATTAGAAGGCCAACCAAAATCAAGTATGTTAAGTATTTTAAAAAAAAACAAGATTAATGTACCCAAAGACATTAGTAGAGAAAATACATGTATTCTTTTAGCTAAACATTTGATTGAGAAAAAACAAAAAAGTTATTATGGGACTCGACGGTTATTTAATTTAATACAAAATATTGATATAATTATTAAACCCAAGTATAATTTTACGCCAATAATATGGAGTGGACAATTTGCATGGGAGTGGTTACTTAATAAATATGTCTGTAATAAACATTCATCATTAATTAACAATCATTTTCCAACTAAAAAACAATTTTTGAAACCTATCCACGACTCCGTCGAATCATTATTTGCATTTGTATGGACTAAACATAATGGACAGGAACAATTGATACCACCATATTACCTGAAGGCATCTGATTTACGTAAAAAAGGATTGAAACAATTTTCACATTTTCCGTTTATTATCCATTATATCCCGGGAGAGTCACATGAAAATTCAATAATTATTGATCATAAAAACAAAACAATTGAAAGATTTGAGCCTCATGGATACAAAGGGGCGCATTATTATAATACAAAAAATTTAACAGTTTTATTAAAAAAATATTTTAAAAAAATATTGCCGAGTTACATATTTTTAGATAGTAAAGATATTTATCCCCGTCGAGGTGTACAAACATACGAGCATATTAGTAGTTATCATGATATAAGTTACCAGCTTCGACCCGGTTATTGTGCTGCTTGGTCGGCATGGTATATGGATTTGATTGCAACTAATTTACACAATCCGGTTATGGGTGATATTCGTACTAGGCACGAGTTTATCAATGCAGCTATTGTCAAAGTTCATCATCATTTTAGTTCGGCTCAGAAATACATTTTGATGTATCTTGAGAATACAGGTGTAATTAGGGTATTAAACGATATTGTAAATAAAATACCTGAATTCAAAAAACAAAATAATAATCCTATGGATATGGCTGACGACAGGAATCTAATGATTATCCCGAGTGAAGGTAACTCGGTAGCAAATCGAGCAGCTATTAAATATCGAACATTATTATATCAGGCTAAAATGTAAAGTATGCCTTAGGTTTTACCATTATTACGTTATACTATAAAGTTAAGTTAATATGTCAGTCGCAGGTATTGTTGTACCTTTAATTGTAGCAATTGTCGCAAGTGTAATTGTAGTAGTAATTTTTTATAAAAAGCCACCGATTGTTGTTGATGGTGTATGGATGTTGAATACATCAGATGCATCGTTAATAGGAATGCAAATGGTATTAATGGTTACTAGGGATGATTCAAATTTAACTGTAAAAAACCCTTCTGCACAAACCTCTCATGTAATGACAATTACAGAAAGTAGTTCAGTTTTAAAGGCAACATATTCTGATCCAAATAATTCTTATATAAGATTATTTGAGGCAACAGATAATAATAATGCAACACTAACTACTATATTTACAAATGGAGATGTACAATCGTTTAAACTCATTAAAAAATAAAAATAAAAATAAAAACATTTAATTTAATTTGTAGTTTTTGCTTTATTTCTGCGTTTAATAATTATAATAGTCATAGCTAGAAACAAACCTACAATACCAGCAATTACAGTTGAAACAATAACATATCCTATTATTTCTTTTTTTGTAGCGCCACCAGTTAAAGAATTCATTATTATAATACTTGAGATATTTTTTTAATTGAAATTTAATTTAATTTAAAAACGTCTACGAGTATATAAATTCGAGGTAATCTTTTTTCGGCTTTGAATTATAGAATAAAACAGAAGTTAATGTTAAAAAATTCGAAATTATTAGTTTCTCAAAAACAAGAAAAATCTCAACCAATTAGTACAACATGGATTCTGAATAAGGATACTATGTCATCCCAAGTAGCATGGGATTTGCGGATTTTTTGTGAAAAAAATGGATTAACAGTCAAACGAATTAATCCGACACATTTGATAATCACAGGATTAGCTGAGCAACATGCCAAAATTCATAAAATTGAACTTAATAATTATTCTGCAATTAATACCGTGACGGAGAAAAATATTACATATCGGGGATTACCATTAAATACCGATTTCAAAAAAGTAATTGCAAATTTACCCGCTTCAATCAGACACTGTGTCAAACATGTTTTGGGTTTAAGCAATGCACCAGTTGCTAGTCCGCGTTACCATGTGCAAAAAGATGCAACAGGAATTCCTCATGAACTGCAATCGCATTTTATGACAGCATTTACTCCTCCACAATTGGCAACGATCTATAATTTTCCTCTAAGCACGTGTACTGGTCAAAAAATTGGTATTATTGAATTAGGTGGCGGTTACTTGCCATCAGATATTACAGCATATCTTGCAAAATTGGGAATAAATGTAGAGCCGAACATTACGGATGTATCAGTTGATGGTGCAGTTAATGACATTAGTGATTATAGTTTAAGTATGGAAGTTACTCTTGATATTGAGATTGTTGTGACTATTGCACCTCAAGCTGCATTTCGAGTATATTTTTGTCCTAATACAGATCGGGGATTTTATAATGGTATATTACGTGCATATCAAGACGGATGTAATATTATTTCAATTAGTTGGGGAGCAGCAGAAATATATTGGGATTCTAGTACGCTTGATGCATATAATTCATTATTGCAAACATTGGCTGAAAACAATTGCACTGTCTTTGTTGCGGCTGGTGACAACGGTAGTGTTGATTTTCCTGCCTCAAGTCCATACTCTGTAAGTTGTGGAGGAACAAGATTAGTTTCCAATGGTATTAATATTTTGCAGGAAGCTGTATGGAATGGTGGTGGTGGTATTAGTAACTATTTTGATAAACCAGAATATCAAAGTAATGTACAATCTCTAACAACTAAGCGCGGTGTACCTGATATTGCTGCTAATGCCGATCCGAATACAGGTTATCTTATTTACTTTTTCGGCGAACAAATTGTTGTCGGTGGGACCAGTGCTGTGTCGCCATTGTTAGCAGGATTACAAGCACGAGTGAATGCAAATATTGGATATTCGGCAGGATTTATTCACCCTGTGTTATACGGAAGTCCAGATGCATTTAGCGATATTACTATTGGTAACAATGGTTTATATCAAGCAAGTTCTGGGTGGGATCTATGTACTGGCAATGGTCGTCCAATTGGAACCATATTTCAAAATTCATTTGGTCCGGCACCAGTTGTACCATTAGAACCAATTGCTAGTTTTGAGGCATTTCCAAATAGTGGGGTAGTACCATTGGCTGTTACGTTTTCGGATGTTAGCACAGGTGACATTAATGAAAGATTATGGACATTTGGCGATGGTACAATTAGTACAGGTGGTGATAGTATTCATGTATATCAAACACCCGGAATATATACAGTATCATTGCAAGTAACAAATAATCTTTTAAATAATACTGAAACAAAAACAGATTATATTATAGTTAGCCAGGTGCCTGAACCGACAGTGGCATTTGTTGCGCAAAAGTTAACTGGTATTGCACCATTTACTGTCAATTTTATTAATAATAGTACAAATGGTATGAGTTTTCTTTGGGATTTTGGGGACGGAACATCTAGTTTGCTTAAAAATCCAATTCATATTTATAATAAAATTGGTATTTACTCTATCATATTGACTGTAACAAATAATGCTGGTACAAAAACATTAAAGAAAAAAAGATACATTACTGTGAAGTAATTACATTACATTACATTACATTACATTACTTGCTTGCTTAGCAGTTTCTTCTTGGAGAATAGTCATAGTATCTTCATCGAGACCATGAATATTTTTTGCCTTAAATAGTGTATCTTGAATTTCAAGTAGGGCGTCATACAATTTATCTGCTGTTTCCAGGTCAATTAACATTTCTGATTCAAAAATATTATTTTCCGGATAAATTAGTGTAGGATTAATACGCTGGAATTCTTGAATAGCTTTAGTCATATTGTCAAATCGTAGAACTTCAACAATAAAATTGATTTTGTTGGGGTGATCTAATACTTCAGCTGCTTTATATCGATGTACACCATCAATGATGATATAATTATAATTCAGGACTGATCCTTTTTTTGGCACAGCTGCAACTATTAAATTACCTGTAAATTTATAGTTGCCTGTCAATGTATAATTTTTCTCTTGATTTAACGCGATTTTGACAACTTCATCATAATTGACATTTTTCCTAGTATCTGGATGTGTTTTCAAACAAATTTCTTGGAGATTTGGTAAGCTAATAGCGAAGATTTGGTGATCTTTGCTATGTTTAAATAATCTTTGTCCATATTGGGAAAACATTTTGCAATACTTTGTATTTGAATTTATCCTTAAAAGAAAAAAATCAATTGAAAAAAAAACGACGAAGTAACTAACGAAGTAACGTTAGCAAAATGAATTCAGACGATGACAATGTTAAAGTTCCGGTACAAAATGTTGTACTCCGAAATCCATTTTTTGGTATCAAAGATCATCCATACGCCGGTGTAAAGGTAATAATAATTGAAAAAATTGATAATTTTCAAGAAAACGAAGCAATTGAGCAATTAATAATTGAGAATGAGCTCGATCCTACTGCCGAAGATATATTTTTAAGTACAATGATTGGATTAGATGATCGAGGATATTCAAATGTTATTAGTCCTGAGCAACGCTATAATACTGTCGAAACATTTATTCGGAAAGGATGGAAAATCGAAGACCTTTAACATCTAGTTATTCTACCTTTAACAAAAAGTTCACTTTTAAGTGGTTCAGTCATAATTCCACCAAGCCAGTGAACATTAACGTAACCTAATTCTTGGCGTAAAATTTGCACAGCAATATTTGCTCTGTAACCTAATTTGCAATATACATAAATTGGCATATTTTTTGGTAAATCTTTTATAATTTTAAACAATCTTAATCGTAGATCATCAAATTCTGGTTGGGTTTGAGGAACAGCATTTGTTTCAACTAAAATTGCCCCTGGTAAATGACCATGACAATATTCTTGTTTTGAACGAACGTCAAGGATCAAAATAGGAAGTTCTCTAGGATAAAAATTCATTTAATGTAATGTTTGAAAAAAAATGCAGACTTATTATTTTTTAAATTTTTATACCCAACGCTTCCTTATGAAAAAGCATATTGTCGAGATATTTTTGTAATACTGCTTCAGTTATACCTTTTCCACTAATGTGAGCGAGTTTTTTTCTTTTTTGGTATATTGTAAATGTCGGAACATTATTGATGTCAAGAAATTTATAATGTTCAATATTATGTACCCTTACTTTTGACAAGATGATATATTTATTTTTTCTAACAAGTCTATCATAAATTTCATCGTATTCAGTTGAGTTAGAGTCTGTCCAATATAATAAAATAATATTATTTGTTGAGTTAAGTAATTCTGCCCATTTTCTAAATATATGTTTTTGTTGGTTTGTTAATTTTCCGGTATCAATCATTTGCACATGATCCATAACTTTTATTTGGACTTTGAAAAAAAAGATGCAAAATTCCACTTAATTTTTTTAAATTAACGTAGTAACATGTAATGAGCTATTGGAATAAAAATATCAAACAATTAAAACAAGAATTAGATTCGCGCGGTTTGGATCAATATGGTGTGAAAGAAGAATTAATAATGCGATTGGAAGATAATGACATGTATGAAGAGTACAATACTCCGCTATTAAATTTAATTGAAGAAGCAAAAAAAGAAATGGACATGGACATAGACAAGTAAATTCTTTACAGTACAGTTGTCGTATTGTATCCTGGACCACCTAGTACACCTGATGGCAATGCCTTGTACTTAACGATAACAAAAAGTTGACCGTCAGTAACCGCTTGGAGACCGGCCGTTAAAACAAAGTTTCGTGGGGTATCAGCTGCAGTTTGTTTAATATTTGATTCAAGGTAGAATGTTACAAAACTATTATTACTATCATTTAATTCGTTGGTAGTAACTGGCAAAAGTTGGTTGAAGAGGGTAGGATCGCTTGCTACTCCTAGTTTTACCATTGCATTAGGTGTCAGAGGAGTTGTGCTTGCAAGTTTAAAAGACATTTCTGTAATAACTGAATTTGCTGGTAGTACAGCGGCAAGTCCTGTATTTTGGTCAAGTACCGTTAGTTCAGCTGGGTAAAGCGGAATAGGACCAACACTAAAAAATTTGATTGTATTAGTAGACATACTTAATTACAGTGTAGCAAAAAAAAATAAACAAAATTAAATTAAATTAAATGAATTAATTAATTAAATAGTCCATGACCAACGCCCAAGTTTGCCGAAAGACCTGCATACATTTGGTTAACAAAATTTACCAAATTTCCAAAATTAGCTTCAGCTAGTGGGTCAGCCCATATACCACTTGGGACTGGGATAGGATACCCTGGTACAGCTGGTAATCTTTCTTTAATTACACGGGTACCATTAACTTTAATACCGCATGTATTTGCGGTAATACCAGTAAAGTTCAATTGAAAATCAACTCCACCGCATGCAACTTGTTCTGTTAATTGAGAAACAACCAAAGTACTTAAGGCGAAACTAAATACTGAGTTATCACTTCCAACCATATTAACGACACTTGTTACAACGAATAGACGTGTTGAGTTTGTTGCACCTTCTTTAACATAAACAATATTTCCAATTTGGAGGCCCAGAGCTTGAGGGTACCTATCAATAATGAAAGGATTACTCATATCACCTGGATCAACAACATAGAAAATACCATTTTGACGTTGGTCAGCTTGGTTTGCTACTAAAATTAAATCATTAACGGCAGCATTAACACTGTCAATAACTAGGGCGCCATTTCCATTTGCAGTTGCCATAGAGCCAGCAAAAGTGATTGCGGGAAGAGTAACATTAGTTCCTAATCTTACTACGAAACTTGATGAAAGCATTACGTATATACATTGCTAATGATAAAAAAATTTAAGTACCAACGTGTAATAATATTTTTTTCAAATTTAACATACAGTAATAATGTCATGCTCAAAAGAAGCAATTAAAGAAATTCACAAAATTGTTGAAAAATTACAAAAATGCGATACTGAACGTTCAATTAAAGCAGATGAAGCATTTGATAAGATAGTTGAAAAATATATTCGAGAAAACAAATTGATTATTACTGGGCAGCGAGCGATTGAAGCAATGTTACCTAATGATATTTCACCTGATCCTACAAAGAATAATTTTGAAATCATTAGTGATCGTCCTCACCAACATCGTAATCAATTAGCCGATTTAATTGGAGCTGCTGGGTTTGAGGATATTCAACGTACACAATATGGAACCGATCCTATTATTGCAGTTAAACATCGTACATTAGTTAAATTTCGATATGCAAAAAAACCATTATTTGAATCTATTGACATTCGTGAGATCAATGGAATTAAATATGAATCTGAAATTATGATGAAAATCAAGGCATATTCGAATTTTACTGATCCGGTGAATTCAATTAGTGACTGGAAGCAGTGGTATTTAATAAACAAATCATTAAATAAAAAGTTTGATTTGGAGACAGGTACTAAGTTATGTTTTATTCAAAAAGAATCTTTTACTAAAAACGACACAATTCAAAAAATGAAAAAATTAATTGATACCAAATTTTTGCACAGGAACAAAAATATTATTATAGTTGGGCTCAAAGCTTACCAATTATATGTCAATGAGTCTAAAATCGGCGGCAATATTTACAAACCGGATGACATTCGATATTACGAAGTACTTTCATTGAATATGAAGGATGATATTGAAACACTAAAAAAAATATCTGGTGGAGGATTGACTATTCGTAAGAGCGGATCGACTCTTGATTACCATAGTCCTAAAATCAGTATTTACTATGATAATCAAAAATTGATTGATTTGTATGATGCAAAAAATGAGTGTATACCATTTAGTGTAATAAATAATTATACAGTAGGTAGTTTTCATTTAGTTCTTAAATATTTATATATTGGGTTATGGGTGGCTAAAAAACAAATAAATAATAAATTGCTCGAACAAAAAAATTTATGTTTGATTAATAATTTAATTAAAGCCCGTAATTATTATTTAATGACACATAACCAATTAGGACTCGAACAAAGCCCTTTTAAAATTTTCCATACTCTATGTGTTGGTACGCGAAAGGATATTAAATTAACTAATATGGTTGGTCGTTGGGAATATTTATCAAAAAAATTTAAAAATAATTCAAGCAAATGATTTATTTACTCTTTGGTTTTTGTTTGCTCGCTGTCTTCTGAGTAGGTGCTTTCTGAGCAGGAGCAGGAGCTTCGGTCTTTTTTCCATCAAGATCATCAGGTTCTGCTTCAAAGTTATCAGGTTCATTAACTGCAGTTTTTTTGGGTGCCGATTTTGTTGTAGGTGCACTTTCACCTTCACCTTCACTGTCACTGGCAACCATGTAATCAGGAACCGTTAATTCCAAATCATTTGCCCGTTTAACATTTTTAGGAGGCAAGAGAATTGCTTCATCAATATGTACGTTGATACCATGAGCACCCTTCATCTTCCAAGCATAATCAAAGGTGACCTTCATTTCAGCAATCGAATTGGTAATAATGTGTTTGGTAATTTCCTTAGGATTGAATTCAAGAGGAACCTTGACTGGCTTGCCATCAATTTTTTTGACTACGTAGAACTTGGTACTCAAACGCGTCATATCGGTAACTTTCTTGGTCTTCTTTGGGTTATCAGGGTCCGCAACAGCTTTGCGCGCATACTTAAGCTTAAAGAAGATGCTAGGATCTTTGCCATCTTTCGTCTTGATATTAGAACTTAAATCAGAGTCTGAAAACTCATCAAGATCCTTCATCTTTGTTTCTGCATCTGTGATTTTAGAAAAGAGAACATCAGTGTCACCAGTATCAGCCGATGTCCCTGTCTTACGCACAGACATAAAATAGTTGGGACTATCATTCTTTTTGAAATCATCAGAACTTTCTACTAAACCAATTGTTACACGGCTTACCGTAAATGTTGGGCTGACAAATCTATTCTTGTCCTTTGCCTGATTATAATCGATATTATAACATAAGCAACCTTTTACCTTATTAGGATTTTTTGTAATGATTTCTAAAACCTTAGGATCAAGAGTTTCGATTTTGGGAGCGGTTTCATTTGATTGAGGATTTTTAAAAACACTAGTTTCAGCCATACTTATTTGAGTAATTAATAATAATTCAGTAATCTTTAAGTAAAAAAAATTTTCAATTTTGAAAAAGGTATTAATTGTCTTCGTGAGTATATACACTTGTACCTTCATTACACTTAATATTATTAATCCTTTTAAATATATCATTAATACAATCATGACAAGCAAGAGTTAATCCATTTTTTAGGCCAATTTCGAGACAAAATGTATTTTCTTTTGAGCAACCTAGACATGTTGCCCCATCCATAATTATTATTTGACCAAATTCTTCAGACATTAACTTACACTTTAATCTCTTAACTTTAAGTATTTTTTTCTAAATTAAAGACAATTAACATTAATATAATTATTCAATAATGTCAATTACACTCGATTATAATACGATCAATATGCAGGATAGGCTACTTGCCTTCAAAGTTATTAATTATTTCAATACAACTAAAAATTTTGAACGAGTGGAAAAATTTATTACACGTGAAAGCGCTATTTCATTACGCGATCTTGAAGCATTTGTCACTAAATATGCTGCCATACATGGTTTATGGTATTATCATGAAGGAACTGAATATGTATTACATGAGCGATATAAAGCTGCATTGACTAGTTATAATAAAGGATTATTAGATCCATTTCGGCGAACCCAGCGCGTTGATATTAAATTTAAGGAAAAAAACATTGAAACAACTATTGGCCAACTTAATTTTCTTCGATTTTTAATCGATAGTAAGGCTTTAGATTGGTTGGAGAAGAATTATACTACAATTCGAATTGAACTCCAACAATTAAAAAATACAAAAACACGTAAAAAAAATTAAAATCTTAACTAAAATATATACAGATGTCAGAAGAATCTAATAAGTATTGCACTCTCATTGATAAATTTGGAGAGATTGCTGATGACAATAAAGATTACAAGAAGGTATTTATGCTACTATCAAAACTATGTATGCTCAGTCTTCTTACAAAACGTGTAACATTTTTACTTCCAGTGGGGAAAGCTTTAACCGCTTTATCAAAAATGTCTGCTGAAAAACAACGCGAACAAATGAAGCGTCATATTATTGGTGGTGCTTTTACTAAGGATGAACTAATGGAGCGCGAACGTGTTTATACTCGAATGACAACATCTGATGGAGACGATTACAAACGTATCGCCTACGTCGTTAACAAAGAAGCAGGAACAATTGGTGGAATTAAAATTGGTAAAGAAATAATTGTAGTTGGAGGATCAACTAAGGATTCCAAACATATCCCCGTGGGTGTTGCTTTTGAAGTAGAGGAACTTCTATCTGAGCCAGGCGAGGAAGTTCCTATGCGCACAAAGGGGCCAGTACGTAAGGGGCGTAAAGATAAAGTTATGGAAGGTGGTGGTTGGCCATTTGGATCTCCTTTAGAATATGTTGCCGATCAAAGTTTGGTTGACTACGTTGAGTTGGGTGCACAGGAGCTACGTTGGGCAATTGTAGAACAATACCGTAAGGCATGGCCACTAACTGTTTTCGGTATTGATTCTGAATATTCATGGTATCAATGGATGTGGGCTTCACTTTTGGCGTTCCTAAAAGAGCAAATCCCAAATTTTTATTGGGTATATAGCCCTTATCTTGGAATGGATCCGTTTGCATCATTAGATCTATTATTTGAACATTATGTGCAAGAAAACTATAATAATTATATTTTACCCGATGAACTGTTGCATCAATGGACTCAATCTAGATGGTTTTTGTATAATGACCCAACTATTCTTCGTGAAAGTTTCACTTACTTGGCTGGTGGTGGCCAACGTCAAAGTGGCGGAGGCTGGCCATTTGACTCGTTTATTAGTTTGAATCTTGACTCAGCCAATCGTTATGTTGCGGTTGGTAAGCAAGCAATTGGCGAATATATGCGATACAATAACCCTGAAAAACTCCGTGAAGGTATTGTAAAAGTATATAAGAAAGTTTACGAAGAACCAAATTTCTTACTTGGTGAGACACGCGCAATTTACAAGAAAGTCGATGAAGAGCCATTTGTTGTAGGCCTCCATAATGATCTCCGTCGTTTTCTCAATAGTCGTTTCAGATACCATTCTGAATTTGATCAATTGTACCCTAGCTTTCTCAAGTGTGATAGCTGCGGTAAATCTAAAGGCCTACTTGGGTATCTCTTTGGTGTCGGTGGTGGTGGAAAGTCAGATTCTGTTGCCCGCGCTGTCCTTAAATCCGTTCTGCAATATGATACTACTACAATGGAGATTGATCTAGGTGAATCCAAACAATTCCGATTCCCTATGGAATTTCTCCAAGATTTCGTCATGTCACCATTCTTTATGTACATGTCTATTACTGATAAACCAGATCTTAGTAAAATGGCTGAAGATAGTATCGAACAACAAAAAAAAAATGAAGAAGATATTCAAAAACATGTAGTTGAGCAATTACATTCACAAACAGGTCCTACAATTTCTCTTACTCAACCTCTCCAATTACCCGAAGAACCAGAAAGGTTGACCCAACATTTTGGGTTTAGAGCGAATGATGCTCCCTTTGCTCACTCATTGGCGTCTTTGTAAAATTGAAAATGAGTTAATTAACTTAAATAAAATAAATTGTAAAGTAAGTAGTAAGTAATGTTAATTCCGATTAGATGTATGAGTTGTGGTAAGCCCGTGGCTAATTTGTACCTGAAATATTTAGAACATATTAAACGCGAGAAGGAACAGGTGGGAGAAATTGTTAATATCAGTAGACAAGAGTATTTAGAAAAAGAACTTGGAATCAAACGGTATTGTTGTAAAAAAGAAATTACTACGTGTGTAGATTTAATGGATAAAATCTAAACAACAATGCAGTAAAACTGTTTATTTTTTTATTTTCTTTGGTAGAATTATAATCATTAATTGAAATGTCCGAACAAAAGTTACACTTAGGCGGAGACAAATATCTTGTATCGGAAAGCTACCAAGTAGGCGGTGCCGGTAAAAAGAAGAAGATGGAGATTTTCAAATATGTTCATGGTGATAAACAGAAATTTTTAACCAGGGACAAATATTTGGAACTCACCCAAAAGTATGAAAATTTAAAACATGACAGATCAAAAATCGATAATGCTAAAAAATATAAAATGCGCAATCTTGAATCTAATATGATGAATTTAGTTCCGCCATATGAGACCAATCCTGCCCAACGTCGGCTACTTGAACATATTCTTGGTACAAAGAATGTGAGTGAAATCGAAATGTTCAATACACTCGTCCATGCCGGATTAATTAATACCGATTGCCCACCTCTTGGTCAACCTGAACGCACAGAGAAATTTATTGATCCAATTACAGGACGCAAACAATGTCGCGAACCGACACCTTTCCGTCGTGTTGCTAAGGGTCAAGATATTGATACTAACTGTCCCAATAAAAGATTTGGCGATCCATTTGCCACAGAAAAATACATTGACTGGGAAGGCAATGTTACATGCCGACGCCCTGTTATTCGAGGGGCATTCTTCTGCCCACAAAGAGGAAGCCCACTGAAAACAGAGAGTGTTGTTTTACCAGATGGTACAGGTATTTGTACCGAGAAGGAAATGGCTTCCCATATGAACCGAACTTTTCCTACACAAGTAATTTACCCAGATAGTAGTAGATTATCATTATATGAATCTGTTTTCAATACGGTTAACATGACACCTGAATTAGTAACTCGCGTAAATTCTTTGTTCCGCAATTCCAAAGGACTTAATGATTTACGTATGCGTGTTGAAACTGACCCGGGTTTAGCATGGTTGAGTGGTGCAATTAGCCATATGAGAACAGACGATGATATTAAAGTTACGAATGCTGCATTGTATAGACATATTCAAAAAACTATGCCAGATTATCTTAACACAATTATTGGTGAGAAAGGGACTGCGGTAGATGGATATTTGCAATTCTTCGGTATTAATTCTCCTCGTCAACTTGTTTTAGGTGGCGCTAAAAAATCGAAAAAAACCAAAGCAGCACCCAAAGCTAAATCTGCACCGAAACGTAAACCAAAACAAAAAAACACTAAGACTAGTAAAACTACTAAGAGTAGTAGTAGTGCCAAGTCAAGCTTCTAAGGTTAAATGTTAAAATGTGCTCCAAGTAAAAGGAGAATACTCCCTACTATCATCCCAACATGCCGCACGATTCGACGAACGAGCCTTCCTGCTACCATCGGTTTCGTGTCCATTTTTCCCGCTAAGGGAAATGCCGTCCGGGTCGCGACCAAATGGGTCATGGCTGAAGTATCGGTCGTTGTTGGTTGTTTTGCTGCGTTTTGACATTTCGTATATATCGTGTGTAAACAAACAATGCAATTTTTGCTAATACATAATCTTGTTATTTTTTTTTCAATTTTAAATAACAATACCGAACGACATTGTTCATTTTTTGATTCTAAAACTTACTGATCTTATTATTTTTTTCAGTTTTAACTTTAAAGGACTATGAACAAGGGTTTTTTATATGATATTTCAAAAGATTTCGAAATCGGTCAACGTATAGCTAGATTATTAGAAACAAAAAAACGGTTTCGGTCAGATATCAAAAAAGAGGAAACATCAAAATTATGCCTTCAATTTTCGAAACGAAAAGGCAAACAAATAGCTAGATTATCACTGAATATTATTCATAAAAATAATAAAAAAAGTGTTTTTTATCTTGTACAAAACCGACTTGGCGATAAAGATAGTTTAGATGGGGAAGCATATGAGATATGTAAACCTGAACCGCGACGGTTCTATGATAAGAAAAAAGATATATTCGTGATGTATTGTAATAGGTATAAAACATACATCCAAGCAGTAAAAGTCATTCCGTTAACAATTGAAGAAACAAATAATATTAATAATTCGAAGTATAGTACTTGGCGGGAAATTAAAATGTTAAAACAGGCTACCGAGCTTGTTTTAAAAGGATGTTCTCCGAATTTACCAATGTACTATACACATTCAATATGTGATCAATCTATTAGCGGAGATTATGTAAATTCCAATATACTCAAGCATTTCGAAAATAGTAAAAATGTTACTCAATTAGATTTAGTAATTAAAGAAATAAATCGTATTCGAACAGAACTCCATGGTATAAAACATTATCGGGAACTCAAATCAAATTTAAATAAGATTTACGAAAAATATTTGTATGATTTTTCCCAAGGAATCGATTTAGATAAAAGATATTCTAATAAAAGTGTATTAATTTTTAACGAAATTAGTAGTTTTGATTTTACACATTTAATGGAATCGGATCCAACATTTGTTCTCAGAAAGGAATATATTTTACCGACATTATTTCAAATTCTGCACGGACTTGCGGCTCTCAATAAATATTATGGAATTGTACATTTTGATTTACATTTGAGTAATGTACTTGTCACAAAAATTGATACACTTACATTTAATCGTTGGTGGCACTATCGCGTCAAGGAAATAGACTATTATATTCCCAACCAAGGATACATATTTAAAATCTGGGATTTTGGTCGAGCCAATTATATTGACTATGACAGTAAAGCTGACATTAAAAAAAAAATTAGTAAACAATTTCAGAGATTTTTTGATTTTGATGTTGACGAGTATGAAAAAAAAATAAATAAAACATTTAATAAAACGTCGTTCAGAAAATATTTATATTCATTTGATGTGTATCGTTTTTTTAGCGCTTATTATGAGAAATTAATCGAATCAGTTAGTGAATTTACTACAAAAACAACCAAAAGCGAAAATTTATCTACAAGTTTACCAACTGTTGGTATTAGTAGTAGTTCAGGTATTAGTAAGCCATTAAATATACTTACAACTAAACAAATAAATACATTACCCGAATTGAAAATATTAAAAAAAATTATTAGCATCGCATATAATGATATTATGTATAATATGGTCAATACACGGTTAAGAAAGTATGATTATCAAGGCAATCCAAAAAATATTATTACTGAGTTTTTTTCTATGTACACTGTTTCTCCAGTAGATCCTGAAAAAACAATAATTAATTATAATAAACCTTACATTATTTGATTACATAAAATACAATAATATCTTTTTTTTAATGATTTTGGTTCAACAATGTACACTGCAACATTTGACTTACATTTACTAGCTGTACATTTTTTTTCAATTCTAGGTAATGTCGGATCTTCAATAATATCAGCAACATTATCTACTTCGCGTACCATTGTCTCTTTACTCATATAGCTTATTCGATAATTTTTTACTTTTGCCTTTTCAACATAATTACATAATCTGCATGTGTATACGAGATCGTTATCATGTTTTGCAGGACTAAGTATATTACGGCAATGTGGGCAAAAAACAACTGATTCAACTTGTTCGATTGACATTACTTCTTTAACAAACTTTAACTCATACTTTAGTTAAAAAAAATAATCAATTTTAATTTAATTTAATTTAATTTACAAACTTAATTTAAGAATGTACTACAATATATTCGAAGCAGTTAGACACAATCAATTTAGTTTTGAAAAATCATTTAAAGTAAAAACTGGAGAATCTATTAATTTTGATCGAATAATGTATGCAGTTAATATCAAAACTGGATTGGCATTAGTTAAATCATATCATATTGACATTTCACATTTACTGACTGTAATACCTGAAAATAAAATAAGTTGGATGGGATTTGGCTTTGACGATTCTATTCAAGGAATTAAAGTATACCTTGAGACTCCCCATGACAAAAATTGTACTAGTGATAATCCAAGCCTTAGTATTGTTTGTCAAGATTATGATTGTAGTGGACAGATACCAATTACAGGTACTGATTATAAAATTTATTTATGGACATACACCTTACCATTTGAATCGAAAACACAGTCTGTTAAAAAATTAATGCAATACAGTCAATATTCAATGGTTACATATACATTGACACATCGGGGGTTAGAATGGTACGCATATTATATTAATTTAAGAAAACGCAAATTGTATCAAATTATTACTGATATTATGAATTTGGCGGAGAATACAATAGAAGATAAAAAAGAATGTCAAAAATTACATCGACATCTTAATAGTATTAAGGACGCTGATATTACTTGGATTAGTTTTGGTAAAAATGGTAGTTTTAATATTTACTACAGAGACTAAATTAATTCTTCAACTTTCCACTCCTCATATTTACCAGTATGAAAAATACGCTGAATAATTATTGGTGATTTTTTTTGATCTAATTCAAGTCGTGCAATGTCACGTGGTGTCATATGATGATTTTTAGGTAACTCGATATTTGGGATTGCTCCTAATGAAATTTGCTGTGCCCTCACACCAATAATTTTAGCACGTTCATATTTGCTAATATAATTACGTGTTGTTCTTTTATCATTTGGAATCTTATTTTTTGCAGTATTAGTAATATCATATCTTCTGTCTCCATCCAATTGGCCAACTGGAACCTCAATTATTCCTGCTTCAAGATATTCCTCTTCTTCTAAAACCTCTTCTTCAGCACCATCTTCTGCGTCTACAAATGGAATATCGTCTTCTTCTGCCATTAATTAAACTTACATTACATTTTTATTTAAGTTACTTAAATAAATAATTTTCATATTGTAATTTAAGATGGAATACATTAAAGAAAAAATATATAGTCTAATACGAAGCCTATATATTTCGTCAAGATCAAAATACGACACTTATTTTACACTCAAACCAGATTATACTATTAAACCGCGGTCAATTTCATTAGTGCAGTTAAATAAAAATAATACTATTACCAAACATGACATAACAGTTGAAATCAAGGATAATTATATTGTTAGTGATATTTATGATTTTATTAAAAAATCGCAGATTAATCTTCAACCCAAAGAAAATGAGTATTTTGTAGTCATTGAATATATGACAGGGGGTGGAACATATAAATATATGCGAGAATTGCCACCTGAAACTACAACATTGTTATTTCCAGTATACACATCAGATGAAATAGAAAAATTCAATATAAAAAATGTACCTAATGGGGTAATTCTGAGTTCTATTAATGATATTCATGATATTACGGATGAATTACATATGCATGCTGGCCCAAAAGGAAATTTTTATTCAGACCTTGAAAATCATGATGGATTTCAATTAAAATGGATTTCATTATTAGAAAATGTTCCTCATGATATTCAACCAGTTAGTATCGAAATTTTGACATATCATGGTAAAACATATGTTTTTTCTAATGAAAATGGTAATTCTAACATTAAACTTAATTGAATTAATTAATTTAATTTTTTTTCTTATATTTGATTTTTTTGTTTTACCATTTTAAAATCGGGATCCGTAATAATTGTTCCCCAACAAAAAATTAGAATCTAAAAAAAAATCTACGACAACTTTACTAGCAATTCCACTCGAAAATGTCAGCAGTAGAAGAATATTTTCAGTTTATTAAAAAATATCAGATTATTACAGAAAAGAAAGATAATAGTAATGATGATCCATGTAATTTTATGAGTATGGGAAAACCTTTTGGTAAATATTTGATTCCACCAGAAGCACTAACAAAATTTTACGAATTATATTCGCGTGTTGCATTCGACACTGACCAAAAATTGTATCTCGTTGAAAAACCTGGCGAACTGTCACCAGTCAAAATAGATGTTGATTTGTCGTTTCCCTTGTCAGGTATTAAGATTAATGATATTAAACGGCGATATACCTCAAAAATGGTTAAAGAATTAATTTCAGTTTACCGTAAAGAAATTGAACATTTCTTTGATGCATCAGCCCTAAATAAAGGATATCGTGTTTATGTCTTTGAAAAGCCTGAGCCAACAATTAGAGACCACGATGTAAAAGATGGATTTCATTTACTATTCACAGTAGTTTGCGATATGAAAACCCAACAACTTTTAAGATTAAGAGTGTTGCCACATATTAATGATATTTTCAAATTAATCAAACCTATTAATACCCCCGAACATATCTTAGACAAAGCTGTATGTAATCGCGGCAATTGGATGGTTTATGGTTCGACAAAACCAAATGTTCCTGGATACACTTTAACAAAAGCATATGCATTAAAACCGGGAGAAGCAGATCAATTTTTCAAACTCAAAATCGAAAAATTTGATAATAATAAACTCCCAGAGCAATTTAAAGTTAGTGGTTTTGAAAAATCTACACCTTACTTGAATAGAGAAAAAGAAGAAGAAATTCTCAATTGGTACAATAATGATCGAAGTGGAATGAAGAAAAAAGAGCGCAAAGAGCTCGAACGAATTATTGATACACTCCGTATGCAAAATAACAAACATATTTTTCATGAGAAAGTTATCGAGCCTAAAGAACGAATTGAAAAATTAGCTGATGCTCTTAATCCAGCGCGTGCTGAAAATTATACTGAATGGATGGAAGTTGGATGGTGTCTTCATAGTATTTCCCAAGACTATCTTGATATTTGGATTAAATTTAGTAAAAAAAGTAAAAAATATGTGCGAGGAGAATGCGAAAAGAAATGGGATAAATTTGAGAAACGTGAAGACGGATTAACAATTGGTTCCCTCTATTATTGGGTTAAAAATGATAATCCAATTTTGTATCAAGATCTCCGTGAAAATGATATATTTAGTTTAGCAGTTAAACATATGACAGGTACACATTATGATTTGGCCTGCTTGATGTATGCAATGTTTAAAGATAAATTTGTCTTCGCTGATTTTGATTCTAAATTATGGTATAAATTTGATGGAACTAAATGGGTTAAATCAATTGATGGATATGAAATTCGTCAGAAAATGAGTACTGAACTTGTTAATTTATTTAATAGAATTATTGCTTACTTTGAGAAAAAATCCGCGGAATTAAAGGGGGAGGAACAGCGCAAAGCATGTGGTGCCGTTACACTTTTTGCTCAACAAATTAGTTTCAAATTAAAAAATGAAACATTTAAATCCCGTGTGATGGATTCATGTAAACAAAAATTCTTTGATCCCAAATTTATTAACAAACTTGACTCTAATCAATACTTGTTAGGATTCGAAAATGGCGTTTATGATTTCCAACAAAAACGATTCCGTGAAGGGAAACCTGAAGATTATGTCTCAATGTCAACTAACATTAACTATATTCATTTCTCCAAGCGCCACGTAATGCGCAAACCGGTACAAAAATTTCTGAATCAAATTATGCCTATTAAAGGAACGCGTCAATATATTAAAAAATTAATGTCAAGTTTCCTTTGTGGATATAATGCCGAACAAAAATTCAATATCTTTATTGGATGTGGTAGTAATGGCAAATCAGTATTGATTAATTTAATCCGTTCAATTATGGGAGATTACTTTGCAAAAATTGATGTTGCTTTAATTACTCGCAAACGCAAAGATGCTAATGGAGCTAGTCCGGAATTAGCAAAAATGAAAGGTAAACGATTATGTGTTTTTGACGAACCGAATGCAAATGAACCATTAAATCTTGGTATTATGAAAATTCTTAGTGGAGCAGATGCAATTACTGCACGTGCTCTTTTTGAACCTCCAACAGAATTTGTTCCCCAATGTAAGTTAGTTTTACTCACTAACCATTTACCAATTATTTTGCAAGGTGATAACGGTGTTTGGCGCCGCATTAGCGTTCTCGAATTTGTCAGTAGATTTGTTGATGCCCCTAATACTCATCGTCAGTATGAATTCAAAATTGATAGAACATTGAATGATCAATTGAAAAGTTGGCGTGAATATTTCATTTCTTACCTTATCCACGTTTACGTTAATAAATATGTAGACAATGGATTGAAAGAACCAGAAGAAGTAGTAAAATACACGAAGAGATACGAAGAAAAATCCGATCATTATAAACGATTTGTGACTGAAACATTAAAGAAAGTCCCAGACAAAAAGAAAATCATTAAATTGACTGATCTCTATAGTGAACTTAAAATTTGGTATCGACAAAGTTACCCTTCAAATAAAGATTGCCCGTCAAAATCAGATTTAACAGAATATTTAATGGACACACTCGACCTTGATACTTATAATCCAACTAGAAAAGTATTATATGGATTTATCTTGCGTGAGGATGATGAAGACGACGAAGTTGAACCTGCAAATTAAAATACAGTTTACTTTTTTTTTCGACGATTAGTTTAATAATGTCAAACCAAATTAATGTTTGCGATAATTTTTATTTGGTTGGTTATGCAACTGACTCGGAATTAATCCAAATCACATACAATGGTATTCAGATTAAATCAACTGTTGCCGGAGTATTAACAATTGATGGATTAATACCACCAGTTACCGCACTAGTATTAGTAAAAAATCAAACAAACCAAAAACAAAATGGAATCTATCGTGTATCTAATAATGGTAGTACGGGTATGTACCAATTAGATCGCGTAAGCGAAACATTCGGATTTAATAAAGGTAAATCATTTTATGTTTTAAATGGTACATTGAATGTAAAAACAAGTTGGGTACTAGTTCATTATGATCATTATATCGTAGTTGGAGTCACTGATGTTACATTTTGTCTTATTGGTGGATCTGGAATGCCATCTCCAGCCCAGCAACTTGCAACATATACATTGAGTCAATTTAAAATAAAAGTTAACAATACAAATTGGACATCAGTAAGTGAATTCACATGGAATAATGCACAATATAATACATATATAAATGGTATAATTGTTACAGGGACAACAGTAATTAACCGTAATGTTAATATAAGATTAAGAGATATAACAAATAATATTACATTAGGTCAAGTCTTAAATGTTGCTACAACTGGTCCCCTAATATTTCCAATAACAAATCCTTCCGGAAATTCTATCTTACAACTCCAAGTTTCAAAAATTGGTACAGGATCAACTAATCCAATTGTTCATGGAGCTGTATTAGAATTTATTAAACCTTAAAAAAAATATTTTCTTTTTAATTAATATATTAAAATATGTCGCTAGTATTGGAAGGTGGTCTACAAATTGACTATCTAACAAGAGGTGCAGGTATTGATACCCGTGTTGCCGTTCGATGCGCAACAACAGATTCTGTTGTTATTAGTAATTTAACTTCAGGTAATTTAGTTGATAGTATTGTAGTAACAGATGGAGATCGTGTTCTAGTAAAAAATCAATCAACACAAGCACAAGTCACAACTGTTACAACTGTTGCTGACATTGCAGGTAGTTTGAGTGCTCAATATTTCTTAATTAACTCAACAGATAAAGGTTATTATGTTTGGTTTAATATGGATAATCTAAGCACTGATCCTGGTTCGAGTTCAGTACAATTACGTAATAGTGGAAGAACCGGTATTCAAGTTAACTATAGTGCTGGTGACTTAGCAAATAATGTTGCTGCAGCTCTTACGACGGCAATTAACTTTGGTTCATATGAATTTACTGCTGTAAATACTGGTGCACCATCTTCAACTGTAACAATCACGAATAATCAAGCTGGTTATGTTCCTAATGCAACAGATGGTCCTACTGGATACGATACTGGTTTTGGATTTTCAATTACCAGTGGTGGTGCTTCAAATGTCGATCATGGAATCTGGGTAGTTGACCCTGTACCCTATCGATCAGAAGATATGTTGGCTGGCGATAATATCAGTCACGTTTTCGTACATGTTGAAGAAGGTAATGCAAATAAACATACTATTTGGGCATGTAAAAATTCTAGTGGATCAGATACTGTTGGAACAAATCTTTTGGAATGGGCCCAATTTTCCAGTTACAATTACTTAAAGGGTGATATTTTCGTTGCTGGCTCAGAAAATAATCTAGTCAAAGTTCCTCAACCATCACAAATCTCCCTACTACAAAATGATAGTAATGGTAATGTTGTCTGGACACCCAAAGCAGATGTGCAAGCAGGTCTTGACCCAAAAGAATCTGTTAGATTTGCTACACTGAGCGCACTAACTGGTGGTGTAGTAGCATATTTAATAGGTAGTGTCAATGCACCAACTGGAGAATTTATTAATGTTGACTTAACTCCTACAGGTAGTCTTGACCTTAATGGAAATTCTGTAGTAGTTGGAGATAGAGTTTTAGTTAAAAATCAGGCTGACCCAAAACAAAATGGTATTTATACTGTTTTAACAACTGGTCTGCTCGGCTCTCTAGGACGGGCAGGTGATCAAGATGGTGCCAATCCCCCAAGCAATCTAAGCAGTGGTAACTTTACTTTTGTTGAATTAGGTTCAACCCTAAGCCAAACTGGATGGATTACTCAAGGTGATGGAACACTAGCAGTAAATAATGACCCTATTTCTTGGGTTCAATTTAACGGTTCTTTTGGTATTAGTTCCGGAAAAGGTATCACTGTAGCTTCAAATAAAGTTTCACTCAATCCTGATACTCTTACGCTTGGTACGACTATTGCAGGAGTTGCAAGCACTCTTGATGCAGCAGTTGCAAGCGTAGTTAGCTCATCGACATTAGACCAACTAATTGTTAGTACGGGTGTAGCTGGTAATGCCGCATCCTGGGGAACAGTCAATCTAGCAAGTTCTAATGCTGTGGGAGTGTCAGTGCTACCTGTGGTAAATGGAGGTACAGGACTCAATACTTATACACAAGGTGATACGCTATATTATGATGTTGTTGGAGGTTCCGTTGAACTACAAAAACTTGCTGCACCAGTTGTACCAAGTACACTTGTTTATGCTACAGGCGGTCCCTTTTTAGCTCAAGAAAGACCCAGCTGGACAACCAGTCCATATGCCAGCAGTCTTCTTAGCTCAGTTAACAAAGAAACACAAGTTGCATTTTCAGCTCCACTAAATGCCGTTAACTGGCTTACTCTCAGTAGTAATACCACAGGTAATTCACCAACAGTTACTACTACGGGTACTGATACTAATATCAATCTTAACCTTCAAACTAAAGGAACCGGTGTATATAATCTTCTATCTACATCAACTGCACCAACAAATTTGAAATGGTACGAACAAACTACTAATGGTGCAAACTCTGTTAGCCTCAAATCTCCTGCTAGTTTGTCTAGTGATATCGCATGGACATTACCTCCTGGACCTGCTAATAATGGTCACATTTTGCAAACAGACGCCTCAGGTAATTGGTCATTCGTTAATCCTCAAGCTACAACTAAACGCGGATATACTATTCAGTCAACTGAAATTAGTGTGAATTGTTCTTCTCCTACATTTAATGTTATTGGATATTTTGCTTGGCAAAACAGTGAGTACTTAAATGCCAGTAATGTAAGACTAGTGTTCTATACTCTACTTACTAGTGGCGGTGCAGGTAATCGTAATATCGTTCTAACTGTTAAAAATGCTGCTGGTGGTACGATTGGCGGACCAACCACATTTAATACAGATGGTATCCAAACGCTAACATTTATTAAACCAGCTGCTAACGATTATCTTACCATTCGAGTACAAAAATCAGCAAATGGTGGTATCAATCCAGTAATTCGAGGTATGCAACTCGAACTTAATTAAAAAAAACGAAAGTGTGATATTTGTTTTATTTTTTTTATCCCATGAAAGTATTAAATGACGACAGTTTTTGATGCAATAGAATCAAAATATTATGTAAAAGGTGATGGTATTAATCATCGCGTTGCAACACGACTGGCGACAGTACCGGATACAAATTGGACAACTAATGTTACATTAGTTTTTAATACAGGGTTATTAAAAATTAATATGTTGGAACCTGGTATTATTTATGCAAAAATTGATGGTATTGAATCGGAAAATGATAATAGAATTTTAATTAAAGATGCCGGTAGTGCGTCTGGTGGCACATCTGCATTAAATGGTATTTGGGTAGTTAAAAATGGTACTACCACATCTTTAGATTTAGTTCGGGCACCTGATTTAGAGTTAGGGGATGCTCCATTGTATACTTACACCAATGTCCAATACGGAATAATTAATAAAGCAACTAGTTGGATCTGTACGTCAGTAGGTGGTACTACACTAATTGATAATAATACTACTACTATAGAGTATGTACAAAATGCTCTCTTCAGTTATACTGGTGGAGCACTTATTTATGCTAATTCGAATAATTCACTTTCATATCTCCCTCCACCTGCTGATAATTCTCTTCTGCAAATTGATAATAAAGGAAACCCAAATTGGGGAACACAATCTAATTATCTGTCACGAGCGAAACATGTTGTGACAGTTCAACTTAATGATGCCCCAGGTGTATTCACGTCGATTGCAGGTGCACTTGCAAGTGTTCCTGTTAATCCTGACCCAGATGAACCAAGCGAAATTAATCAATGGGTAATTTATGTTAATAATGGTACATACTCAGAACCGGAATTAATTGTACCAAATTATGTTTCCATTGTTGGTATAAATATGAGTAGTGTAACTATTGTTCCATCTGGTACAGGATACTCTTTATTTACATTAAATAAATGCAGCGAACTCGCTTTCCTTAGTATTGAGGGTACTGATCCTGCTCAACCTGCTATTAATATTTTAAATTGCGGTAATTTCTGTTTATTACATAAAGTTACATTTACAAATTGCCCAATGGCTATCTCATGTATAACTAATGATTTAGCAACCGAAAATTCCCAAGTTTATCTCGAATATGTTGATATGACTGATTCATTCCATTATAGTTTATTATGCCAAGATTACAATAATTTTGGCGGTTACGGTTCATCAATCACAATCGAAAATTACTTCACATTTGGCCATTCAGATGATGCAATTATTATTGATGGATTAAATAGTGAAGTTTTGAGTCATGCGACGGAACTTAAAAGCGACACGAAAGGTAATGGTATCCATGTTAAGAATGGCGGAAAACTAAATGTTCGCAGTTTGTCACTATGCTTTTTTGAAAATGGTATTATTGTTGATGATGGTGGCAATCCTAATTTAACAATGACTGGTGTCATTTATACAGAATGTGCAAAGAATATTAATATATTAAATGAAAAAACATCTGGATATTTAGATGGATACACTAAATATGCAAAAACTATTATTCCCCAAATGGCTCCATTTTTTGTTACTAATAAAGATCAACATATTATTACAGTAGCAAAGAAAGGTGCTGATTTTAGTAGTATTGCTGACGCGTTGGCAGTCATTACAGATAATTCAATAAATAATCGATATACAATTAGTATTGGTCCGGGTATTTTCCCTGAACCACAACTAGTATTAAAACCATATGTTGCCATTATTGGATTATATCAAACACAAACAATTATTATGGCTATTGATCCGACTAAACCATTAGTAATTGGTGCGCCATATGCTGTCATTGATAAAATGACATTAACTAGTGCAAATCCGAATTTTCCTCCTGGAGTGTATTCTCCGGCATTAATTGAATACCTTGGTGATCCTAGTGGTAACAATTTTTGGATTAATAATATTGTCCTAGACTCAGCAAACACACTCATAAATATTGGTTCTACTAATGGACCGGGTATTATTCTAATGACAAATCTTTTAATTAATCAAGAAGCCATTTTTACTAATGGATTTTATATTACTGACAATAATTACCCTATTCAATTCATTATTGATAATTTAATTTGGAGTGCAAATAATGTCGGACTTACCAATTTTGCAGATTTACTGACAGTAACTTCTACCAAATCGTCAGCAATACCAAATATTTTTGGTGTACTTGTTAATAGCTCTATTGGCCAATCATATTTTCCCGCACAAGGTAATGGTGTCGTTATCAAAGGTGCAGTATTCATGACAATCGAAACCGTTATTCTTGGTGGATATGATTGTGGTGTAATAGTTAGTAACAGCGCCGAAAGAACTACATTTTTAATTACAACCTCGACATTTAATGGTAACAATCAAGATATAAATATTCAAAGTGCTACAGCCTATGGTAGCATTAGTGCAAATGCTGCCGATTCGAAAGTTTCTATTATTGATGGAGCAACTGTCGGAGTAATTCTTAATGATCCTGATGGATCAATTGTCTTAACTGGCCCAATTCGCCAAGGAAAAAAAATGTCACAAGTCACAAATATTTCAGATCAAATCCAATATGCATCAACTGTTGGGTCAATCGACGTGATTCCTATGATTGCGCCAATTGGTGGATTAAATGTATCTATTTCGGGAGGAACAGGTTATGTTTTTATTGGTCCGGTTTCGTCTAATTATTTACAGTATATTACTTGGAAACCAACTTCTTTAGAATTGCCAGATAATACATTTTTATGGATTTATGTTGACAGTACAGAAACAATTATGACTTCAATTTCGGAACCTAGTTATATTAGTAATATTATTATTGGTACAGTGCAAACATATGACGGGAATATCAGTTATGTCCAAGAAATTGGCCCCACGATTAATAATAAAGCAACCAATATTGATAAAATATTATCTGTCATTTTTGGACCTATTGTCACTACTGGTTGCATCGTTTCACCTGGCTCATCTACTAAAGGACGTACACTCCAAGTTTCTTCAGGTAGCTATTATGTTGGTACACAGGAATATACGCCAAAGTCAAATGATGATATTAGAATGATTGGTTTTTACGGAAATACTTCTGAAATTATTCTGACTGATGTTCCATTAATATGGGATAATGATGGCAAACTTAATGAAATTAAAAAAGATAAATGGGTAAAACATGTATTGTACATTCTCCATAATCAAACAACTAATACGCAATATATTTTCCTTTATGGTCAAGAATGTTTTGATAGTGAGCTAGCAGCACAACAAGGTAATATTCCGATTCCACCAACGACATTTCTAGGTAATTTATGTCCCGTCGCTGCAATTATTGTAACTGGTTCGGACCCGGAAACCCCACTCACTCCTAGTCGCATTATCGATATTAGACCAAAAATTGGTTTTAAATCCTCAAGTATAACTGCATCAAGTAACCATCATGAGCTAACTGGATTAACAGATGGAGATGATCATACGCAATATTTTCGCACAGATGGTGCACGTGTTATGACTGGTAATGTCCAACTTGGTAATAATAATATTAATGGCACAGGCTATCCGGCAACATTTATTTGTAATATTGGTCCAGCTAGTACAACAATGGATGTTTTAAGTATTATATCTGGTACATTGGTGGTAGGACAATATATAAGTGGATTCGGTATTACACCTGGAACAAAAATTGTAGCTCAAGAAACAGGTACTCCTGGTGGAATAGGAATATATATTCTTAATAATATGCAAACAGCTGAAGAAGTAACGCTAACATCATTCGGAGGAAATTTATTTAATACAGTTGATCCAACGTTTCATAATGCTCGTCATTTACCTGGTGGAGATGACGCTCTTCCAACAGGAGTTCCAGTGACAATTGGCACATCTAATCAACTCGGAACAGCTGCTGCATTCTCGCGGGCAGATCACGTGCATGCATTAGCGACAACAGGTGTTACTCCTGGGGTTTATGGTTCAGCAACTCAGTCAGCTATTATTACGACAGATGTTTATGGTAGAACAACTAATATTAGTACAGCAACAATTACTGGCGTCACACCTGGTGGCTCAGCTGGTGGTGTTCTAACGGGAACCTATCCAAACCCAAGTATTGCTACGGGAGCTATTACAAATATAATGCTGCAAAATAGTGGTTTAACTGTGACCGCTGGTACAGGATTAAGTGGTGGTGGATTAATTAGTTTAGGTGGTTCGACCACAATTAACTTGACGGTTCCTGTCGTGATTGCAAATGGAGGCACCAATTCAACAACTGCTCTAAATAATAATAGAATCATGATCAGCTCAGGAGGTAGAATTGTTGAAGCGTCAGCATTAACTAATGGGCAAATTTTTATTGGCAGCACTGGAAATATCCCCGTAGCAACAACTTTAACAGCTGGTACTGCTATCAGTATTGCCAATAGTTCGGGTAGTATTACAATTAATAATAATGGTGTGACATCATTTACTGCAGGAACAACTGGACTAACGCCAAACTCAGCAAGTACAGGCGCGATTACATTGGCTGGTACACTAATCGCCGCAAATGGTGGCACTGGGTTTTCAAGTTACACTGTCGGTGACTTATTATATGCAAATACGACTAGTACACTAGCAAAACTTGCAGGTGTCGCAATTGGAAGAGCATTGATTTCAGGTGGAATCGGTATGGCACCAAGTTGGGGGCAAATTAATTTAACCACAACTGTTACTGGTATTCTTCCATCTGCAAATGGTGGTACTGGTGTCAATACTAGTACATCAAGCAACGGCCAAATTTTAATTGGTAATGGTTCGGGTCTCAGTTTAAATACTATTACCGCTGGTACAGCAATTGGAATTACTAATGGCGCAGGAACTATTACAATTAACAATACTGGTGTAACTTCATTTAGTGGCGGATCAACTGGATTAACCCCAAATTCAGCAAGTACTGGTGCAATTGTTCTTGCCGGAACTTTAGGTGTCGGATCAGGTGGAACAGGTTTAACAACCACGCCAAGTAACGGTCAACTATTAATTGGTAATGGCACTAATTATACATTAAGCACTATTACAGGTAGTACTAGTATTAATGTCGCTAACGCAGCTGGTACAATCACGCTGTCAGTTCCATCAGGTGGTATTACAAATACAATGCTAGCTAACTCATCCTTAACAGTAACTGCAGGAACAGGGTTGTCTGGTGGTGGATTAATTAGTTTAGGTGGCAGCACGACGTTAAATATTGCTAATACCAGTGTCACTACTGGTAGTTATGGTAGTAGTTCAGCACTTCCAACATTTACTGTAAATGCTCAAGGTCAATTAACTGCTGCTAGTACAACCCAATTATCATTAACATCAGGTGTTACAGGTGTTCTTCCAATTGCAAATGGTGGTACAGCTTTAAGTACGACACCGACAAATGGACAACTATTCATTGGTAATGGCACTAATTATACATTAGCGACATTAACAGGAACAGCTAATAGAGTTACTGTCACAAATGGAGTTGGGACAATTACATTAAGCGGTCCCCAGGACATTGCCGCTACAAGTTCCCCAACATTCAATGCAATTACTTTGTCAGCATTAGCAGCTAATTCATTCGTTTATTCGAATAGTACGAAGACAATTACATCGACAACCGCAGCAACGAATGGACAACTTTTAATTGGTAGTACAGGTGCTGTACCTGTTGCAGCAACATTAACAGCTGATACTGGCATCAGTATCACAAATGGTGCCGGAACCATTACATTGGCAAATACAGGTGTAACATCAGTGACTGGAACGGCAAATCAAGTTATTGCTAGTGGAAGTACTGGTGCAGTCACATTAAGTTTGCCTCAGTCAATCGCAACAACGAGCACACCAACGTTTAATCAAGTCACAATTACTAATACACCGGTTAATGCAACTGATGCCGCAAATAAAAATTATGTTGACACGTTGGTTAATGGATTGTCTTGGAAAAATGAAGCAGCAGCAGGTTCAACAACGGCATTAAATGTAACATATTCTAATGGTACTGCAGGTATTCAGGCAACATTAACAAATGCAGATTCTCAAATAGCATTTGCAATTGACGGATATACTGCAAATGTTGGCGATCGCATTTTAATTAAAAATCAGGCAAGTCAATTGCAAAATGGAATTTATACTGTTACAAATGTTGGTAGTGCATCGACAAATTGGATTCTTACTCGTACAACTGATGCTGACACCATGGGAAAAATTAATAATGCGACGATTTATATTACAAATGGGTCAACTTTGACAAACAGTGTTTGGACGCAAACTACTACGGACCCTATTATTGGAACGAACAATATTACATTTGCTCAGTCAGGTGGTTCGAGCACATATTCAGCTGGAACTGGATTGTCATTGACTGGTAATATCTTTTCTCTAGTGTCTCCTGTCGCAACTACATTAGGTGGAACAGGTACTACATCTGCACCGAGCGCTGGACAATTATTAGTTGGAACAAATTCATCAACTTACACTCCACATACTGTCACAAGTGGAACCGGTATTAGTACTACTACTGGCTCGGGAACATTCCAGATTAATAATACTGGTGTAACGAGTGCAATCAGTGGGACAGGTATTGGTGTATCAGATAGTACAGGTAACGTTACATTTACGAATAATGGTGTACTATCATTTAGCGCCGGAAGTACTGGGTTGTTACCAAACTCGGCGACAACAGGGGCAATTACATTAGCTGGTGTCTTAGTTACAGCGAATGGAGGAACTGGATTAAGTACAATTGGGACAGCCAATCAACTTCTCGGTGTCAATGTTGGCGGACTTGGGCTCGAATATAAAAGTATTCTAGCTGGTTCGGGCATTTCTGTTACTCCTGAATCGGGTCAGTTGACAATTGCAAACATTGGTGTAACTAGTATTACGGGAACAGCAAACCAAATTACGGCGAGTGCGAGTACTGGTGCAGTCACACTTAGTCTCCCATCATCAATTTCAGTTACATCAATTACTGTCAGTAATTTGACAGCAAGTTCATTCGTGTATAGTGATACAGGCGGATTGTTAATGACAACGAGTGCACCAACTAATGGACAATTGCTAATCGGTAGTACAGGTGTGGCACCAGTGATAGGTAATATTACTGGTGGTACAGGTTTGAGTGTTACTAATGGGGCGGGTACAATTAGTCTTGCAAATACTGGTGTCACTAGTATTGTTGCTGGAAATGGTATTAGTGTTTCCGGTGGAACAGGTGATGTTACAGTAACAAATAATGGAGTAACATCATTTAGTACCGGGACTACAGGGTTGTCACCAAGTGCGACGAGTACAGGAGCAATTACATTGACAGGAATATTAGTTGCCGCAAACGGTGGAACCGGCTTTTCAAGTTATACTGTTGGAGATATAATGTATGCGAACTCAACTACTACATTGGCAAAACTCACAAGTGCAGTGGCAGGTAACGCTTTGATTTCTGGTGGAGTCTCTACAGCGCCAAATTGGGGAAAAATTGGATTAACCACACATGTTTCAGGAACACTCGGTGTTGCCAATGGTGGTACAAATTCTAACACAACACTTAATAATAATCGTATTATGGTAAGTTCGGGTGGTGCAATTGTTGAATCTGCGGTATTAACGAATGGCCAATTATTAATTGGTAGCACTAGTGCACCCCCTGTGGTAGCAAATTTGACAGCTGGTAGTGGCATTTCGATTACAAATGGTGCAGGCGCAATCACTATCGCCACGACAGGCGGTGGAGGTAGTTGGAATGTTATTTCACCGGTTTCACTTTCAGCAGACCAAAATAATTATAATCCTACTGGACTAGCAACAGCCACTGTTATGCGTTTAACTTCGACTGTTAGTGTGAATATTACTGGATTAGTAGCACCAGGTAGTGCACCTACGGATACATTGCAAATTATAAACATTGGGTCATTTAATATTACTCTTGTTGATCACAATGTTGGCAGTGGAGCAGCAAATAGATTTAATTTTGGCGGACAAAATGTCATAATTTCTCCAAATCAAAGTTATACGGTATTTTACGACTTCACGTCATCAATTTGGAGAGGTGTGTCCTTGCAAGCAGGGGTATCGGGTATCACTGGAACAACTGACCAGGTTATTGCTAGCAGCAGCACGGGAAATGTTGTCCTAAGTTTACCACAGTCAATTGCTACAACAAGTACTCCTACATTCTCGCAACTCACAGTTACTAATAGCCCAGTTAACGCAACTGACACAGCAAATAAAAATTATGTTGACAATACAGTTGGGGGTCTCGCCTATAAATATGCAGTAGCTGCAGGAACAACAGCAAATTTAACAGCAACGTATTCAAATGGTACCAGTGGTGTCAACGCAACTCTTACAAATAATGGTTCACAATCCGCTTTTGCTACTGATGACTATACTGCAAGTTTAAATGATCGTATTCTCGTAAAAAATCAAACAACCCAATCGCAAAATGGAATTTATACTGTTACTACTGTTGGTAGTGCGTCTACAAATTGGGTTCTTACCAGATCAACCGATGCAAATACCACAGCTGAACTAAATAATGCCAAAACTATTGTTACTAATGGAACAACTCTAACCGCTACTGAATGGATGCAAACTACAGCTAACCCCACTATCGGCATAAGTAATATAGTTTTTACAACATCATCATCAGGTGGTGGTACCCCGGGTGGTTCTAGTGGCCAAGTACAGTTTAATAATTCTTCAGTATTTGCTGGTGCTTCCGGATTAACAATAGGTTCTGATGGTAATGCTATCTTTGGAGCAATTCAAGGTAATGCTCCTACAGCACCTTCAACCGGATCTAAAATTTACTCAAAGTTGCGAAGTGGTAGAAATATGTTAGGTCAGATAGGGCCATTGGGTAAAGAGTATCTATTTCAACCTTCATTTGGAACCAACGCTTTCATTTATTGGGCTGCGCAAGGAAATTCTACAAGCGTAAGTCTTATAGGATTTGCTAATACAACAGTTGGAACACCAGTAATCAGACCGCCCGGTACAACTAATTATTTTCAAAGTCAGCGCCGATTAGGGTATGTTTCAGCAAACGCACTTAATAGTGCTGCTGGCACTACACATGGATTGCCACAATTCCAGAGAGGTAATGCAGCTGGAATAGGTGGTTTTCATTATATTGTAAAATGTGGTCTTTCGAGCTCGATCGCATCAGCAACTCAAAGGAGTTTTGTAGGATTAAGTGCCCAAACATCACTATTTGGAGGGAGTATTGAGCCATCAATTGCACAGGGCGTTTTAGGATTTGGTCTTAATTATCTAGATAATTCTATATCATTTATGCATGGGGGTATAGATTTGCAATGCACAGGGAGTATCGCTCCAACCACATCAGCAGCTGGAAACGGATCAATTACTCAAAATGTGTTATCAATTGGTACTGTAACTGCTGGCACATTTTATCCCGGAATGATACTTACGGGTCCTGGGGGCTGGCCTACCGGTGCTTATATCATATCGCAATTGTCCGGAACTACTGGTGGGGTAGGAAATTATTTAGTTTTTAATACTGGAGCAAGTGCTAGTTCGGCAAATTTCACTGCAGCATCTGGTACTTTAACAGTCACAGCAATCTTTTCCGGTAGTCTTGTGATTGGACAAGCTATTTCTGGAACTGGTGTAACAAACGGTACATTTATTACACATGCATTAACAGGAACAGGTGGTATCGGAACATATATTGTAACACCTTCACAAACAGTTGCATCTACAACTATTTTAGGAGGTCCGATTACGAGTACAACTGCGGGATTAATCGCACCCTTAACCGCGGTATTTACTGCACAAGTATCAACCGCAAATCCGGCAATTATGACTGTTTCAGCTATATCATCCGGTATTATATATCCAGGAATGTTTATTTCTGGATCGGGTGTATCGGCTGGAATTTATATCACATCGCAAGTAAGTGGCACCACAAGTGGGTTAGGCGGTATAGGTACCTATACTGTCAGCTATAATACGGTAGCGGTCCCATCTACAACAATAACTGCATCAGGTGGTACTTTCACGGCGGGTGGTACTATAAAAGGAACTTTTTCTATTGGACAAGTATTGAATGGTACTGGTATAACACCACGTACCGCTATAGTAGCACTTGGTACAGGAACTGGCGGTGCTGGAACTTATATAGTTAATAAATCTCAAACAGTAGCATCAGGTATAATTTCAGCAGCTGGAGCGTCAAAAGATATTTTGCCAGCAGCCAATTTCAGTGGATATTGTATACCATCAGTTAATAATACTACAAATAATTCTGTAACAGCAAGTACTACATTGACATATCCAAGTAGTGTAACATATTATGGAGGACAAACAATTACCGGCACAGGAATACCAGGTAACACTTATATAGTAGGCACTCCTGGAGTCGCACAGACAGGAACATCATTTCTCTTAAATCAAATTATTACTATTTCGTCATTTACTAATATTACTGGGGCGTCACTTTTATTTGTACCAACTGTTAGCGGAACTATAGCAGCAAATCAATATATTTACGGTAGTGGAATAATTCAACCAACTTTTATTACAGGAACGGGAAATCTTCTAGGCGGTATACAAGCATATACAATAAATAATCAGCAATTTTTCGGTTCTCCAGGGGCGCCGGTATCTATATATAGTACGTTTCCGCCGCGTGATATAGCAACGAATATGTTCGAATACCGTATATACTGTCCGCCTAATGGTTCTACTATATATTACTCACTTTATATATTGGGGTCGGGTGGCTATGGATATGAGGGATCTACTTCTACAAATTTACCAGCATCAAGTGGTCTTGGGGCACTTTTATCTCCACAAGTTTGGACAAGTACTACAAATAGTCTTAATACTGTAGCAGTAGATATTTGCTTCCAATATTTAGAAACAGAAGGCTAAGTATGTTAAAAAAATAATTACTTAAATTTAAGGAGTAATTTTATATTTTGGATTATTTTTTTTAAAATCTTCGGATTTTGTCTGGAGGTTGTCAATTTGTAACTCACGCGAATAATATTCAATAATATCTGATAACCCACATATCACGGGTCCATTTGCAGTTAATTCAATAGCTGGAGTTTCTACTACTTTCGCTGGAAATAATCGTTCTTGAACACTTCGTGGCCGAACATTGATATCATTTGAATAAAGGTAACGTGTAATCCATAATAATACGTTGTTATCAGTTACTTCTTGTTGTTTTTTATACAACTTATATGGCCGCATATCAGTTTGATATCTTTAACTGATATATTTTTTTATAGGTCAAACGCACTCTTTTTTTGTCTAAGTATTATTAATGTTTACAATTTCATCTGTTATTTCCAATTTATATATTGGAAATATTAATTCATTAGATCCTAATATTTTGAGAAAACATAATATTAGTGCTATAATTAGTGTACTCAGTCCAGAAACACCTACAACTTATCCACATGGTACAAATGTAATTCGAATTAGTATTGACGATTCTGAAGATGAAAATATTAATCCATGGCTAGAACCAACATACCAATTTATTCATTCGCACCAAAAAAGCAAAAAAAATGTTTTAGTACATTGTCATGCCGGGATTTCTCGCTCAGCAACTATTGTTCTCTATTATTTAATGAAAACATTTAAAATTCCATTAAGTACAGCTTTTAGCTATTTGCGTTCGCGCCGATCTATTGTTAACCCTAATCCTGGATTTATTCGCACATTAAGTAAATACTCGCATCATTGGTATGGTACTATTTAAATTCTTATTTTTGAACTGGTATTTTTTTGACTACCTCACATCCAATACCATATGCAGCCAATGCAATAATCATTGTGTGCGGAAAGAAAAATCCTAAGGCGGTAAATGGTTGCACCGTTGTCGCTATGTCAATCGCATATCCTGCAAACATAATCGGTGGAAATTTAATTTTGGGTAAAACCATTTTACCAACAAATAAGATTGCCGTAGTAATAATACCACAGACAAACATTGACCAAAAACTAGAACTAAATGCTTTCTTCAAAATCTCCCCTTTCGGCCTTCCTGGTAAATGTTTGAGCATCAATGTACTTGATACCATAAATTGGACCAAAATTAACATTACCGTAAATGCTCCAATTACAATCCAAACATTTGGAACATAAAAATTAACTGACCCCATTATTGCTTCAATTGCTCCTGCTGGACTAACTTTCATTCCCTGTTTTTTCATCGTTTTCACTTGACTAATAATATCTCCAATTGCAGGAAATGTCATAGGGGACACAGATCTCCTATAATTAACATAAACTTTTAGAATAAATGAATACCATAACATTACTAATACTGGTAATAACATTAATGCAAACCACCCACGTCCACATTCGTTTCCACCAGCCTTTAAAGCTTTGCGCATAACTATCACAAATAAAAACATCGCTCCAATTGCCACAAACATATGTTTCTTCGGAAGATCCTGCATATTAAATGTTGGCGATTGTTCTTCATACTCCATTGCTACATCTTCGTACTCCATTGGTTGGTCACCTTCATACTCCATTGCTACATCTTCGTACTCCATTGGTTGGTCACCTTCGTACTCCATTACTTTTACTTTACTATTTTTGTTTGAAAAAAAATAATGTTAACTTAAATAAATTACATTTACTTAATTAATTAACAATGGAACAAAAAAACATTCTATTTCGGACAGAACACCTTTTCGCCCGCCACACATTTAATAATAGTGGTTTAATTGAAATTCATCAAAATTGGATAATATCTGTGCTCAAACATTTTCCTGGGAATGATACAAATTCTCCAATTATATTTAGAATTGACTCGAAAAACAGTACAGTTTACTGTGGTATTCAAAAATGGCACCAAGAAATTGACCCGATTTGTGATGATAGAATTGTTTACTTACCTGAATGGATGATGCTGAAACTTGGACTAGAATATAATGATCCTATTAATTTAATTCCAACGACACTTGATATTGGAAAATATATTAAAATTAAAGGATTTATGAATTTTATGAATGATCCTAATCGTAATCAAATATTGGAAGATGGACTAAAAAAACATTTTTGCCTAATGCCTGACCAATATTTACATTTATCACCAGAACACACAATCTACATTTGTGAAGTTAAAAACACAGAAAATTGTTCGGGTACTGCAATCTGTATTCTGAATGTCGATTTAGAAATTGATTTTGATCGGCCAATTGATTACACTACTCCTCCACCTACTAGAAAAGAAGAAAAATCGAATGAGAAAAAGTTTGTCCCATTTTCTGGCACAGGTTTCAATTTAAAGTAAAATTGAAATTAATATTATATTACTATTTCTTTTTATATTTCGTACAATTTATGGATTCCGATGAAGTTGTAGATTACTATGACTGCGAAGATTACTATGACGATGACTACGATAACGATACTGGTGATAATTTAAATAATAATCAGAATGACGAGTCTGACGAACAGACAGTAAAGGAATTAAATTCTGCAGAGATTTTTGACTTAATGATGAAACAACAATATGATTTAAAATATTTGATTACAATTGATTATTCGCAATTATCGCAAGATGAGAAAGATTTTGTTATGGAAGAAATCATAGATAATATGGTTGCATTTGCCATGAAAAAAAGCGGTTATGTTATTGGGTATTATCCAAAATTATACCTTGAACATTTAAATGACAAACGTTACAGTGGTCATATTTCCGAAACTAAATATAATACTGTAATAAATTTGATTGAAAATTGTTTGCGTAATAGTGAGATTTGTTTTACTGACAAAATAAAATCACTATCAGCGTATACGGATACAGATGAAAAAATAATAAATGATGCTATTATTATAGCATGGAACCCTGCTATTAACTATCCAGTCAATGTCGTCAATATTAGTTGAAAGTTAAAAAAAAACAGGATGACCTTTTTTTTTACCACATGATTGCAAATGTGTCTTCGTCAAATGTATACTTAAATGCTTCCTTTGTCAAAAATGCTGAAACGGTATCAACAATACTTTGATACTCATGTGCATTTAATGGTGCAAACTTTGGAATATTAACATTATTTTCTTTAATAACACAATTCGATTGGTATTGATGATTAAAATTAATATCAATATACTCACCAATCGCTTTCTTCAAATTATAACTAATTTGATGGAGTCCATACTCCTGGGCACCAGTTGTAATTTTTAGTTGAAGCGAATTAATACAATGCGACCGAATACTTACAATTTGTCGTACCCTCTCTGCTTCAACTGTGTTTGCATATGTTTGAGCCATTTCAGCCGCCTTTTGGCTAAGCGTTGTTTTACTACCAAAAATCAAACTTGTCATTTTTAGTTTAATACCTAATTTTTTCTTTAAGTAAGAATTTAAATATTTTATCTTTATTTAAAACACGTTCACGCTCGCGCGAATATTTAATTAAAAACATTTTTAAAAACTTTACTCTTTTTTCGCTAAATGGTTGAAATTCTCCAGGTCTCTCAAATTCAGCCGCGATTTTTTTAACACTATTTGTACCGTCACTCACTTCATGTTTAAATATTTTATTAATTTTAGTAGTATCAATTACCCCTGACTCAAGAATATCAAGTTTATCAATCCAATTCAAATATTTTTTGTTTTTTTTAATTTGCGGTAAGTTTTTTATTATTCCAACAATAGATCCATATTCCTTCATTAGGTCAAATGCTTTTCCAGGTGGTAATAAATCAGGCGAATAATCATTTCCCAATAAAATCGCTAAATCTATCATTTGATTATTAGTTAATCCCAATTGTTGATGGATGTCTTTGACTACATACAAATCTAATTTATTAAACGAACTATTCGTGAATCCGCGGACCTGTTTGATACAATTAAAAACTAAACAATCAGAATCTTCGGTCAATACAAAATCGACTTTGCCAACTGCATTAAGGTGACAAGCTAATGCTTCTGCGTCGGCAGGTGCATCCAACCATGGTAATCTAAATATACGTAATAATCGTTTGACAATTTTAATATGATCTTCTTTAATGTGTACCAATTGATTTCGATAGGTTATCATTAAAGGGATCATCTTTTTTTGTTCGGAAGGTGTAGCTAATTCAAATGCGGCTTCAAGTTGCGCCAATTTATGCCGGGTTTGTTCGCGGAGTTTTTCTCGTCTTTCAAGCTCTGTTGATTTTTCGGGCTGAACTTTGCCGTCAAATATATATACGGGTATAATTTTAAAGCGTAATAAATTATAAATCTGTTCTGCCACACTTAAGATAAATTGATCCGGATTGCGGTTACATAAAAATTTATGCATATAATTGTATGCGTCTATTGCCACTACACCCGGTCCAAAACTCTTGAGATGGACTACTTGAGGGGTAATTTTCTTGTCTTTGAGTAATTTTATTAATCCAGTAATTCCCATTACTTACTTACTTAAACTTAATTATTTAGACTCAGACGATTTCAAATGCAACAAGTAAGTACTTAAAAAAAATTGAAAATTTCTTTATATTAGAAAGACTCACAAAATTTAAAACAAATGGCAGAAGAAGATCAAACACACGATTTAGCAACACTTTCAAAGGATGTTGCAGCTATCAAAAAAATGCTTACTGATATGAAAAAAGGTCAGGATGGTGGGGCAAAAAGGAAGAAAGATCCTAATGCACCAAAGCGTCCTCTGAATGCATATTTTATCTACCAAAAGGATGCACGTCCTAAGGTGAAGGCAGAACTCGAGAAGAAATTGGGTGAAGGTGGAAAAGCACCTAATACTGATGTTAACGAGGAACTGAAACGTAGATGGGATGATATTAAAACAAATCAACCAGAACTTTATAAAAAATTCTGTAGTGCTGCGGCTGCAGAGAAGAAACGATATGTAAAAGACAAGTCTACATATAGTGCAAACAAAAATGAGGCTGAAGAAAAAGGTAAAGAAAGTGAAAGCGAACCAGAACCAGAACCAGAACCAGAACCAGAACCAGAACCAGTGAAGAAGGTAGTGAAGGCCAAGACTCCTGCCAAGAAGGAAGAAGCCAAGCCTCCTGCTAAGACTCCTGCTAAGACTCCTGCTAAGACTCCTGCCAAGACTCCGGTCAAGAAGGAAGCTCCGGCTAAAAAAGAGACTCCAGCCAAGGGAAAGACTGGTGGCAAAGCTAAGAAAGAACCTGAAGAAGATGTTCCAGAAGATTCTAACTTAAGTGAAATTGCTAGTCTTGATTCTGAGGCGTTTTCTGATGATGATTTGCTAGAAGATTTGTAAATATGTTAAAACATTTATTTTTTACTTGTACGCGTCCCTTTGCAACTCAGGGATACAAGTACTTTTCACAAGTCGTTTACAAATACTTTTACTTGTAATTTTATAAAAATGATGTTTGTTCCCCTACAACTATTTTTTATTTTTCACTGTTCCCCAACAACACGATTGTTCCACAACAAAACTTTTTGATACTTTCCCGTTCGGTTGCAAAAAACAAAAGTTTGAGCAAAAAAATATTCCGCCAGAGTTTTTTTGATTTTTTTAGAAAAAAGTCGATTTTTTTTTCACTTTTTTGGAGGACTTTTTTAACTCGTTTTTTGAAAATATTTTTGGCGGCTTTTTTTTGGAAAATAATTTGTTTTTTTGCAACCGAACGGGAAAGTATCAAAAAGTTTTGTTGTGGAACAATCGTGTTGTTGGGGATCATTGTAGGGGAACAATAAAAGTTGTAGGGGAACAACGCTAAAAAAAATGATTTTACTTGTATTTTACTTGTAATTGTGTTGTGAAAAACACTTGTATCCCTAGGGATACAAGAGATGATATAAGTAAAATAAAAGAGACGATGTAAGTAAGAAAATTATTATATTATTTATTAGTATATGAAAACCGTTTGTAAAAATACTGGAAAAGAACCTAGTCCCAAAGGTTTAGGTTATTGTGCTAAATTTGAAAAAATAGGGACAAAAAAGAAAGGTCGTGATGGAAACATATGGATTATACAAAAACGAAGTGATGGGTCACGAGCATGGATCAAAAATAAAACTTCAAGTACACCAAGTGTGTCACGAGGAAAAACAATTAAGGCCTATAATGCAAGTAAATGGGATAAATGGTGTGAATATATATCTGTCGCTCAATGTAAAATATACTCTGATTTAATTACTGTATCGAAAATATTAAATGAAAATGGTATTAATGTTTTTATTTGTTTGTGGCAAAAAAGGGGAGCCTATTATGATGCTGCTGAACCATTTGTTGATTTAGGTGAAAAATACGATTCAGAATATATAAAAAAGAAATATATTATAATAGCATTCAAAATGGTTTATGGTAAGTTTGTTAAATTAGATACCATTTATCTCCAGCATACATTAAAAAAAAGAGACGAACCAATTGTGAGTCAGATTATGCATAGACAATTTGGTAGCTTATATCGATGGAATGGCTCAGACAGAAAAGCTATTGCAATTGACGTGTAATCAATGAGCAAATTGAAAAGATTTTTTAATTACACCTGATCTTAATAGTAATACAAAATGTTTAAATCCTTTAGAATTAAAAATGGTACAGCTACCCATACTGATATGACAGGTGGGTCGTTTAATGTTCCGATTGATAAAACTAATAATTTTCATACGGAACTAGCAAGATACATTGTTGCTAAGAAACCTTTACATATTGTGGAAACGCATAATGGTATTGAATTTGCACCTGTCACTATCGATATTGATCTTGATTTTGATATTAAGTCTAATTTAAAAAAAACAAAACTTGATACCGAAAAATTAAAACAAATTTATGTATTACTTGTTCGTAAAATGTTTAAACATTTGGATTCACCGGAAACAGTGAAATTTCATGGATATGTATTAGTAAAACCAGAGCCATACGTCGATATAGAAAAAGACAGGATCCGCGACGGTGTCCACATTATTTTTCCAAATATTTCAACAAATTGCAAATATCAGGATTTTCTCCGAAAAGAAACAATTGCCGAATTGGAAAAAATATTAGATGACATTGGTCATATCAATAGTATCGAAGAAGTATATGACCCAATTATTATCCGTTCACAATTTGTAATGTATGGAAATCATAAAAAGGATCAAACCCCATACCTTCTAAAACATATCTTTTGTTACAACCCAAAAACTAAAAAAGTTTTGGATTATCTCGACCAATTTAATACCAAATATCCAGACATTACTGAAAGGACAATCCATCTTTTGAATACATTGAGTTTACGGAACAAAAATGACACTCCGATTAAATTAAAAAACAATGAGATCGAAGAAAAAAAGAGTATTACTGTTAAAGTTAATAACGAACCAATATTAAATGTTGGTAATTTCGAGGTTCAAGAAGCGGTTGGTTTAGTTGGATTATTAAAGCCGACACGGGCTGATAATTATGATGATTGGATTAAAATTGGCTGGTGTTTGCATAATATTAATGAATGTGTAGAATTATTGAATGCATGGGTTGATTTTAGTAAAAAATCCAAAAAATTTAAAGTAGGCGAATGTGAAAAGATTTGGGCGAAATCGCGTGACGAAGGCTATAATATTTGGAGTTTACGTAAATGGGCCGAAGAAGATTCCCCTGAAAAATACGAAAAGTTCTTCAAAGATAATACTAATAATATCATTAGTAAAAGTATTTCCGGTACTCATAATGATGTAGCAAATTTATTGTATCAATTATATAAAGATGTTTACATTTGCAGTATTAATGATAAGGGTGCTCCTATTTGGTTTAAATTCCGCAGACACCGTTGGGCATTTTGTAAAAAAGGTTTGGATCTACGTAAAAAAATTAGTACAGATCTAGTTGACATTTATGATTCAAAAATTCAAAAATTAAAAGAACAAGCAAATAAATCTGATATTGAACCGGAACATAAAAAAGATTTGGAAAAGAATTACAATCATTTGTATAAAATTTGCCGTGATCTTAAAGATTCAAATTTTAAGGGAAGAGTTATGAAAGAGTGTGCTGAATTCTTTCAAAATGACAGATTCGTAGAAAAACTTGATGCTAATACAAATTTATTAGGATTTGAAAATGGTGTCTACGATGCCATTGAAATGAAGTTTCGTGACGGTTTACCATCTGACTATATTTCGATGTCTACTTGTTATGACTATAATCCCCTCGCGAAATCAGAAGGATTAGTGAACTTTATTAAATCTGTGATGCCTGTAAAAGAAGTGCGGGACTATCTCTTGACACTTTTCAGCTTGACATTATTTGGCTGTAATTTTGAGCAAATTTTCCCCATTCTTAGTGGAGTCGGTAGTAATGGAAAATCAAGTTTAATAGATTTGCTTCGGCGCGTTTTAGGTGATTACTTTGCAGTATTGTCAGTTAGTGCCTTAACATCGAATAGACCTGAAAGTAATGCATGTACACCTGAACTTGCCCGACTTAAAGGTAAGCGATGTGTTGTTATGAATGAACCCAAAAAAGGTGTAGGTATGAATCTTGGTAAAATGAAAGAGTGGACTGGTCGCGATATTATTCAGGCTCGTGCATTATATTCGGATCCTATTGAATTTATGCTCACATGTATTTTCTTCCTAATTTGCAATGATCTTCCAGAAGTCAATAGTATGGATCAGGGTACATGGAGGAGATTGAGAAATATCCATTTTCCGAGTCGTTTCATAGAAAAACCAAATCCTAATCATGAAAATGAATATCCTATTAATACTAAATTGTCAGAAAACTTTGATGAATGGGCGCCTGCATTTACAAACATTTTACTCAATTACTATCAAAATTATAAAAAAAATGGATTGAAAACACCTGATCAAGTTACTGCTTTGACAGAACAATATAAATTGGAATCTGATTTTATGCAAGAGTTTGCTAATGAATGTTTGTGCAAAGGAAAGGAAGCCGATTTTGTCACATTCAAAGATATTAATGTATCATTCCTCTCATGGTTCAAAGAGAATTATCCCGGTAAACAAAGTTTGGCAAGTAAAGAATTAAAAGCTTTCTTGAAGCAACATTATTTCCGATCAGAATCAGTTTCCCATAAACGCAGAATCGGATGGTTTGGATTCAAACTCGTTAATGTCGAAGAAAATGATGCGCCAGATGATTTAGATGCTTAAGTATTTTTTTCTATACTTTCTACCAAAGGTCAAATGTCATATTATTTTTCGACTACTGAAAACGCAAATAATTACAATTACTTAATTAAATTAATTATTGTAGGTGATAGCAGCGTAGGGAAATCAACATTTCTATATCGTATGTCAGATAATTTATTTATTTCTGATAATGAACCAACTATTGGGGTTGAATTTCGCTCTTTAATTACAAGTTCCCAACCGCCATATGGAATGACATTTAAAGTACAATTATGGGATACTAGTGGGCAAGACCGGTTTAGATCAATTGTTAGAAGTTACTATCGATATGCGCAAGGTTGTTTTCTTGTTTTTGATATTCATAATAGAATAAGTTTTGATAATTTGAAGATCTGGCTTGAAGATATTAAAAAAAATGTTACTATTATGGACAAACAAATTATTTTAATTGGTACAAAAATAGATATACCTGACAGAAACGTCTCTACAACTGAAGCCCAAACTTTTGCAATTGAAAATAATTTAGCAGGATATGTCGAAATCTCATCAAAAACCGGTATTGGTATTGATACAGCATTAAATACAATGGTTCAATCAATTGCAGAATTAATATGTTGTGGCAAATTAGACAAGATTTTAGAATCTCAACTTGGTTTAGGGTATGTTAATCTCAATGTTGAACCAACGCCAAGTAGATGTTGTAGTTACATTTGAAAATTAATTTAATTGGATTTTTTTTTACCCTATCCAGATGAGTAAGTAATGGAGCCTGAAATACTGACAACAGTAACATTTACTCCGTCAGATAACATACCTATCACAATTGATCTTGGATTAGATCTCGATTTTGAAGAAAAAATGATTCAACCGACAATTATTGATTTTGAAGATGAAGGTGAAATTTTTCACAATAAGGTTGAACATTTAAATACAATGTTCGATTCTCTAAATGATTCAGACAATGATTCGTTACAGTTTGATTCAGACCTAGACCTAGACATAGACATAGACATAGACGAGTTTAGTTTTTCACCGCCTTCAATGTTTCAATTTAATGCTAGTAAATGGAACACCTTAAATTCAGAAGCTGTTCCCAAACCTGAAATAGTTGTTATTACGAATGAAAATAATACATTAAACTGTACTCAAATTATGTATTCAAAAAGCGAATTACATAATTCGAGTAAGGTAATTAAAATTTAAATATGGTCAATCCATTCTTTTAATTCTATTTCTAAATCAGTTGGGGTCAATAGTCCGGTATCAACATAATCTTTTTTGTATTCATTCCGTAATGTCTTTTTAAATTCTTCAATAAAATCATTGACTGATCGCTCTTCTTCATCATTGTGCGTCAATCTATTAAACATTTCTGAAAAGGTTGCGCCACGCGCTTCTAACATTTTTTCTCTAATTTTTGGCGCTTTGTTTAGGAGTTCTTGCTTTATTGCCCATTTAGGTTTTAGTGTGATAATATCATCGGCCTTTGCATCAGCTGCGTCAAGTGAACTTAATACACGTGTTGCTCGTCCTGTCGCACAAACTGGAGTATTGACTCCATGACCGTCACAAAGTTGGTCAATTAATACATCTAATAAATCTGTAGTACGACCGTGATTGACTGGTGCATGCATACGATTGTAAACAAGATTCAATATATCAACTTCGCGTAATTCATTCATATTTACCATTGGAATATCATTAGTTTCAATTTTATCTAGAACACTTATTGCTTTAAATTTTCGAGTACTGTCACCAATGACATTAATTCTTTGCCTTAATTCATTCAACATTTGAGTAGAGTCAATTGTTATTGGTGTGGTGTCCTGGAGTTTACGTATAGTTTCTCGAGCGCCACGTAACAATACTGTATCATGTGCATTTTGAGAATCATTGCGGATCTCACCTGGGCGTTCAGGAACTTGACGATCAGCCATATTAACGTGACCTTGTGCTTGTGCCGGATGCATACGTATTGTATCACGCGGATCATTAAAATTGATGTCAATTCCTGGTGCCTGTGGGGGCCGCAAATTATTTACTCGTACATTTGGTTCAGGTACCGGTAAATTAGGTTCTTGTTGAGGTTGAGTTGCAAAGAAATTTGTCCAAGTATTATTTACAAACGGATCAACAATAAAAGGGTTAATTTGTTTCCCTCTTTTGCTAATTACTTCGCCATTCATTTGGACTTGTTCTAAAATAACTTCAGTACTTGGCGGCTCAATAGAAAAATCACGAATTCTTTCCCGGGCTTCTTTAATTAAAAATGTATCATTTGGCTTTGCGTATGCTAATGCTTTTTTATAACATTTGATTGCAAACTCTGGATTGGATTTCACTTCATCTTGCACTCCGTTTTTAAAAATATCGCCGAGATATAACAATGACATTAGATCTCCTCCGTTTTCTATTGCTTTAATATACCAATGAATAGATTTGACTGGATCACTTGGTATTCCACTGGCGTCAGATCCTGAATAATACAAATCTGCTAATTGTCGGCAATGTTTAGCGTACATTATGTCTTGTTTTTTCGAGTTTTTTATTTTGTTTTTGTAAATTCCAGCAAGCTCATAATAATTTTTTTTAGACCCAAGTGTTTTTTTCAAGGTAACTATTTTTTTATCTTCTAAATGATTTTTAAATAAAGATACTATCTTTAAAATGAGTATTATAAATAAAATAACTACTACTGTCAATACTATTAATTTAATCATGACTGTAATTTAATAAGATGAAAAAAAAACGAACGGACGGTAATACTTATTTTTCATTTTTTGGTTTTTTGACAATTTTTGTTTTTCGCACACGGGGTTTAGTATGTTTAATACCTTGACGTTCTATCACTTGCCTATTTTTTTCGCAAAATGCAACAAATTCTTCAGCTTTGCGTTGGTTTTGAAAAAATTGGTACGCAATACGTTGAACACTTTTCTTCGAGTAACCTTCCTTTGTTTTATAGGTAGTATAGGTTAACGTATCCTGATTTGTTTTAATTTTTTTTTGCTCAACTTTATCCATATATTCCATTAACATTGGCGCCAATTTTTGCCGAATCTCTTCACGCTTATTCATCTCATTTCGCAATTGTTTAATTTCGTTCACTATCTGAATGTATTTTTTTAATGCAGTAACTATTAACTGATTGTCGTCACCTGATTTTGCTTCAGGTTTTCGTTGGGGAACAACTGGTTTCACTTCGGGTTTAGACATTTAATTAATTAAGAGTGAAAAAAAAGAAGAAGTTCTAGGAGTCATTGTACTACGTTACTTAGCAATGACTTTCTTTTTATAGATATGTTTCTTGCCTGTCATTTTCTCAAATGCTGGACTTGCCTTGACTTTTTTGTATTCGACTGTATACTCAAATGTCTTATTGTGACTCTGTCCATGGGTAGTTTGGCGAATCTTCACATCAAATTTACCTGATTCATTCTTAACTCCAGTATCTTTCATGTGACGAGTAGCCGCCTTAGCTGCAGCAGCTGCTGGACCTTGCTTTCCACGCTTAACACGATAGTCTCCAGTCTCTTTTCCATCGGCATGTACCATTGTATAATGCACGAATTCGGATTTCTCCTTATCTTCTTTTGCCGGTTTAGGCGATTTGTCCTTGGTAACCTTGACCTTTGCTTCAACTGGTTCAGTCTTTCCTCCGGTTTTTGTACCAGTTTTACTAGTACTAGCTTTGCTTGAGGCCTTGGCTTTACTCTTGGCCTTACCTTTACTCTTACCTTTACTCTTACCTACGCGTTTGCGAGAACGTTTTCCTCCATCAGCACCTCCCTCAGCTTGAGCAGCTGCAAGATCAGCAAACATATTATCGAGATCAGAATCTCCCCCATCATGCGCTTCACCTGAAAAATTAACTCCTCCTTCGCCGAGATAAGCATCTTCTAAACCGTCGTAGTCACTTGAATAACTAAGATCTTCAACAGACATATTTTATTATAATATTACCACAACAAAAAAATTTTAAGTATAAACGCAGTCCCGCTGACCATTTTTAGTAAATTCCAATTGAAAATAAAATATTTCAGTTGCGAAAAAATATTAGAACTTTTTTCTATTTAACCATTAATGGAAAACGATAATAAAGAAAGATCAAAACTAGAAGAAGCTGAAAAAAATAGAACAATTGCAGCTAAAGCGCCTGTAAAAATAACGGAAACACCAATTGTTCTAAACTCTCCCCAATCCCAACCACAAAAAAAAGATCCAGCAGTAGTTACACCTACTGTAACAGCTAAAGCGTCTTCAAAAATTAATGTGATGGCAAACGCGTTTGTTCCTAGGAAACCACAATCACAACCACAACCACAACCACAACCACAACCACAACCACAACCACAACCACCTTTACCACCCCAACAACAACAACAAAAAGAAGCACTAGCACCAATTTTTAAAGAATGGGATATTGAAGGGTTGAGTGAAGAGCCACAAGAATGGGATGATGAAGAGCCACAAGAATGGGATGATGAAAAGCCACAAGAAGGGTATGATGAAGATCCACAAGAATGGTATGATGAAAATCCACAAGAACGAATGCCACAAACAGTTTATGAAAATCTCCCTTATTCTGAAATATTGATACCAGCAATTATTCAATCAAAGGAAACTTTTGATCGTTTTACAACCGTTACACAAAATGAATTCTATAGTGATTTCTATATAGAAAAAATTAATGATATGCTTAATATATATGACACAAAAATACATAAATTAGAATCATTTGATGGGGATTTAGTAGAAATTATTAAAAATATTGAAGCAAATACTGATTCAAATAATGAGGGATTATACAATTCCATTAAAGAGTTTATTAATTACGTTGCAACCGATGATGGATTTAAAATATTAAATCATGTTTTGTTGAATGATTATCGAGTTAAAGCGAACTCAGAATTGAGTAAATTATTTTCTCAAAAAGGTGGTGGGCTAGACGCCATTCCAAATTTTATTAAAAATTTTATTAAAATTTATGCTAGTTGGAAAGATAAAACTCAATTAACGGATGAATTTGTAGATTTTTGGAATAATATTTATGATGTTACTAATCAATTAAATGGTTTTGTTGGCTATTATAGAAATAAAATATTACCAGAGGAACATAGAGAATATAATAATTTAATTAATGCTTTAAAAACTCAACTCGAACAAACAAATATAAATAATCATGAAATTGATACCAAAACTAAACTACAAACAAATTTTGTATTATTTCAAAGTATAGGTAACCTATTTAATTATTTAAATACACATAAAAACACATTAGAAAACGTTAAACTACTTAATCAAGAACTTCCTTATTCTACAAAATTGATACCGCTATTTATTCAGTTAGATGATTTTAGCAAATATTTTGATGGTGATGGAAAAAAATTAAGCAAAATAGGGCAAAAAAAAATTAAAGGAATGATTGATTGGTACAATGATGTATCTAAAAAATCACAAGAATCAAGATTAGAGTTATTAATATCTATTGATAATGATTTAGCAATCATTATTGAGGATATTGATGAAGATAATTTGATTAGTGATATAAAAAAATTCATTAAGTATATTAAAAATGACCCTGATTTTTTAAATTTGAACTATGTTTTGTTAAATGAGTATAATGCAAATGAAAGTAATTTACAATTGAGTGAATTATTCGATCCGAAAAAAAGTAAAGAAAAAGATAAACCCGATAATTATGGTTTACTAATACCAAAATTTATTCAAAATTTTATTGATATTTATGCTAGTTGGAAAGATAAAAATATTCAGTCAGTCGAATTTGTAGTTTTTTGGAAAAATTTTGAAAATATTAAAAAAAGTTTATATAAAATATATTCAATTTATCCTAGTAGTCGTGATTCCACAGAAATAGTAAGAGAATTTTATAATCAAATTTATATGAAATTATTGCTGGAATTCTTGAAATACATGGAAAAAATACACGGAGTTGAAAAATCAAAACATCATGAATGGAGAAATTACCCAAAAAAATCTAGTTTTGATAAAAAAACACAAATAAAAGAAAGTTTTTTAGTATTCAAGGAAATAGGTAATGCTTTTCATTACATAAAAGAGAATCAAAAAAAAATAAATGAAGATAGCAAAAAAATAACTAATCTTGAATTTCCACCTAAATCTCGAGTACCAGACGCAACTGACAATATTATCCCTAATATAGTAATAAAAAATGCTGATATTTATGCAAACTGGAATGATAAAAATTATTGGGAATTCAAAATGTTTTTTGGTAATATTATCAGACAAATTCACATTGTCATCCAATATTTTGAAGAAAGAAGATTCAAATGGCTAAAATCAGACAATGACCTCAAAACCTATATTAGTTCATTAAAAATATCAATTAATAATTATTATGATGCTAGAGAAGAAAATAATTATGATTTAATTGAAAAAGACAAAATTGAAATTAATAAAAATATAATAAATCTATTTAAATATTTAACCAACCCTGATGTCAAAAAAAGATTACTTCAAATTCCCATCAGTGACCTCAAATTCCAACCTAAACCTCGAGTACCCGATGCAACAAATGAGATTATTCCTAATGTAGTAATACAAAATGCTAATATTTATGCGCAATGGAACAATTCCGATGATTATAAAGAATTCGAAATGCTTTTTAGTAATATTATCAAACAAATGGGTATTGTCATCAGATATTTCGAAGAAAGTAGATTCAAATGGTTAACTGATCCTGAACTTAATAATCTGATTGGTACTTTAAAAAATAGTATAGCAGTATATAAAACTGCCAATTCAGCTGAAGAAAAAAATTATAATTTAATCGGTCGGGACAAAAGAAATATTTATATAAATATAATAAATCTATTTAAATATTTAACCAACCCTGATGTCAAAGCTAGATTACTTCAAATTCCCATCAGTGACCTAAAATTTCCAACTATTCATGATTACGCAAGTTGGAATGGTAAAGACGACAGTAGCGACGAATTTAAAGAATTCTCCGCACATGTCAAAGAATATCTTCATAGATTTAGTAATTTATTTAAACATTTATCAAAAAAGAAATTATTAGACCAACAATTGTATGAAGATTTTGTAAAGTTAACTGAACCGATTTATAACAAAGAAATTAAAGGAAAAAAAGAGACATATTATTTCCCAATCTTTCAAAAATTAGGTGAAATAATTAATAATATAATAACGAATGAAAATATTAATTATTTCAAACATCCCAATTTAGGATTAATGTTTCTTGAAAAACACCCGCATGTGGGACAAGGTCAGGGTTGCAATTTTTATTTACCAGAAGCTAACAAAAATTTATATAAAACATGGTCAGACACTGAAATTGGTACAGATTCTTTTAAAGATTTTAATAATAATCTTAACCTTATTAAAATACAAATGGGTAATTTTCTTAATAAGTACATTCAGCAACCTGTACCTGAACAAGTGGAGTCAAAGAAAAAACCATTAGTTTCGGCATTAGTTCAATTAACATTAAAAAATAAAGAATTTAATACCCGAATTTCCGATTTAAAAGAAAAGTTGGATCAGTTTAAAATTAATGCATTAAAGATTACAAAAGATACTTCACTGGAAGATAAAGCGAAATATTATGAAGAAGAACTCCCAGCAAACAAAGAACAATTCTTCAAATCAATTGGTACCCTTTTTAAATACATTGCGGACAATTTTTCGCAGCTTCAGGAAACATGTCGGAAATTATTAAAAAAAAGAGAAGAAGAAAAAAAAGAAGAAATAATTACACCTGCCGAATGTGAATTATTAGATATTCATGGATATATTGAACAGCATCATAGCCAACGTACTGAGTACGAAAGAATTAAAGAAAAATACAATAATATTTTTGATACATTTATGGATGAATGGAAAGCTGCAATTGACAACAGTGCTGTCGAATTACAAAATTTTACTGAAAAAATAAAAAATGCAAACAATCATGACTCGTTAGAATACGAACTCAGATGTTTTTTTACAAAATATAATTATTTGCAGTCAAAATATTGGTATTATATTTTAAAGGGAAAAATTGGTAATGCCATGTGGTCAGTTAAAACTTCTATTGAAAAATATGATGTTTTGAGTATTGATTGGACTAACACACAATATGAAACAATATCTGACGAAACAAAATTAAAAATGATAAAAAAAATGGAAGAATCTAACATATCTCCTGCGAGTGTTTTATTTAATCATTTTTCACCATTTTCAGTTGACAACACATCTCAAAAAGAGTTCTTAGAAAAGTCCGAAAATAAAATTATGATAATTGAAGCACAAACCGGGACTGGTAAAAGTGTTCTTGTCCCTCAAATTTTAAATAATGCATTGGGTGGCCAAAGAGGTAGTAAAATTATTTGTACTCAACCTCGGCGCAAAAATGCCATCGATTTATCAAATTATGTTGCAAAAATGTTGGAATCCGAACCTGGTGAAATTGTAGCATATGACATTGGTGGTAAAACTAATAAAACAGGTACTGAGGAAATTGTCTATCAAACTATTGGAAAATTACTCCAAGATCTCCGAAAATTATTAAAAGAACCGACAAAAATTAAAACAAACTATAAATGTATTATTATTGACGAAATCCATGAGCGAACAATTGACCAAGATTTATTATTAGGTGTAATAACTACGATCAAAGCAAAGCATCGGCCAAAAATTGTTATTATGAGTGCAACATTTGATCCATTAAAATACTTTGATTACTTTACATATCCTAATAAATATTCTAATAATGAAATTTTCCAAAACAAACAAAAAGAAGGAAAACAAAAACTTCGTACATTCGCACATGATTCGAAAATATATAGATTTGGGAATTTTCCTAAAGAAACGAAAATATGTGACATTAATGTCAAAGAAAAAACAATCAAATGCAATTGGACTAAGGGTAAAAATTATAAGGATGAAATTTTAAAGGAAATATTAAAAATTGACCAATCTAATAGTAATTATGAAACTGATGGTATCCTCGTATTCTTACCAGGTAGTGGAGAAATTGCTAAACTCAAAGAAAAAATCAATGCAGAAAGTAAAAACAATTTCTCAATTGTTGAACTTACACGTGAGAATAGTAGTTTGTATAGTAGTCAGTGGAACACAAGAGATAAAACTAAACGAGGTATAACTTTAGCCACAAATGTTGCCGAAACCGGTATAACATTTGAAAATATTGGCCACGTCATTGATTCTGGTTGGAAAAAAATTAATGTTTTTGATCCCCAAATTGGTGCTAATATTTTAATTCGTACATCCATTTCTATGGACAATGCTGTCCAGCGGCGTGGACGTATTGGACGTCTTCAGCGTAAAGATGAGTATCAGTTTCATGCAATGTACTCCAAAGAAGTTTGGAATAATCTTTTACCATTATCTGTGCCTCAAATTTTTACTTCTGATATTACCAAACAAATTTTATTGCTAAAGAAAATATTTAAAGCGTCAAAGAAAAAAGGAGAACAGGTTTTAAAATTAGATAGTATTATGTTTGATTTTCCTTGGCTTGATAGACCTCCAACTGAAAGTATAACTTACGCAATGCATACATTATTCCATTTAGGGGCTATTGATATTTCTGGGAATATTACAAAAATTGGAACATTTATGAATCATGGTTCGTTTAATACTGTTTCTTTAGAAAATATTCGCGCATTGTATACTGCATGGGAACTTGGAGTGATTTGGGAAGTTGCATCAATTATTGTTTTAAGTAGTCTGATGGAACAAAATCAATTATTACTATCAAACTACTCGATGTTAGGTAATAATATCCAGTCAAATTTTAAAAGTGATCATATTACTTTATTACATATCTACCAAACATTTTTGAGTAGAGCAGCTATAATGACTACAAATAAACTCAAATTATGGTGTACTGATCATGGAATTAATTATGATACAATTATTAGTGTCCCAAATGATACTCTCGAACTACTAAAAATATTTAGCGCAGAAGATAATGTTCCCTGTTTTTCAATGCACAGTCCTTTCAAAAAAATAAAAAACTATTCGGACATTACTGATGTTATTAGCGAGCCGGTTTCTTTTGATAAACCAGAAAATTATATTCAAGATGATGTTTATCTTAAAGTTTTACAGGCATTATTTTCAGGTCATTTTATGAGAACAGCTGAATTCATTGAAGGAAGCAAATCTTATTACAATTTATCAGTTGGCGTTATTGCTAAAATTGATGACACTCGATCAGTTGTTTGGAATACAAAAAATGCTCACCGCATGTTTCCAAAAACTATTATGTATTCGAATTTGGTTATGACAACTAGTATTGAAAGCGGTGTTTCACAATATAAAATGTCACTAGTAAGTGAATTTAATCCTAATTGGTGGGGCGAGTATGCACCTGATTATCAATTGGTTGACTAACTTTCGCGACACATTTGTTACACTGAAATGAATTGGACATAATTAAATATGATTTATTTGGATAATTTCCAAATTTTGGGCACGGATTACAAATGTGTCGGCAATATGGGAACATTTTATTTTGTATTTTTTGATTACTACGTATATTCGTTAAATACTCAGCAATTTTTTTATAAATCTTAGCAGACTCTTTTTTTTCTACAATACGTACTAAGTGGCTACTTTTTCTACCGCCACTTTTTGTTTTCCACACCAACAGCCTCATCATTCCTATTTCCATACGACTCACAGGCAACCCTATTTGGATAAAACTATGATGATCGGAATTTTCTTTATCATAGTAACGCGCTTTTATCATTTTTAGTAACCAATTGGGATCTAAATATTCGAAATATACACATACACTTACATTACCAGTGAGCCAACTCCAAACCCTAATTTTGCTATTGGAATTATTGATTTTCGATTCTTCAATCCACATATCCCAATTGATCGGATTTTCTAGTTCTTGTAAATTTGGAAGAGTCAAGCCAAATTTATCCCCCCATTCTTTAAATTTTTTGCATACTTGTTTTAATTTTTTTTGAGTTAGAGGCCGAACAATTTGCCATATGAGCTGAAATATATCGCGACTAATCATTTTCAAATATTACATAATTAATTTTTAGTCTCAACTATTTTCATTTTTCAACTAAACATTTATAAACTTGTACCAACCTATTAATACGTCCGTTATTACATGGGCCCATCGTAATAATATCGGCCAATTGTTCAATAAAATATATGATTGCATCAGGGTCATCCTTTACAAGTATCCGCCAAATTCTTGGTAATATATCTTCGACACTTAGTCCATTTTGATCTTTATTATTTTTAACATCTTGCTTAAATAAAACTAATGTCCGATATGCATTTTGTTTCATTTTTTCTACTACACCTGAACTTGTTTTGAAACGACGTATGAATTCAAAAATTTCTTGAACTACAATCCTAAATTCTTTTAATGTTGCCAAAGGGTACATTGTGTCGTTAGCTAATAATTTCATGTAAATATCCTTTACTTTATTATCATAATAATGTGTATTTAAGAGTTCTGTCATTATTAAAAAAGTACTGATAAAAAAATTCTATTACCCGCTCTTTTTTTTTATCTTTTAATTAGTATAAGTGATTAATTGATAAAAAATGTCCGTCGTAATTAAAGTACAAAAAGATGAAGCTGAAAAAGCTGAGTTAGATAAAATTGTAGAAAAGATGAATAAAATTAAAGAAACTTTATATGGTAAAGACGGCACCAGTGATCCACAAATTCTGGATCATATTGAACTTTGGTCTGACTCTGGAGCAGTTGATCTCACTGTTTTAAAAAAATATGTGAAAAACCTTGAAACCGCTAGTATAAATGAAATTGAAGTTGGATTCCGGAACTTTGTTGACAACCATAATAAAGTTTTATTTGGACACATTTTGCCCCAACTGGAACTACTCAATGAACTATATCGTTTAATCAATGTTGCTGACCGCAAACTTGGAGAATCTGATAAAGTTAAAGTTATTGGCAGAATTAATGAAATGGTAAATAATATTCGCCCAACACTTGGAAATTGGTTGAGTGTTCAAAAAGATCTCCAGTCGCGCCTAAAGTATGAACTTGATCTTGCTAGTGCAAAAAAACCAAAATTCCTCCCACCACAAGAAGGTGGAAAAAAATTGGCATTCAATACAAATTGGAAGAATGGTTGGGATGGGCTTCATGTAGATGCCAATAGTCCTGTCCGACTTGAAACAGCTGATCTTAATTCCAAATTATTTGGCGACCAAATGTTTTATACTGAAAATGGTGAATGGATTCCTAATGCTGGTAAATTAATATTACCTAATGAACTTAGTACAGATTTAGTTAAAATTGAAAAAGAAGGTGTCAAACGTGTTGCTAAAAAAAAATAAAACATTTTATTTAAATTAGCCGATAATTTTTAAGGGATTTCCCCTTGATGTATTCATCCGGTTTAATTTTTTTTAATTCTTCATGAACTGCTTTTTTTGTAATCTTATTTGAGTAATCAGTTGGACGGTAACTATTATCATTTGCCCATTTCGCCAATTTTTGACATAGTTCATTAAAATCAATAGTAGCACCATCTTTTTCTTCCAAACAGGTGTCAATGAATAGCCAAATTATTGCATTTAATTCCATTTTTTTCACAACTGTTGACATAATTATAATTGGTTTTGGTGGGCTTACTGCTTCAACTATCTGGATAAGTTCAGGTGCACTGGTAGGTGTAATGGTAGTTACAGCTGCTCCTGATTTTTTTTCTAATTCGATAACTGTTCCATTATACTTTTTAAGATTATTGACTAAATTTTTTTCGTCAGGGTAATCCTGTAAAAACACTCGTTTAAAATCAGAGTTAGTATAATTGAATTTGACAGAATCTTTAGCAAATTTTTTGCGTTCGGTGTTTGTACCTGTAATACTACCAACACCTGTACCATTTTCTAGCATAAACGATACTAATCCAATTAATGTTGTACTAATTTTCCAATTAGGCGACCATTGTTCCGGATGATAGTGGCTGAATGTAGTACATAATTTAGTATATGTTTGAAACCGACCACTTGGGGTTACCATTTCGAATGTTGGTGCTCGTGATGGATAATTATTTGGCACTTTGACAATACCCATGTATACACCGTCTGCATAATCGCAATCTTCTAATGAATGAATAAGGAAATACCATGTTTTGATATCATCAAGAGCGGGTTTAACAATAATATTAGGAATTGGACATTCCTTAATTTTTAAATATTCTTTTTCTAATCTTTTTTGACAAATATTTGATTCAGCCATAATATTAAGTTAATATTCACATTTTTTTAAATAAAGACTAATATTATTTTTTTTCAATTAGTACAGTAATAAAGAATGAATATAATTAATTGCACACAATATATTAAGCAGGGGTATGATTATATGTTTAGTGGGAATAACAATGCAAATGATGTATCTTTAATTCTTGATCCAATGAGTACAATTGTTAAACTCGCTATATATAATTATATGCCAGATGATACTAAACTCCGATTAACACGTAATACAATTAAATATGATAAACCCAATACATTAATTCCCCAGGGTATCCAACGTTGGCGCAAAAATGCAAAAAAAGAAGACCTTCATAATTTACATATTCCAATTGTGAAAGCAATTGAATGGTACCTTAATAATAATAATCAGCAAATATTCCAATTGGCGATCAAAGGATTAGAAAAACTCAATAATGTTTATACAGATACTTCCAAAATTGTATCTCAAGCGCTAATTTTGAATGTGAATATTATTAAATATAATATTAGTATTAATAGTGAGTCAGAACACGATGGATCATTAATTAAAAGTGTGATAGTAAATGCTCGCGAACATGATATTTACTATCAATTGCAAAAATTATGGTCAGAGGAAGAAATTACTCTTATCATCAGTTTATTTACCAAACTTGAATCAAAAAAAAATGATTTTGAAAAACGAGGTTATCTTGATGCAATTACAAATATTATAAATGGAAAGGATGACCAAGTTGCAACAACGTTAGAAAAATTAATTACAAGTCTTTAAATATTATCTCTGCACATGGGGCATTTATTATTATAATTTTTAAGATATGTATCGATACAGGTTTGATGGTAGAAATGTTCGCATTTCATAATTCTGACAGTATCTGATTGTTCGAATTCACTTAAACAAATTGCACATTTATCTGTTTTTTTTTGTAATTCATCTTCTAATTGACCGTATTCCATTAATGTCAACTCATCAAGCGCATCTTCATTAACTGTCGTTTTTACTCTTGTGCGCAGAATAATCTCACGTATGACAAGATTGCGAATGCGCCTATTTGTTGGCAAACGCGCTTCTTGTAAAATACTCATGATTGTATCATTTTGTTCTGTTGTAATATTGCGAAAATTGTCGTTGTCACCAAGATTTGGATAGATTTCCATAATTGTATCAATGGCACATGTGAATGCATCAAATGGATTATCTAAAGGATTTCTTTGCGGTGGTGATGTGTTTCCAGGACCATTTGCACCTACAAATTCAGTTTCATGTGCAAAATTTCCCAAAATATCACGAATTATATTGCGTTGAGTTTGGTTCAAATTGTCAATTGGAATAATTTGGGGTTCCTGTCTTGGTGGAGGCACATGCATCATTGGAGCAAATACTGGATCATCTGTATTTGCAGGAGCTGACCTAGTGTGAACTACTAGACGGCCATTATTTCGTGTCGTAAATACCTCGTAAAGTGTTGGAGTATTCATTTTAAGTAATTTAATCTTGCAATAAAGTAAGATATTTTTATTTTCAATTGAAAAATTAAAGTAATTAAAGTAATTAAAGTAATTAAAGTAATTAAAGTAATTAAAGTAATTAATGAAAACATTTAATATCATTGCTGCTGTCCATCAGGATACCCAGGGAATTGGGTACAATAATACTCTTCCTTGGAAAATTAAGGAAGACTTAGAATTCTTCAAAACAAAAACAACTGGTGGTACGGTTATCATGGGTTCGCAAACATGGAAATCATTACCAAAAACATTTTTACCAAACCGATTAAATATTGTAATTACTCGAACTCCACAAGATTATGCGGAACATGTAGTCGACAAATCACTTATCTTTGCGAATAGTTTAACAAATGCATTGAATACACCAAATTGCCCACAACCTGTTTACGTAATTGGTGGCGAATCTATCTACAAAGAAGCAATTAATCATCGTGGTTGTCTAAAATTATATATCAATGTTATAATTGAGCTAGTTTCCGGTTCAACTGATAGTCTTAAATTTGACAAATTTTTTCCTCAATACCAAGATCATTTTTGTATAAAAAAGCAAGTAATTAGAGTGGTTAGTGGTGGGAAATGTTCATTCGAAAAATGGGTTCAACGCCCTTCACTTAACCCCGAAGAAGAAAAATATTTGCTTACTATGGATCGAATTATTCGGTCAAATTTAAGTAATAATCGAACAGGTATTAAAACATGGTCAACATTTGGTAATGAATTTAGATTCGACTTAAGGAACAATCGGTTTCCTCTCCAAACAACTCGGCGCATGTGGTTACGGGGTGTCTTTGAAGAATTCAAATGGATTCTCAGTGGATCTACTGATGCAACCCAATTGGCTGCAAATGGTGTGAAAATTTGGCTCCCAAATACTACCCGTGAATTTTTAGATGCTCGAGGTTTGCAAAATTACACCGAAGGCGACATTGGACCAACTTACGGTTTTAATATGCGACATTATGGGGCCAAATATTTTGGTTGCAAAAATAATTATACTGGATGCGGAACAGATCAACTGACAAACGCTATTAAACTTCTGAAAGAATCTCCTACGAGCCGACGTATAATCATTGATCTTTGGAATCCTGATACAATCAATCAAACAGCTTTGCCACCATGTATGTTTTGCTACACATTTTATTACAATGAGCAAACAAATGAATTGAATTTACATGTCAATCAGCGTAGTTCCGATTTCTTCATTGCACGAAATTGGAATGATGTATTCGCATCACTATTTTTGAAAGTTATGGCTAAATTAGTTGGTATGCAACCCGGTGACTTATGGGTAACAATTACAAACGCACATATTTACGAATCACATCTAGATCAAGTTTTGACCCAGCTTTCAAGGTACCCTAAAGAATTTCCAACATTAACAATTGGGAGAAAACTCGAAACTATTGAAGATATTTTAGCTCTCAACTATTCTGATTTAGAATTAGCTGGATATAATCCTCACCCAGCAATTGCAAGTGAAATGATTGTTTAATTTATTTTTCTAATTACAATACATAATACAATGACAGAAAAATTAATTGAGCTTTTTGAAAAGATTACAGTTAAATCGACAGGATGCAAACGTGCACTTTTAATTGGCATTAACTATTTTGATACAGATAGCCAACTTTCCGGATGCCTTAATGATATTGATAATATGCGCAATTACCTTGAAAATATTGGATATACTGAATTTCTTGTAATGAAAGATAGTCGTGAACAAACCGCGTCACCATTAGTCCCTACACGGGAAAATATTATTAATGCCATGAAAGCATGTGTAGCCAAAACAAAATCAGGTGATACACTTTATGTTCACTATTCTGGCCACGGTTCGCAAACTATTGATCAAAATAAAGATGAAACCGATGGTATGGATGAATCTATTTGTCCTCTCGATTATGAAAATGGTATGATCATTGACGATGATTTAAATAATCTTTTAATCAAACCATTACCAGTCGGAGCCAAATTGCGTGTATGTTTTGATTCTTGTCATTCTGGATCAGCATTAGATTTACCATTTAGATGGGTATCGTCTAATAGAATAGTTACTGAAAATACTAAACGTTTATGCAAAGATGTTATTTTCATTTCAGGATGCATGGATGCGCAAACGAGTGCGGACAGTTCATTTAATGGTCATGCTGCAGGTGCAATGACATGGTCACTATTAACAAGTTTGATGGATATAAAAAAATCAGGCAAACATATGACATCATGGACATGGGTTGATTTGGTTCAAATGATGCGTATGAATCTACGTAAAGAGCAATATGATCAAATTCCTCAGCTTGGATTGGCTGATCCTCACGATTCTGCCAAGTTTGTTGACATTTTATAAAACTAAAGTTATTTTGTCTTTTTTTTTCTCTTACTCGATTTTTAAGTATGAATTCATCTATTGTCATACATGATGATTATGATCATGAAAATCAATTAGTTATTGTCAAAAGAGATCTTGAATTAATTAATCAGCGGCAAGTAGTCCTCGAACAGAAAATTGACCGTATTATTAATTTTCTCGATAATCACCAAGCACTTATGCTTCAAAAAAATAATGATACTCTTGCTGAACATAAAAGTCTTTTCGTTCAGATTTTAACAGATGTCATTGATAAAGAAAACAGCTCAAAAATTGTCGTAGACAAAATTAACGAATTTTTGACTGAAAATCGTCAAATTTATGTCGATCTTTTCGATTCTGTTTACAAACAAACAAAAAAAAATACGGAGCAAATTAAATCTATCAAACCATTGCTCGATAATATCGAACGTACGCAAAATGGTATTTCAGCATTACTTAAACTTACATATACAAAACCTGATATTTTCCCATCTGGTATTTTTTAGTCTACTCCACCACTCTTAGTTACTACCTTAGCACCACCTGAACGTTGCCAGGTTTCTACTACAGTAAATGCACTAAATACTGTCGATGCTTCTTGTAAATTAAATGCTCCACGCTGTTGAGCAACTGTCACCGCATTGAGAAGTCCAATGACTCCCTGTTCCAAAGTTAATTGTTGAGGTTGGGACATTAATTAATTAATATAAATATACTAGAAAAATTATCTTTAGATAGTTTTATCAGAGACGTCATGGTAAACGAAACACTTTTCGAAATTATCTTTTCAAATGAAACAAAAATAGAGTCAATTACAGTTATTGAATCTCCTACAGAAGTTTTATCAAACTTTATTGATATTGCTAAAAAATATATTGCCTCCGTATGCAAAGGTAATGTTATTGTTTGTGAATTATCTGTTTCGCAAGAAACAATCAAACGCGATCATACTCAATATCCAATTGATACTTTCATTTTGACACCAGACAGTACTAAAGAAAGTGAAATATTGGTCTATCATAAAATTAAAATGATAAATCCAGGTTGGGTATATAATTCTGAGTCAACCAAAGTTACTCTTTTTGGAAGAATTGGTGTGAGAACTATTAAATTAGGTCAAGAAATCATTAATAAATTAAATTCTGTATATGAAACAAATTTGAAAGCTTTGGCAACAATTCAACGCACAATTGAACTGCAAAATATGGAAGAAGTACTTACTCAGCGTGAGAATGCTTTAGATATCCAAACCGAAGAGATTTATGCTGCTGAAAAAGAATTAATGAACTTTAGAGATGTTCTTAGGGAAGAAAAGAATGCACTATTTAAATGGGAAGTTGAGCTTTTGAATTGGGAGAGACACCTTGAAACAATAGATACAAATTCAAAAAAACAAATTCAATCTACACCTGATACTGGTAAACGTCAAAAAATTACCCAACCAATAATTAATCAAGTGCCATATTTAGATGAACTGAAAGAATTTTTCGCTACAAGTCTAAGATGGAAAATGTGGGAAGACGATACAGATTGTCTCGATGAAATTGAAAAAAATATTCATCGCACTGACAATTGTACAAAATTTTAATGAGAAATCATACTTAAATCATACGCTATACGCCCAATGACATTACTGTAACCTTTCAGATTATGTCCACCTTTAGGTACAATAATGCCTCCTGCTTGAGCTATTATTTTTTTTAGTGGTTTAATATATTTTTCAAATGCAGGTGCAACTGTTTCTCTATACTGATTGAAAACGCTTTCCATAGTTCGATTGCGCTCAACTATGTCTCGTTGAGTTCTTCTCATGACGCATTCGTCTTGCTTGACATCAATGTAAATAGGTAAGTCAACCAACGTTCTCAGTTCTGGCCAATAATATATTAAAATCCCCTCAAATATATTAATGTCCCCAGGAACACATATATCAATAGCATCTTTGTCTCGCATATGTGTCACGTAATTATATCTAGGCAGAAACACAGTTTCCCCACATGAGATTTTTCGCACAGTCTCAAATAATAACTCCTTATCAAACGCATCGGGATGATCATAATTTCTGTTTGTTTTGTCTTCATCGGGAAGAGGATCCCGGTAAAATCTATCACAATTCACAATTACAACTTTTTTTGAAGGAAATCCTTTTAACAAATTGTTGGCAAATGTTGTTTTCCCTGAGCCACTACTGCCATCAATAAAAACAATGTACCATATATTTGACATTTTCAATCTTATATTTAAGTTTACCTTTGATTTTTTTTTTCAAGTTTAAGTTCAAGTACTCTACCATGTCACGCAGAATTATTGTAGATTCAAGACTACGCATAAATTTAACTGATAGCACTTCAAATTTTACTGTTTCTATCCCAAATTATATTAATATCAGTAAACTCCGCCTTGTAGAAGCAACGATCCCTCTCACATTCTTTCTTATTAATAGCACTAATAACACATTTTTAATTAATGTCCAAGGATTCAGCACTTACGCTATTTCGCTAACACCAGGAAAATATATTAGTTCAAGTATTGTCACTGAAATACAAAATAAATTAAATGCATCTGTACCGGTCGACACATACATAGTAACTCTCGATCCTATTACTAATCGCATTAATATTATAGCAACTACTAATCCATTCAAAATTACTACTGTAGCTGTACCAACGGATCCTATGAGCATAGGCAGAATTCTCGGATTTGGGACAACTATACCAAGCTATGCAATTAATTATACATTTCCAAATCAATTAAACCTTTCCTGTCCAAATGAATTATATATTACCAGTAGTATTATTACAGGTGAATTAGAAGAAATTTATATTCAAGCAACTACTACCCCAGATGTAACCCGTATTATTGAACGTATCCCGATTTTTCAGTCACAAGGAACTATCCAAACATATATTGTACCCACAAATGTCCGCCAAGTTTATGTCCAATCAAACACGTTTAATACTTTTGATGTACAAATACGCTACCCGAACGGTGCAATCGTCGACCTTAATAATATTGATCTCACTCTGGTTTTTGACATAAATTAAATTAAATTAAATTAAATTCATTCACGTTCAAGTCGCAATTGTTTTAATTCTTCTTCAAGAAAGTACATTTCTGGGTCAAAATCAAGATTTGAACTTTTAATCTGGAATCGTTCAGATATAGTACATATACCAGAACACAATCCCCGATAAACATTAGTTGTTAAAGGCATCATCGTGTCGACACCAAGACTATAATCTTCTGTATCCCCCGACTCCTTTAACTGTTTTTTTGGTGGCTGATTTTTGTGAGTTAGTACCCTTTTGGTGGACATAATTAGGTCATGTAACAATAGTAGCCTTAATATACCATACTGACATCTTTCTTTTCAATTTAATTGACTAGCTGACAACGTTTGATTATTTTCTTATGTAATGTTAAATGTCAGAAACAGCTAATCTTCCAGATGTCAAACGAGAAATCGAATCTATTTATGGGAATATCAAGGGTACAATTGTTGCAGGCAATTTCAATGCAGTCACATTGATTACAATCCTTCCACAGCTAATGGAATTAGCAGGAAAATGTAATGATTTTGATGGAATTCAAAAGAAAAGTATTGTTATTGGTGTTGTCGATCATATCATTGTAGATAATGTTGATAATCTAGACCTGGAAAATACCCTACGACAAATGGTTCCTACAGCTATTGATACAATGTATGATGTATGGCTGAAACGGTATATTTTCAAAGAGCAAATTCAAGGATGTTTTGCCCATTGCAAAAAAAAGTAATTATTATCATTAATTTGTTTTTTGTTTTTTAAATTCTGATATGATTTGGTCTTCTTCTTTGGCATCATAATATGCAAAATATTTGACATTAGTAACACTACCAAATCCTATGCCACCACCATTGTTATCACCACGTGTGACAAATCGAGTACATGGATGTTCGCACCCAACGACTTCATCAATTGTTACAGCTTGTGAGTCAAAATATGATTGCGCTCCATAATTCTCCATTGTATTGAGATTTTTTTTGCCTGCTTCATCAAACATAATACGAAATTCCGTTTCAGCAGTGATTAAATCGTCAATTTCTTCCTGCGTATAATTTATCGGATTTGCATTATGTCGCTTAGTCGTAATAATATAGCATCTAAATCTGCTTGATGTTTTACTATTGTCCTTTAGTATTACTACAGTTGGATACTCTCTGATTATACATGATGAATCGCCAATATTACTGCAAATTGTACATTCATCGTGTATAATTGCCATATGTAAATGATAATGATCAGGCACACTTGCACCACTGCTATTGCCAGTATTATTACCGCAAATATATGCAGCTCCACCTTGTTGCAAAATTAGTTTTTTTGCTGCGTAAATTGCCTGTTTGGATTCTATTGAAAGATTCTCGTATTGGCAATGCTCATTAGAAATAATTAAATATTGAGTTTGTTTTTCTAGCATTAATTTTGTCGGATAATAAGGTCTAATATTTTCGATTATTGTAACATAAGGATCTTGATATATTCGCCGATCAGACATTTTCTTAATTTCGCTCTCGCATAATGGACACGACATGAATGTAAAGTTAAAAAAATAAAGTAACGTTGTTTTTTTTTCAACTTTACAGTCTTACAGTACTGGCATAGGTTTAATCTTAACTAAAATACAAACAGTCGGACCAGCTGGTCCAAAATCACCAGTGTCAGCACGCAACTTGAGACCCTGTTCGACTACAGCAGCCAATGATAAAGGAGCACCATCAGTTCCAACTAGTGAAACACTAGGTGAAGTGTTTAGTACTGTTTTGCTAACAGACATTAAAACAGCCTGTGTAACACCATTATCCACAACAATTTCTAGATTGTTGGCAACACCTGCTAATGGTAATGATTGTGTTACTAATTTAATTTGAATTTGAGAAATTACATATCCAGCAGGAATACAAACGATGTTGTCATCTTTTGTTACTGCATCAACTCCAAGTGTATCAATCTTTGTTGCAACTCCGGGCTCACACGGGTCGCGATTATATCCAACAATAGTAGTAGCCATTATTACTATTGGTTTAGAAAAAAACTAAATGTATTACTGTCGACAATCGACATTCGTAATGTCCCCCATTCAGATGTTCGTCGGGGTACTCCATTATCTGAAACCCAATATTTTATTGAATTATTAATAGCTTTTTTAAATTCAAAATCATTAACAGCTTCAGTTAAAATATTCATGATTTCATGTGGATCACTAATTACTCGTATTGCCCGTGATAACTTAAATAATAATGCTGATCGCAAAAAATAATACTCAACTACTGCAGGTGTGATTACTTCCAAACTAGGTCGATAACTTTGAATTGGTTCAGACATCCAAGCACTATTACAACAATGTTTAATAAATTGGTCAATATTTCGAAAACCAAAGAAACTCAAAATTTTACCTGACTGTTTAATGCCAAACTCTCTTTCTTGATCTAATAATTGTTCAAAATCTTTTGTTTTTTCAGTAGCAACAAACATCGCATTCAAAATTATCGCATAAGTTTCAGCAAAAACTTCATCTATCAGTAAATCTTTATTTTTCTTTAGCTTTACGTAATTGAAAAATAACCCTGGTGGAACATTATAAATTGCATATGGGCCATCAATATTAAAATAATGAAGCATTTCATGGACTAAAACTTTTAATGCCTCTTCTTGTCGAAAAATAACTGTAAACTTTCCCGCAAATGTAAAACCACTATTAATATGTTTGGCTTCTAATGATTGCTTAAATTTTGGCATCATTTTTTTATAGGGTGTAGGAAAATAATAAATTCTAATTTTTGTCTCTGGTGGCGCAAATAGTTGACGCATAATGTATGCTCTTTTAATCATTAATTTAACTTCGCGGGCTGACACATGTTGAGAGTATGTATACACTCTAATTTTTTTGTAAGAGGTATAATATAATTCTTTACCAATCCTGTTTTCAATGTACGTTCTAATACTTGGGTCAAGTGTGTCAACGCCAAGTATACCTGATCTTAAAAACGGTATTGACGATTTTTTTCCCTCTTCGAGTTGACTCATTAATAATAGTTAACAAAAAAACCATTTGCGAACTGGTAACTCGCATCACGAATTTGAAATTCCAATTAATTTAAATATTAGTTTAAAGATTAAAAGACTTACGAGAGTAATGTGGGAATTCGATCCAAATCAAATTACTACTCAAACGTGGCAGAATTTTTGTAAACATGAGTTCAAAAAAAAATACTTTAAAGAATTGCAAAAAAAAGTAATTCTTGCGACTTTAAAAAACACGGTGCACCCGCCTCGCGATTTAGTATTCAATGCGTTCAATTTTTGTTCCTGGTCAAAAACAAAAGTTGTTATTATCGCTCAAGATCCTTATCACAACCCAGGCCAAGCAATGGGTCTGGCTTTTAGTCATCCAAAATCAATAGGTTTGCCTCCACACAGTTGTTTGCGCAATATTTACAAAGAACTAATGAATGATCCCCTAGTCAAAATGGAAAAAATGCCAGATCACGGTGATCTCACTTCTTGGGCTGAGCAAGGTGTTTTCCTACTTAATACAGCATTGACTGTTAATGAAAAACAAGCTGGCAGTCATTCTAACTTTGGTTGGCATACTTTCACTGATAATGCTATCAAACTATTGAATCGACACAAGTCCCCTATTGTATTCATGCTGTGGGGTAATCACGCTCAACAAAAAGAAGATTTAATTGACACTACACGACATCTTGTTCTGAAAACTAGTCATCCATCGGGTTTTTCATGTGACCGTGGATTTATGGGTTGTGGCCATTTTGGTAAAACTAATGAGTTTCTAATCAAACATGGTTGTCAACCAATCAATTGGTCTACTATTTAAAAGAATTATTTTGATTTTGGTAAGCTGTGTAAGCAATCCACATATGGCGCAAACTTTCTAACAATTGCTGATACTGGTTAAGAATATGTTTAATGAAACATATGTTTTTTTCATAAAAACTAACTGTACTGAAACCTGTCCAGGCAAATGTATTGTTTTGTTCGAATCGTAACTGATTTAATTTATTTTGTTGGTCATTCAATTGTTTAGTATAATAATCTATAGCTTGGGTAAAAATATACGTTGATGTTCAATCGCATTTAAATCAAAATGATTCATTTACTACTAATTGAGGAATTATTTAAGCCAACTTTGTACTAATTCAAATTCACCGGCGAGTTCCGAATGGAATTTATCGCTCCGTTCTAGTATCAATGGAATATCTAATTTTTTCGCAACTTGTGCAATGTATTTCATGCCTCCATTACTATTTAATGTAATATGTCCGGTACCAATTGTACAATGTCGGTCAACTCGTGACCCTAATTCTCTTTCAGAATCATTAAAATGTATTGCCTTGATATGTAACAAACCTATTTTTTTGTGAAATTCAGTAATAAATTTTTTGGCTGCTTTCTTAGTTTGCAAATCTATGCCGCTTGAATGTAGATGGGCAGTGTCCAAACATACTCCAAAGTTATTTTCACTAGCTGTTCCTCTAATACGTTCTAAAACACCATTAACAATTTTACTAAATTCATCAAGATTACTACCAATTTCACTACCAACGCCAGCACTAGATTCTAATAATAATCGTACCCGCAGTTTGCTTATTTTCTTAAGGACGTAAACAATATTATCTATCATACTCTGAATACCTTTACTAATTGTTATTAACTTTTTTGTTTTACCTACATGAAATATTACCCCCGTGGCGCCAAGATATTCAGCAGACACCAATTCAGTAATAACAACATTTAGTATATTTTTGTTCGGTATTGCAAAATTCACTAAATAGTTTCCATGAATAAATAATCGAAACTTATTTTTTTTAATTATTTTTTTGATTTTGTTTAACTCAACTTTATTTAATCTTTTAGTTATATCTTTACCCTGCGTTTGCTGCGGACTAGAAAGGAAAATTTGACCAGTACCATAATTTTCACTAATTTCTCTAATAGTACTGTAAATTCTATCACTTGGACCTGCAATAGAAAAATGATAACCTAATCTTTTCATATAATTTACTTAACATTTTTATTAAGTTTCTACATCTTCTGCGTCTGGATGAAGCTTTGATTTTTAAAGTTGAAAAAAATAATTTAAGTACTTAAAAATATTCATCTGCATAAAATCATGTTACAGAACGACATTATCGAAAAAATACTACTTACCATGCCATTGCATGCTGGTAGTCCATTTAGATACACCAGAGTATCAAAAACATGGTACAAAATAATCAATCGCGTTCAGTTTTGGCAAAGATTTATGAGTAATGTATTTCAAGATAAAAAATTGCTCACCAGTATTGTCAATTTTCCTCACATATGGAAGCAATTTAGTAATCATACGGGGGAGCATATTCATAATTTTTCCATACAAACGCGGGGTAAATTTGTATGTTGCAATTTTTTAAAACCGACAGAAATTCGATTAAATCAAGCTATTGATGAATTTATAAAATATCAGGAAAAAAATAAAAATGATTTATATTTAAATGGTAGTTCAATTTTCGAATTAAATGAATCTGTCAAAATTTGTTTGGATATAGTCCCTATCTATATTCATGTTAATAATACTGGTTTTTTATATGCGAGTATTCCTAGAATAAAAACAACTGAGAAATTCTTTAACTATATGATTGAGATTGAAGACAAATTGGAATCAATATTAAAAAATAAAGGAGCTTGCTTCCAACATAGAATAAAAAAAGCTAATGAGAAATATTGGTTCAACGTAAATCTTGCTTCACGTGGCAAAAATGGATTAGATTGTTTTCGTAGAATACAATTAGAAAATCATCCAATAGCAAGTATAATGATTAATCAAGAATTAGATTTTGCAAGCAAGTACCCGCATCAAACAACGCTATGTATTAATGCAATCGTATCATTTGAATTCAGTTGCATGTGGAGTTCGAATAATACGTACGGATTAATTATTAATGATTTGCATATATACACATTTCCTATTGATGAACCGCAAATACTAAAACAAAGTGAAACAATGCAAATATTCTGTGCTTGCAATGTTTGTAAAGATAATAATTATTGGGAAATAAGAGAACAAAAAATTTTCAATCAACACCATCAGTATGATACTGATTTTATTGGTTAATTACTGAACCATATTTCTTCACATGCCCAATTAACACTTAGTGTATTATCTTGGGGATTATATGTATATCCTTGCATTTTAATCACTAATGTAGAATTTGTATATGTTATTTTTTCAATATTCTTACATTTTTTAGTAGCATTAACATTTTCGAATAATGGAGTTTCGTACAAAGCACAAATTTTTTTTCTCTTACATTCCAGATCATATATTTTGTATCCATGTTTGTGCCATTTATTGCACCTTTCACAATTCTCAGCATAAGTCCATGAGAATTTATTTTGTCCAATAGAAAGATCAAGAATGAAATTATTTTGAATTTTAATTTTATTATTTTGAATTTGATTGACCACAACTATTGGATTTGGTGTTTTTTGTGAGACATCTGCTAATGATTTATATTGATTTCCATTATATAGTAAATTTGAACAAGTACCACTCCCCCCAATCTTATTAAAATTGCGAATCAGATGATTAGCCAAATTATCAATCAATAATTTAAAATTTTTATTATGACATTCAATTATTTTTACTGGTTTGGCAAAATCAATTTCTATTGTAAATCCAGATACTTTTAATATCATTGGTTGAATAATTTTGCCATATGTATCAACGAAACTTGTTATAATATGTTTTAAACCATTGTAATTTTTGATAACAGGTCCAAAAATAATTTTTTCAGGATATAATTCTGAAATAGGAATATATTTTTTCTTATCATTAAGATTTTTCATTGATTCAATTTTATAAAGTAAATAGTAATTTGCTAGATCGCTCAATTGTTCATTTTTTTTTTGATAATCGCGCGCATATAAATCACGCCATAATCTTAAATCATGAAACAATTTGTACCATTTTTTACATACAAGTTGATTGTTTTGAATACATTTTGGATTCGGACTAGCCTCTTTCAAAATTAATCTCAACACGTCATTCGAACAGTTATTAATCGTACTCATTTTGAATTGGTTTAATTTAAAAATAATTAAGGTTGTTTTATTTTCAATCGCGTAAATGCGGTGGCACGTATTTCATCTTCAATTGTTTAAATACATCTTTTTCATTTTTAATATCTATATTTTTACCAGTACTAAGATGTGTGAGTGTATATTCTGATAATTTATACCCTAACCGCATAGCTTTTTGTCTCATATTTTGATTAAAATTTTTGCTCCCAGTAAAATATAGCATAGCTGGAGCGTAACTTTTAATGGGAATATATCGAATATCTATTTGTCTGACTGGACGCGATCCATTATTGATTAGCCCTTGGAACTTTGTGACGCCTTTACTAAAAAATTCTGGGAAAAGTATGCCTTTTTGGGTCAAAATGTCAATACATTTTTCTAATGTCACCGGATTATCCGTTTTGTAAAATATTAATAAATCAATGTCACCACTCGTACCTTTACTTATAATATTTCTCCGATAACTACCTGCTGGTACAAGGGTAATTTGATTGGAAAATGAATTTAGTGCTGTTTTTATACGTAACATGGTTTTTGTTATTTCGGAGTATGGTATGCGTTGATTGAGATCGTTGTAATGAATTAGTCCTAATGTTTGATTATGTGTCAAAGTGATTTTCCCTTTTTTGACTAAATCATGTAAATGGCTGATACTCGTTACATTATAATCTTTAATTAATTTTTTCGCTAATTTAATACCAATGTCATGAACAAGTAAAAGATCGTGATATATTTTAATATCTGGGCGTTGGAGTAAATCATTTAATTCTTTGAGACTATTAGTATTAATTATTTCATCAATTTTTTGACACAATGATCCTTTAATATTTATTCCTGGGACATCATATTTTTTAAGTAATTCTTCGCAACTTGAAAATTTAGCATTTGTTGGTAATCTTTTCAAACTCGTAATTGCATTTTGATATGCACGTGTTTTGAATTTTTCACCCAATTGTCTATTAATTTCCGATAATTGCGTAAAAATCTCAATTATTTTTGCTGACATTAGTTATTTTGTATTAAGAGAATTATTTTCGGATGTATTATTATACTTGAAATCTACCATGATTAATCAACTACTTGGACCAATTTCTGCTGCATTGATTAAAAAATCAATTCATGAAGAACTTTTAAAACAAAAGAGGTTTGACGTTTTTAAAAAACTTATTGGCAACTTAGATTCTAGTTTGTCTGATCCCCGGGTTTTGAAGGCTTCCTTCTATGATCCCCGCGGATCCCTCGTTGCATTCGCTAACAAGCAAGTTCTCGGATGCTGGGAATCTAAAACAAAGGAATGGCAATGGGCTTGGAGCATGAGCAATGACTCCCTTGATTACGCTTTAAAACAAGACGCTAAACGTCTATTCTTCCTCGGTGCCCGCAATAAATGGCCTCTATTTGTTACACCCAAATTTAAGGCAAGTGCTCACCTTTTGAGCGTTTTGTGCGCACTAAGTGTCAGCAATCTTGGCGCTTGGACCTGCACTACATACAAATCTGGTAGCAAACATTGGTTTGTACTCGTTAAAGATATGAACTATCTTGACCCTTTGGTACGTATGTCTGTTGACCAGCAAATGCAACTAGCACTCGGAAATGTAAGCTCTGCAGATAAACCTGTTCGTCGCGCTCGGTCCGGATCTAAAACACGGTCTGGATCTAAAACACGGTCTGGATCTAAAACCCGGTCTCGTACTGTCCGTAAACGCAGCGCAGCCAAACGTAGTCCTACTAAACGCCGTGTTGCAAAACGTACTGTCAGGAAGGCACCATCTCGCACTGCTAAACGACGAGTGGTTCGTCGGGTTTAAATCTAAAAAAAATTAATTTTTATTTTTTCATTTTATTAGCAATCCATTGTAGTCAGGTGGGACAAGCGTGGGTTTATATTTTTTTAGATCGATGTATTCGAATTCTGGATAATATCGCGGATACTGTTGGACTCCTGCAATTATTTGCTCTCGGGTAATTTCAGGATCACTTTTTTGTATGCCAATACATTCACTAGTAAAAACCTGAAATTTACCGGCTGTCTGTTCGAAACCGGTTAGTTTTTTGAGGGTCAGGAATGTTTCGCGTGTTTTTTTTAATTCAATAATTTGAGACATACTCGAACCTAATCCATAATTAGGATAAATTGTATTATAAAAATCTCTAGCATATAACCAATGCATTAAGAAATAATAATTGACATAATTGCCAGTTGCTGCCACACATTCATGATTAACATCATATATGTCAGCTACCGGTTCATTGTCAACTTTTATACGTACTCTTGCGGGAAGATCATTTAGAAAAGGTGTATATACTTCCTTCTCTATTTTGCCCAAAGGTGAAAGTATCTTTTCAATCATTGCAATATGCTGTTCGATTAATCCATTAACTGACAATAATTCGAACATTCCTGTTTGCGGTTGGTCGACATAATATTGAAATGCACGATTACCAGTAATTACAATAAGAGGATTTAAATGAACAAATTCTTTTTCTAAATGAGTCAAAATTTTTGTACTTTCTTTTTTACCACCTTTTCGTTTACCGGCTGATTTGTATTGGGGAGGGAAATGTTTGTCAAATAACTGTAACCGACAATAATCCTTTTCCCAACGTGCATAATTAGCGCTCAATCGTGGCCGCACTAAGCCTTGATATAAATTTTTGAGTACAAAGTTGCTGCTAATATAATATACCCCATCAATTTTTACCTTTGGGATTTTATTAAAAATGTTTTCAGGTACATAACTGATGTCAGCAATGTCAGCCATATTTGCACGAATCCCAAATGTGCCTCTATGCATACGGGGAAAGCGCGTCACATAGTGGTACCCTTTGTCGAAGAAAATGTTACATAATTCAATAGAATCACGTTCGTAATCGGGAGAATAAAAATCATAATCTGGTTTAGTGTCTTTAGTATAAACTCCTGGTTCTTTAATATTTTTAAGATTTTTGTCAATAGCTTCACCTCCGTAAATTATTAGTCCCTTTTTTTTTACGAAATCAAATACAATTTTTGCCATCTCTAAATAATCTTTGGGATTACCGTATTTTTTCGCATTGTCATTTATTAATTGACCTTCATTAATAATTTTGTCTAATTGATCAAGTACTATTATGTCTCGGTCTTCCATTAATCTTAATGTGAAATAAGAAATTACTTTTTTCTAAAGTAAAGTAAAAATGTCATGCAATGTTGATACTACTGTTTTAAGTAAATGTACTGATTCATTTCTTAAATTATCAGCAGAATACAAAAAAATAAATGAAGCGCGGGCTGCTTATCAAGATCAAGTTAATGCGCGCAACCAACAAATTGCAGTTTGGCAGCAGCAAAAAAATGAAAACCAAAAGAAATGTGATGATAATTATTTAGGCGAAAAGGCGGCATGTATGTGGCTGAAAGAAAATCCAGCACCATCCCCTTTACCAGGATTTACTGAACCAAAAGTTGATATTAATAATATTGTTTGCCCACAGTGTACTAAATGTCCGAATTATATTCAAGTTAACCCAACAGATATTAATTCAACTAATGTTGATTCTGCTATGAAATGTCTATCCAAAATTAGGACAAGAATGGATGCAGAACGAACTGCTAAACTAGCCGAAGAACAAAGATCTGCTGAACAGAAATTGGCATTCGATAAAGCCATTGCAGATAAAGCCAAACGTACAAATAATATTATTATTGCAATTATTATTATTCTTATTATTGGAGCAGGTGTAGGAACTGTACTTATTCTTAAAAAAAAGTAAAGTCAATTGTACAATTTGAAAATAAATATTGCAATCTTAAATATTGTAGTTTGCAAGATAAAATGAATAAAAGTGTTACTACTGCTGCATTAGCTACTGATATTACGGGTTTAATAAAGTTACTACCCAATGCAACAGTTCATAAAAAATCAACTCAACTTTTAAATATGCTTATTACAAAAAATAGGGTGTATTCTGCATATTTTTTGATTAAATTCAATGGAGTCTATAATATCCAAGAGCAAAAAACAGAATTTAATAAATTAAAATTATTATTGCTACTACTGCCTTCCGACATAAAAAAACATATTTTTGGAATGATTTCGAAATCAGATCTTATTAATTTATTCTTCAGCTCAAAAATATTTCATTGTCTATTCAATCTTCCGATTGTTATATATCTAAGTAATAATGGTTACCTTACTAAAAAATGCTTGCAATATATCCTTCAAGAACATGTTGGTATTAATATCGATTTATTGCTAGTCTATGCTTGCAAATACGAAATGTTGGAATTAGTTAATTATGCAATTAAACATAAAGCTGATGTGAGTTTTAGACAAGAGGAACCGTTAACAAAAGCATGTTTTACTGGTAATCTCGAAATTACAAAAATTCTAATTGCAGCCGGTGCTAAATACTCAGAAAATGGATGGTTTCCCCTTAAAACAGCAATTTATTACCAGCATGATAATATTACAAACTATATTATTAATGAGTCAATGGATCCAAAAGAAAGACTCGAATTGATTAAACAATTGGCTCTCAATGTGTTTTAATTTTTTTTGTCATTTGAAAAATATTAGTACTTAAAGAAAAGCCTACTATTGTAGTAGACTACTACTACAAAAATATAATTTTAATGAATGATGAACTAGCTGTGTTGATAGCTAAGGCGAATGCCATAGCAAAGAATGAAAAAAAAGAGATTCAAGAAATGGATCCTGAAGATAGTAGCATGTGTATTGATTGTCAGAGTATCAATACTTTTTATGATGATATTCAGAATATGGTTATTTGTATGGATTGTGGTGTTGATCGCAAAGTATTACTACTTAACAACGATCAAAAATACTATGGTGAGTCAGAGCCTAGTGCTGACAGATGTAGTAATCCTATTAGTAAACATTTTCCAAAATCTGCGATGGGAACTAGTATTGTTGGTGGTAAGGGAAATAATTATTTAATGAAACGATTACATTCTCAACATAACAAAATTCCTTATCGTGAAAAAAAAAGATCTGATACTCTCAATTACATTCGTTCAAAATGTCATGATAAATTACCTCAATGTGTAGTAGATGATGCTGTTAATTTGATTGTTGACTACGTTGAAAATTCCGGTCGCAGAAGTAATAATAGAGTTGGTATGATTATGGCGGCAACATTAAGAGCCTGTGAAGAACGGGGGGTGCCACGATCAGAACAAGAAATTTCATCAATTTTCGGCGAACCAAAAACCGTTTTGACTAAAGGAAATAAACTTTTAACAGCCATTCTTCGTGAAAAAGATTATCAATTTAATTGCAATATTTTTAATGCACATGATTATCTGGCACGATATTGTTCGAAATTAGATATTAATAAATACAAACCAATCATAATGAAAATATTCAATCTCATCAAAGATAATAAATTAGTTGAAGATAATAATGATAATAGTATAATGGCGGCAAGCATTTTGATAATTGCATATAGATATAATTTAAATGTAACTAGAGCTAATATTAGCGATCATTGTAAAGTAAGTCAAGTGACTATATATAAATGTTATAAAAAATTAAAAGAAACCGAATGTAAAGAAATTATTATGGTCATGTTAAAAAAATATGAAAAAAAAAAAGAAGTCTTTTAATTGACATTTTTTATTTTTTAATTGTGGGAAACACTGCGCTTTCCACCAAACCCACATCCACCTCGTTTAACTACACGGCGCTTGGCAGTCCGTTTGGCAACTCGTTTGCGAGCAGGTGATCGCTTACGTACTACACGACGTTTACCGCCAGCAATGCTACCACCCTCGAGAACTTCAGCACGTCGGGCCTTGCTAACTGCACGACGCTTAGCTACACGCTTGACTACACGACGTTTAGCTACACGCTTGACTACACGTTTGCGTTTACCACCTTCAACAACTGACCGACGTGGCTTGCTGGCTGACCGACGCTTAGCAACACGTTTGCGTTTACCACCCTCAACAACTGACCGACGTGGCTTGCTGGCTGACCGACGCTTAGCAACACGTTTGCGCACTACACGTCGTCGCCGTGCACCACCGTGCATTTCTTCTCCGTGCTCTTCGTGATCTTCGTGATCTTCGTGATCTCCGTGCTCTTTTCGCTCTTCACATTTTTTATCAAGATCTGCGCCACTGAGATCAGCACGACGGCTATGTAACTTTTTTGCTGAACGTTTAACTACACGTTTGCGTTTTCCACCTTCTAAACTCATATCAGAAAACGTAACTGTTCGGCGGCTGCGAGATGCTGAACGCTTACCTCGGCGTTTAGCAGATCGCTTAGCAACGCGTCTACGACGTACTGGTGATTTGTGATGACGTAGTCCGCCATCTTGCTCATCAACATGTACTTTTCCACCAGTGTATTGGGCAAGAAATGATGCAGCGACTTGATCAAGTTGATTAAGTCCTGCATCTACATTAGCACCACCAAGAAAATTCATCTTGTATTATTGTATATACTTAATAGTAAGATAAAATTTATAAAAAATGGAAAAAAATGGAAAAAAATGGAAAAAATATTTTGGGTACATTTTTTCTAAATTACTTTCATTTGATCTTTGTTCCCCAACAACTAATAGTGTAAACACTAGTTAACGCTTATTCAATTATTCTTTTTTAAGGGTTGAAGTATCCTTAAGACATTTTTTTTACTTGTAATTTACTTGTAGCGTCCCTTTACAACTCAGGGATACAAGTACTTTTCACAAGTCGTTTACAAATACTTTTACTTGTAATTTTATAAAACGATGTTTGTTCCCCTACAACTATTTTTTATTTTTTCATTGTTCCCCAACAACACGATTGTTCCACAACAAAACTTTTTGATACTTTCCCGTTCGGTTGCAAAAAACAAAAGTTTGAGCAAAAAAATATTCCGCCAGAGTTTTTTTGATTTTTTTAGAAAAAAGTCGATTTTTTTTTCACTTTTTTGGAGGACTTTTTTAACTCGTTTTTTGAAAATATTTTTGGCGGCTTTTTTTTGGAAAATAATTTGTTTTTTTGCAACCGAACGGGAAAGTATCAAAAAGTTTTGTTGTGGAACAATCGTGTTGTTGGGGATCATTGTAGGGGAACAATAAAAGTTGTAGGGGAACAACGCTAAAAAAAATGATTTTACTTGTATTTTACTTGTAATTGTGTTGTGAAAAACACTTGTATCCCTAGGGATACAAGAGACGATATAAGTAAAATACAAGAGACGATGTAAGTAAAAAAACGAGTTAAAAAAAAGAATTTATAATTTAAAAAATATTTTCTAATTGTAGTATACAAGAGTATGGAAGAAACCTATTGTAAAATGTGTCTAGAGAGTTTTAAATATAAATCTGGATTACATAAACATTTGAATCCACGGAAGAATTATTGTATTGAACGAGAGCAAAAAATAAAAGAGCTGTTAGTAGCCCAAAAAACCTATTATGAAGAAATAATAAAAAATCCTTCTACTAATAATGAAAGAAAAAAATTTAATATTCCAGACGTATTTAAAGTTCTTGAAAATTCTGATGTTAGCGTAGAGAAATTAATGAAAGTGTCCGAGTCTGGTACAAAAAGAAATGTAAAATTAATAGAAAAAATATTATTTACTTCCAGGCCAAAAGAAGAATGGGGAATTAAATTAATTGATTATTCCAGACAAAAATATCAAATTTTTACCGGTAACCCAGGTACTTGGATTAATGTTACTATTGATGATATAACTGAAAACTTTATGATCCAAATGTCCTTCCTTTTTGATCGGGTAATTTTACAAAAAAATAAAGAATTAGACGAAGTCAATAAAAAATACCCATATTTTGTAAGTGACATCTTTGCCCAAAAAAATATAATTGACTCTGATATTATAAACGAAAAATATACATTTTCTTCCAATTACCGACTAAGTTTATTAAGTGGTATGGATGAATATGATCTTTTCGATACAATGAAAAATCGCTTAAAAAATCTATTCAATAAATATCTTTAAATTTAAATTTAAATTGAGTTTTTTTTTAACTTACTTAAACATACTACTTTCATTACAAACTAATAACAGATGTCGATTACAGAAAAAGATTACTTACATGTATTTGACGCTTATTTTCGTGACCCTAAGCAATTGGTGAGGCATCAAATAGATTCAGCGAATTATTTTTATGAAAATGATATCCCTGAAATTATTGAGCAATACAATCCAATTAAGTTTTTAATTAACAATAAATCACGTGAAGAAGGTGCTGAAGAAGGTGTTGTTGACGATCTTGATATTAATAAAAATATCCATTATTTCAAAAACACTATTTTTATTCGAAATGTTAGGATTAAAAAACCCTATCACGAGGAGACAAATGGTGTCCAAATCAAACTATTTCCAAATGAATGTCGTATTCGTAATTTAACATATACTTCCAAAATTTATGCCGATGTAGAACATAAAATTGAGCCCCTAGATATCAATGGGAAAGTTATTAGTTCACTCGTCAAAGAATACAAGGAGAATAATATGAAAATTGCGAGTGTACCAACTTTGCTAGGAAGCAAGGCCGACAATTTAGAAACAGCTAGTGATTACGAATTGCGTAACATTGCGAAGGAAGATCCATATGATTTAGGCGGATATTTTATTGTAAATGGCAGTGAAAAAGTACTAATATCTCAAGAACGGAGAAATGACAATCACGTTTACTTATTTAAAAATAAATCAAAAGCAAAATATTCATATGTATGTGAAATTCAATCACGTGCATCTGATCGCAGTTTTGCCCATTCGGCGACCGCGAAAGTAAAGTATCAAAAGAATGGACGGATTTATATGTCGTTATCACCTGGATTTGCATCTAATATCGATATCCCTATCTTTGTCATTTTTCGATCACTAGGTATTATCTCAGATCAATCGATTTGCGAATATATTGTTTGGGATATGACTAATCAAACATTGCTTGACTTACTAAAGCCAAGTATGTTGGAAGAACTACTTGATCCGATTACAAAGAAACCACTCAAAATTCAAACTCAGGAAGCTGCGTTAGAATATATTGCGAACAAAATTATTCAAAATAAGAAGAGTATTGGTAAGGGTATTGATACTAAAGAACAGAAGATTCAATATGTAATTAATATTTACAATCGTTACTTATTCTCGCACGTTGGCAACAATATTGTGAAAAAACAGTTCTTCTTAGGACTCATGTGTCACAAACTATTGCAAGGACGGCTTGGATTACTACCAATGGATGACCGTGATAACCTCGGCAACAAACGAGTGGATACAGCCGGAGTTTTGCTTGGTTACTTATTCGACGAACTTTATCGTGCCATGCGTGAAAACATTAAACAAAATATTTATAAGGAATTCCGGACAAAGAATTTTGCGCAACAAGATTATTCACATATGATTCTGCGTAGTATTCGTCCGGCCACTATTGAAAACAAAATTAAGACAGCAATGTCTACTGGAAATTGGGGAGGAAACAAAAAGAAAATAGCCCCGCAAAAGCAAGGTCAATCAGGCCTTTAAATACTCGAACTGTTCGGGGACGTCTTAAAGTTTACATTACCAAACACTAGTAGAAATACTAGTGTGGCTTTGGGGAAAACTCAAAGGTATGGTTATAACATGTAAAATTAGACAATCCGCAGCCAAGCTTCTTAGTAGTGAACAAGGACCGGTTTTACCGGGACGAGGGAACGATCAGAAGAAGGTTCAACGACTAAGTGGGTATTAGCAATCTCTCAACAGATTGCTTAAGATATAGTCTATCCCCTGTCGAAAGGCAGCTACTAGAAGTAAGGCAAATCAGCTGAGGACTAGTAGAACTAATGATACCGATAGTAAATGATCGGTGAAGGTTGGTATAAGAGGTGGCACAAATGATGCAACGTAAAAGTTACATGGACTATTTAGCTGGAGTTCGTAAGGTGGTTACACCTACAGGCGCACAGCAGACAAAAAAAATCGATATGCATAAGCTTCATAATACACATTATGGATATTTGTGTAGTGCCGAGACACCCGAAGGACATTTAGTAGGTTTAGTGAAACATTTTGCCCTCATGTGTCGAATTACCAATACAGTCAAACCGGGAGAAATCATGGAAGTCTTGCGAAAGGAAGATATTATTTCTATCGAGGACATGACGCCAACTATTTTGACTAAATATACGAAAGTTATGTTGAATGGTGATTGGTTTGGATGTACAACGAAGGCCAGTGAGCTTCATCGCAAACTGATTGATTTCCGGCGGCGAACAATTTTGCATCCAGAGATTAGTATCGTGCGTGATTTCAAGAACAATGAAATTCGTATTTTCAGTGATGCCGGCCGAACGATTCGCCCTGTTTACATTGTTGACTCAGGTAACAAATTACGAATTAATTCTGAAGCTGTTACTAAATTGATATCTGGTGAGTGGGGATGGATTGATTTAATCAGACGTGGAATGGTCGAATATCTCGATGTCCAAGAGTCAGAGCACAATAGTTTTATTGCGAATTATCCGAAGGATCTTGCGAAGGATCCATTGATGTTTCCATATACACATTGTGAGATTCATCCAGTTGCCATGCTTGGTGCCACAGCGAGTTTGATTCCGTTTGCTAACCACAATCAGAGTCCGAGAAATTTGTTCCAGTGTGCTCAAGGTAAGCAAGCGATGTGTGTATATTCGACAAATTTCAATGAGCGCATGGATACAATGGGGCACGTAGTATGGTATTCACAGGTACCTTTAGTGTCGACATGTACGGCTAAGTATACACATTACAATGATGTTCCTTCGGGGCAAAATGTAATTGTAGCGATTATGACATATTCTGGATACAATCAGGAGGATTCATTGGTATTTAATCAGAGTTCACTTGACCGAGGAATGTTTCGTAGTTGGATGTTTAAGATGTACAAGGAGGAAACTAAGGGTGAGGACAAATTTATGAAGCCTGATCCCATTCGAACTAAAAAATACAAAAAACGGTTTAATTATGAGAAGTTGGATGACAATGGGTTTGTTCCTCCTGACACTGAAGTATTTCAGAATGATATTATTCTTGGAAAAGTCAAGAAATTGGATAAGGTTGATCGAACGAAGGAAATGATGTATCAGGATGATTCCATGAGACTTCGAACGAGCAATGCAATTATTGATAAAAATATTATTGATGAGAATTCCGATGGATATAAATTTGCCAAAGTCCGAACACGTCAAATCATGACACCACAAGTGGGTGACAAATTTGCATGCTCGGATTCTGAAACAGAAGTATTGACTGATTCAGGATGGAAATATTTTTATGATCTCAATAAAGAAGATAAGATTGCAACCTTACGTGATGATCAATTTATTGAATATAATAATCCTATTGAGATTTTCAAATATAAACATGTTGGTAAAATGTATTTGATTCAATCACAACAAATCGATCAATGTGTGACTCTTAATCACAAAATGTATGTTAAACAACGTCTATCTGATACTTATGAATTAATTACAGCTGATGAAATTTTTGGAGAACGTGTACAATATAAAAAAGATGGAGTTAATGATTTTAAAGACAGAACAAAATTTGTGTTACCAGCATGTGAAAATTTTGAGTCAATAAATATTGATCTAGATTCATGGTTGACATTCTTTGGAATATTTATTGCAGAAGGATGGTCTCGTGAATATAAAAGAAAAAATGACCAAATCGATTATAGCGTTGAAATCTCCGTAAACAAACAACGTGTCCAAAATGAATTAAATAGAGTATGTCAAAATCTGAAATGGAAATATACTGTTACATCCGACAATGTTAAATGGAGATTTAATAACAAACAACTTACAAAATGTCTCCAAAAATATAGTCCCGGAGCAACAAAAAAATATTTGCCAAAATGGTGTTTTAAGTTAAGCCAAAGACAATCAAGAATATTGTTAGCTGGATTATTGTGTGGAGACGGTTATACAACTAATAGTAAAACCGAAATATATTATACATCGTCAACACAACTTGCAAATGATGTTCAAGTATTAGCATTTCATGCTGGTTGGTCTGGAAATATTAAGGAAAGATATCCAGCTGGTACACCATATAAAATTGGAAATCACAGTGGTGTAACTACAGCTCAATCTTTTGCGGTTCATATTGTTAAATCAAAAAATACACCGACTGTTAATCATTCACATGTTGGCAAACAAAAAATTCAAAAAGAAGAGATTATTGATTATGATGGGTATGTATATTGCTGCGAAGTTCCCAATCATATTATGTACATTAGAAGAAACGGCAAACCTGTATGGTCAGGTAATTCCAGACATGGTCAACTGGCCAGTAATACTCGAATTGCGGGAACGTCTTAAAGTTTACATTACCAAACACTAGTAGAAATACTAGTGTGGCTTTGGGGAAAACTCAAAGGTATGGTTATAACATGTAAAATTAGATAATCCGCAGCCAAGGCACACTAAATTAGTGTGTAAGGTTCAACGACTAAGTGGGTGTTAGCAATTCAGTCAATGAAATTGCTTAAGATATAGTCTAGACCCTATCGAAAGATAGCCAACAGCTTAAGAACTGTTGGAACTAATGAAATTAGGAGGAAATGCCTAATGGAAGTTGGTAAGCGAGCTTGCTCGCGTATCGCAAAAAGGTACAATTGGAATTACCTATCATCAAGAAGATATGCCTCACACATCTGATGGCATCGTCCCAGATATTATTGTGAACCCTCACGCCATCCCATCGAGGATGACAATTGCACAATTATTTGAATGTATTATGGGAAAGGCAGGAGCAGTAAAAGGTGTATTTAGCGACGGAACACCATTCACTGACTTAACTGTCGATGAAATTGCCGATGAGTTAGAAAAACTTGGGCTTAATAAATATGGATATGAAACTATGTATAATGGTAAAACAGGTCAGCGAATTGATACGCAAATATTTATTGGACCAACATTTTATCAGCGTCTCAAACATTTAGTTGAGACCAAATACCATTCAAGAAGTTATGGACCCGTGCAAATGCTCACGAGGCAACCAGTTGAAGGCCGCGCTTCTCAAGGTGGCCACAGATTCGGTAACCATTTTGCCGAAAAGTGGTGTGTAAAATCACTGCTAGTCTGCGGTATGGCAGGCAATACAACCAAATTCAGGGAAACCCCTACAATTATACTACAAATTTGAAAATAAAAAGATTAATAATATCGAAGAGATTATAATCACTCCGAGTATGGACGAAAACATAAACAAAACAGAGAAACGACATTGGAAAAGAATTCCAGGATTCGAAGGATATTATGCTTCTAATATAGGTGAAATTTATAGCAAAAAAAGTAAAAAAATTCTGAAGCCATATAAACGAGTTGGTTATTTATATTGTGATCTTGTGAATACTGATAGAATTAGAAAATCAAAGAGTGTTCATAATCTAGTAGCATGTGCTTGGATACCGCGTCAACAAAATAAAAAGTATGTTAATCATAAAAATCTTAATAAGTCTGACAATCGAGTTGATAATTTAGAATGGTGTACACAACAAGAAAATTGCCAGCATTCAATGCAAAATGGCAATGACATCACGCATTTAAAATCGATTCGTATGTATGAGACTATTACTGAAACAGTAGTTGAACAGCGACAAGCCAAAAAAAGTAAAAATGATAAAAAAGCATATACTAGAAGCTACACAATAACCAATGTTACAAAAGGGAAATTGCTAAAAGAATTTAAATCAGTAAATGATGGATTAGATTATGTAAACAATCTATTAAAAACTAAAGGTGAACCACCAATTCAACGACACACAATAAGTAAAGTTCTCACTGGTAAAAATAAAACTGGTGCAGGGTATATTTGGGAATATGTTGAGGATCCAAGAGTAATAATACCAGAAAACTGTGTTATTATCAAAGATTACCCCAAATATAAATGTGATCGAAATGGTTCAATCTATAGAATCGATAGAAATACCATGTTAAAACCAATCAAAAATGAAGATAACAGGTATTATGTTACATTATCAAAAACATCTAACGGTGGAAAAAACAGATATGTTCACAAAATTATAGCAGAAGCATTTATTCCTAATCCTGAAAAGAAAAAAAACGTCACACACATCAATGGAGATAAATCAAATAATAAAGTTGAAAACCTACAATGGGTTTAAAGTAGTATAATAAAATAGCTCTTACTACTAAACCTGAGTAATGATACTTAGGTGGCTACGGGGAAAACTCGTAGGTATAGTTATAATGTAAGAGATTGGGCAATCCTGAGCCAAGGCACTTCTTAGTGAAGTGTAAGGTGCATCGACTAGACGGTTGTGGGCGAAAGCTTAAGGTATAGTCAGACACATAGGAAACTATGGCATGTTGAAGAAGTAGATATCCCATACTAATGATATCTACTTCGAACTCATGCATTAATTACATTCCAATAGTGGAACGTGATTATATGATCAATCGGAAATGGAGCGTGATTGTATGTTATCACATGGAACAGCATTATTTCAGAAAGAGCGATACATGGAATGCTCTGATAGTTATATATGTTACGCATGTGATTTATGTGGGTTAATTGCGATAGGCAACCCCGATCAGAATATGTTTAAATGTCGAAGTTGCAAGAATACAACTGAAATCTCCGAAATCGAGATTCCCTTCGCAAATAAACTGTTCTTATATGAATGTATGACGATGGGTATTGCACCCCGAATGATTGTAGAAAAATACAAATTGTAAATTAAATTAAACGCCAATGGCACTAATTATCAATCTCATAATATCATTATGGAGATTGAATTTTTTTGCTAGTTTTTTTAATGTGAAGTACATATCTAACTGATTTTTGTAATCCTGGTAGGTGTCACAGTTTTCTTTAATCATGTAGAAGTACATATAATATTCAGGTTGATTATTACTCCTACCGACCAGTTTTTTTCAGTTATGACGGGCAATTTCTTCACTTCAATTCGCACAAAATAATCCCCTTTCTCGAAACGTAAATTGACATATCGACCATTGGTACCATGTCAAATCTCCATAGTACAAAACAGTCTCCCGTTCGACATTCTTTGGTAGAAGTTCACGTTTTACATTCATAGATAATACCAGGTATTTTAAAAATAACTTTCAAACTTTTTATTTAGCAATCACCCATACCTAATACACACGGCCCTTGAACAGGTTTAACACTTCCGGATGGAGCAACTGTGTTACATTTACCGGAAGCTTTAAACCCATAAGGCATCCATATTGGCTCTGTCCAATTAACATTTGTTGTATCTCCGACTCCACCATTAAAATCAAGAGCAACATATTGTTGACCATTTTGACCAAAAACAAATACCTTTTTCCCAGCCGGAACTCTGATATATTCTTTTGGATCAGGAAGAGGGCAATCCGGGCATTTTGAAGACTGGCATTCTGGACAAGATGGTTTTGATTTAGAAGCCATGGCGCTGACAATAATAAGAAGAACTAGAATTACACCACCCATAGCAGCTAATAATACAGTTGTAGACATAATAATTATATAATAACGAAATAAAAAAATAAAAATCACTCTCCCCACTTTCCATCAGGGGTGATTTCGACTGGACTACTGATATTTGATATTTCGTTGTCCCACTGACCAGTAACTGCTCGCCCTATTGTACTGTGTACGTGTCGCTATTTCGACGTAAAGCCCTAGAATCAAAAAACTATAAGGAATATACCAATTATTTATTTTTAATTTTCCAAATTGTAAATTAAAAAGTTTCAGTAATATACAAAATTCCATTTGGACTTTTGTAAGTATCATATATTGTTTCCATCAATGCTCTAACATAGAGCTCAATTTTATTATATTTTGTGAGGTATACTTTGCTTCGAGTAATAGTTACTCGTGAGTATTTTCTCACCTTAGTAAGGAAACGGCCCAAACTCATTTCTCTTGGTGCAAGTAATTGTTTTGTTCCCTGACTGGTTTTCAGAGCGACTCGAACATGATCTTCAAAAGATACGGTTGGCTTCTTCTTCCCTACGCGTCTGCTCATTTTTTGTAAAAAATCATTAAACAAATTTTCTATAAATTAAAAAATCATTTTTAACTTATTTTTTTTTCTCCTCAGGTATCTGCACCGGGTCCAATTTGGTGGCATTGTCCAGAAACATGCTTTTAATGTTTTCTGGAATATCCAAAAATATTATCGAATTTCTAGATTTTCTGATAATCATCCATCTCAACAAATTCGGTGGTATACCACCATGCAACATTCCTTTGATTTGTTTGGGATGCATGATGCTAATGTAGGCATCCACCAACGCAAGCACGGTTGGGCAGTCGCCTTCAGTCACTGCACAACATATTGCACCACCATAATCAGCCAAGTCGCTCTTACTGTCGCGGGACAGGCCAGCCAACAGCTTTTTCACAAGAGCAAAATCCCCAGCATTGACAGCAGCAATTAGGGCTTCAGTAGTGGGATCACTGTACTCCATTCTGCGTTGGTGGATGCGCTAGCACAAAAAAAAGCTTTATTTTTGAATAGCTGTTTTTTTTTCAATTTAAATACAAACGAACTAAACTCGTTGGCACAGCTGGACATATGTACAATGTGGGCGCAAAAGGATTACTTCATAATGGCAAACATCTCGCACCCATTTATACTCAGTACATAGTATCGGAAATTGATCGATTTTTTTTGTACATCCAACACATGTATCTAACGGATCTGTGTTTATTAGTATATTCGATTCGATTTTCCATTCTTGAATACCAAGGGGAGTCAAAATAGTTTTGTCCATATCGCGATAAATTGAGCTGCAGTAAATAATATAGGGAATATCAATTGGCTCACGATAGTATTTACTGATGCTGATTCTAGTAATACTGATTAGCGCTGGTGTTAATATCAATGTCTTCACATGGCTGTTGCCAACAGTAAACGTGATTTTCCAACCAAATGAATCAGTACAAGCCAACACCTTGCCTTCCAATTGATTCGGGTCAGTGATCAGCTTTCGACTATTGATTTTGAAATTGACAAACCGCTCCTGCAAAAAGCTATAGAAGGGGGTCCAATAGACCAGATTGAAGAGTATCATGCGAATGTCTTTGGGTACATGGTAATTCCGACAAATTCGAAAGAACGTAAGAACCGAAGACATTTTTGGTGTCACATTTTTCAAATAATATGAATTTTAATAGATTTAAAAATCAATTTTCAATTAAATAAAAAATTTATTGCCCACCACGTAATCGCTATTTAATACAATATTAAACAATTTAGACAATTCAGAAGCAGTTGTGATGTGTTTTAGAAAACTAACAATTAAGAAAAGTAAAGTAGGGTTTTCTAAATAGAATTTATAATTATTTAATAATGTATTTTGTAAACATTGAATTAAAAACATATGATATGTTGTTTGAGATTCTGCGGCACGTATTTCGAGTCGCACATCGACATAATGTAATTTGACATATGGAAAATATTTACATCTTTTTTTATCTAATTGTAAACATTTATGAAACACATTATCTATCTTTCTTAATGTCGTCGTATATTTTTCTCTTTGCTTTTTACTAGATTTTCCTTTATCATCAAAATCTGTTTCAAAATAAAAATTACTTCCATATCCGCCACTTCCCCTCAGGAGTAATCTCGACAGGAGTGCCATTCTCTGGCAACTCGTCTCCTTTTGAGTCCCACTCGTGCATCATCAGACACATGCTGGTCGTCTCATCCCATTGACCAGTAACCGCGCGACCCATTGTTGTGACAATGACACTCCACCCATTGGTGTCACACACACAAAGATGCCGTTTGGACCGGATGACATCCTTCAGCCAACTCTCAAACGCCTTCTTTCGTCTTGTCGCCTCACATTGCACCTTCTGCCCTGTCATTATGGCATAGGCGTACCCATGCCACACACCACCTGATCCATCCTTGTACCAAAGGTACTCAGTTTGTGTAGCCATTGCAAATTGATTTCTTCTGCCGTAACACTTGAAATCTAAAAAAATAAATAGTCTGTCCAGTTGTTTGTTTTTCATTTTCCAAATTAAAAATACTTAAACAAAACTGAAGTAGACAAGAGTAGTTAATATGCAGATCTTCGTGAAGACATTGACCGGAAAGACCATTACCCTTGAGGTAGAGGGCAGCGACACCATTGAGAATGTGAAGGCCAAGATCCAGGATAAGGAGGGAATTCCTCCTGATCAGCAGCGTTTGATCTTCGCGGGCAAGCAGTTGGAAGACGGTCGTACACTGGCTGATTACGCAATTCAGAAAGAATCTACACTTCATTTGGTCTTGCGCCTACGCGGTGGACAGTAAGTGTTGGAAACAGCTATTTTTTTATTTTTTCATTTGAAACTAAGTGTAATTTGATTTCTTTCTGATAATAGTCGTTACTTAAATATAAAGTAACCATTTATTTTTAATGACTCATAAAAAAGAACACAGAACTAAAAATGGTATTACATATAAAAAATGTTATTTATGCAAAAAATATCAACAATTAAAAATATTCAACAAAGGTGGATGCTGGGATGGTCTAGCTAATCGATGTAAAAAATGTGAAAAAATAGTAAAACGTAAAGGAAAAGGGATACCGGATGATCTTAGAAAATGTATAATGTGCAATGTAACAAAACAATCGATATCTTTTAATCTTAATAAAACATCATGTCTTGAAAAAGTATGTACTAAATGTAAGAAAAACAAAGTCAAAAAAATGTGTACAAATTGTAATATTGTTAAGAATGTATCAGAATTCTCTTTTCAAAACACATCAAAAGCTAGATTACATGCATATTGTACAAAATGTCACTATGAATTAAAAAAAGGAAAATATACAGAATATAACAAAAAATATCACGAAGAATATAGAAAAAAGAACAAAGAACAATTAAAAAAACATTTTGCAGTGTATTTTCAAAAAAACAAAGAAAAAATTAATAGAAAATCCAGAGAGAAACGCAAAAACAATGAGCAATATAGAATCGCAAATAATCTACGTAGTAGAGTGTCCAAAGTTCTCAATAAAGTAATTGGACGTGAAAAATCATTAGAACTTCTAGGTTGTTCCCTTGACGATTTCAAAAAACACATTGAATCTCAATGGTTAGATTGGATGAACTGGGATAATCACGGCCCAGGATGGCATCTCGATCATATTATACCTATAGCTGCCTTCGATTTAACTAAAGCCGAAGAAAGACGTAAATGTTTTCATTATAAAAACATACAACCGTTGCCAGCAAAACTAAACCTCTTAAAAAACAAAAGCCATCCAACTGTTTTTTATGGTGGAGAAAATAGAAACACTAAAGAAAATATTCAGAAAATGTATGATGAAATATCAGACTTGTCTTCTTGATTTTTTTACTAAACTTTAATTAGAATGAGTTCGAGCGAACATTTAAATTTAGCTGTATCTACATTAGCAGGAATATTTGGATTCTTTGTAGCTTCAAAATATTCAGAAAAAAAACACGAAGACACGGTTCAGCACGGTGGAGGTACACCGATTGACTTAATAAGTGGACACAGCGTTGTTTATGTGGGAAAATATAATGGGGTCAAGTATATATTATTTGGAGATATTCATAGTGACCCAGTCAAAAATACGTGCAACGTTGAGTCAGGTTGTTCCGGTTATTTTGACAATCCGTTAACTCTCAGTAAAGATTATTCAGAATGGACTTTTACGGCTGACAGAGTACCAACTATTGTACCAGATTCAAAATGTTATGAAGTATCGTATTTATTAACAAAGATTTTTGAAATAGCTTATGTAAATAAAAAAAATATTGATTTTATTTTGTTGCATTATTGTATAATTATTATGTCTACAACTGTATTAGCTTTATTTGGTGGTGTAATTCTAGTTCTTCTTATTATTGTCATTGCCATGGCTTCTAAACCAAAACCATCTTGTCCTCCTCCTAATTCCAAAGAATATATCAAAGTTCCGGCTGGGAAAAAAGTAACTGTTCTTGAAGGTCAAAATGGTCAACAATATGTTGCTCTTGATTTTAAGGGTGGAGTCGGAGATACAACAAGTGTTAATTGGACAGATCCTGTGTGGATGCCTTATGGGTTTACAGCTTCCAGTAAATGTAACACTACTGCTGGACCACAATCTGTGCTTCCTAATAAAGGAGTTTGTATATTAGGTGTGGGTGATTGCTAATGAAAGTGATTTTTTAAATACTTGGTATTACCATTAATCTAAAGTGTGAAATTTCTAACCCATTTTGGAAAGAATGTCGACAGGGAAGTGGTATTGTACTATGAAAACACAGTACTGCACCAGTGGAAGGTATATCAATCCATCAGTTTACGATGCAGCTGACTTAGACACACGCTTAGAGAAAGGTGATTATTTTGTGCGCATTGAATTGAAGGAACTACCTATTATCACTGAAAAAAACTGGGCCGGCCAAGGTAAATTTCCGGGATTACCTGAGCCTGGTGTAGCTGTGTATGCGTACACTAGCAGAAATGGTCGATCAGTTAGGTGGATTCGTCACGATTAAATCGATATTTAATTTTTTTAATTTCTACTTGATACTCAAGATACCACATGTCGCAGGGGTTGTTTACAGTTAACTTTGATAATGTTAAAAAAATGTGTATGGTTGACTACAGTAATAAATACGAGGCATGGTCGGTAGAATTTGAATATGGTAAAATGAAAGCAGGATTTATAATAATTACAGCTATATATCTTGACAAAATCTTCAAATCGAGTGCCCGAGTTAAAAAAAAATATAATATAAGTTTTTTTCGCGAATTAGTACTCAAATCAATTAACCAGTATAGTTTTGTGGAAGCATTGACAGTATATCATATGTTGACTAATAAGGATTTAACAGATAAATATTGTAGCACATGGTTTCAGAAAATGTATCCAAATGGAATAGAAGAAATAATAAGAAAAGCTATTCTTTATGATTTAGGTACTAAAAAAATTTGTACTTATGCTTTTAAAAATTGATAGGCAACGGGGAATTCCGTGACATCTCTCACGTTGACAGTACCAGTGAGCCAACATAGTAATCTTTCGAAGCCCATACCAAATCCGGCATGAGGAACATTACCAAATCTGCGTAGATCAAGATACCATTCATATTCACCATTCGGCCCAAGTTTATCCATTTCTGGCTTTAAAAGTTCTAATCTAGTTTCTCTTTGACTCCCTCCAAATACTTCACCGATGCCTGGTGCAAGGATATCCATACAGGCTACTGTTTTTCCATCTGGATTTTGGTACATATATTTTGCTTTGATTTCACGTGGATAATTAATAACAATCGTCACAGAGTTAAAAATAGTTTCGCATAAATATTTTTCATGTTCTGATCCAAGATCTTTTCCCCAAACTACGGGTTCCTCAAAAACATGAAGTGAATCTTGTAATAGCTGAACAGCTGTTGTATAATCGATAATTTTTGGCTTGGCTTCAATATTGTTTAATTTTTTGAGTAAACCAGGTGATTGCATATCGAGTAACTTTAATGCATCGGCACCCCTGTTCATTACATATTTAGTAACAAATTGGATGAAGCGAATAGACATGTCGACTAATCCATCCAAATCCATAAAAGCGGCTTCAGGTTCAATATGGGTAAATTGGGCAAGATGTCTATTTGTTAATGATTTTTCAGCACGAAAACTAGGCCCAAATGTATAGATTCTTCCAAGACCCGTTGCGCATGCTTCACCATGTAATTGGGCGCTTACAGTTAAGTAGGCTTTTGTTGGTTCAGTTGGTGTACCTCCGAAGAAATCAGGGACACCTGGGGCAACCACTTCGAATACTTCACCGGCGCCTTCACAATCATTTTTTGTGATCATTGGTGCAGGGATATATAAATATCCAGCATTATCAAAAAAGGTGTGAATGCCAATTGTTGCCAAATGCCTAATTTGTGCAATGGCACGTTGCCGCTGAGTGCGATCTCTCAGATGTAAAAATTGTCGCAAACTGGCGTCATCTTGAAATTGTGGTTTAATAGGGAAATCAATTGGATTGACACCTCCAATAAGTTTGACTTGAGAAGATACTGATTGCATTTCTTTGTCTTGCTTGGCCCCGATGCTTGCAACAATTTTACCGGTTGCCTGCACTACAGAATACCTAGTGATACCTAGCGCATCAAGATCGTCTTTCGTTCCCGAGACAACAACTTGAAATATGTTGTTAGGGCTACCTCCAAGCCAAATCTTGATAAACATCAAAGTTCCTCGACTTTGTGATCTAACTTCAGTTACCCATCCTTGAATAGTAATTTCTGGTTCAGTCATTTTGTTTTTACTTTACTTAAACTTATTTTAGTTCAAAAAAAAATCAATTTAAACCTCGAATCTACACTTTGAATCGAGCCACCATTCATCATCAATGTCATCGTTCAATCTATTTTTATGAAGTGCATTTTCGAAACAATCGTCACAGTGTGGTCGAAAACTGACAAATACCCACTGGGTAGAAAAACCTCTGTAGCAATATACAGTGACCAGCTTTGGGAAATGGTCGATTTTTGACCCACACGCATGGCATGCATGTAAATCAATTGGGCATTCATTGTAAATATCTCCCCAACTCTCTATCCTCTGCTCGAGTATACCCACTCGAGTCAAAAAATTCTGACTCAAGTAATTTTTTTCGGCGCAGTAAAAACCCCCCAGTGACAAAACGTAGGGAAATTGTACCGGGTTCCCAAGATAGAAATCGATCGAACAAGTTTGTATCAGCAACGGCGACAATACTACCACCCTTTCTTGGTCACCAACACTGAACTTGATTTCCCACCCAACCCCGTCCTGGTCAGTTATTAGTGTCCGTTGCCGAACGACAAATTGTCTGAACCGCTCTTGCAAAAAGAGCAGAAATGGGACCCAAAAAATCAAGTCAAATATTACTTTTCGAATGTCTTTCGGCACATTGTGTTGGGTCAAAACACGCTGAAGATGCAGTGGTTCCTCCATGTTGACACAATTCCACCAAGTTTAGTACTAAATTTAAGGTTTTTTTTTCACATTTTGTTTGAAAATTAAAAAGCTTAAATACAAAGTACATTACATTACAAAATGACTGAATGCAATATTTGCTACGATGATTTTACATTAGAGTCGCGGTGCATGTATAAAACAAGACTAAACACCGAGTGGGTACCATTTAATTGGTGTATTGACTGTGTCCGGCATATGATCAATACACAATATCAGGCATGGATCGAGTCTGTTAAAAATGCAACATGCCCCAAAGCCCTTCAGCGATTAATTGACCAAGGTCCACCAATTTGGTTATATGACGCAACTACATTTCCAGTACAACCCGACGACTATGTTATTGAAATAGGGTACAATAATCCAGTGGTATCAATTAGTGCTAAACTTACCGGGGCTGTTGAGGGTGACGCTAGGGAACATGTATGGAATGAAATGAAAGCAATAATGTACCAAAAAGCCCAAGAAATAAATAAAAATAATTAATTCACGTATTCCTCAAGTAGCAGTGTACCACCGCTTTTCCAAGCGATATTCGAAACAAGTATCACAAATCAGCATAAACGTGATAACAAACTCTTTCACGATATAACTTGTCCCATACATAAAATAATCTGCGACTACTTTTTTTGCATTCGAACGATTGCAGTCAAAACAGTCGTCAAAATTTTTATTAGGCTTGGTAATACATTTATCTGGACATATGCATCTAACATTACTCATTTCTATTTTACATTCTTCTATTCCCAATGGTGTTAAGAATTCTAAAGAGATGAAGCGACCACCAAAATGATGCTTTCTTAATTCGAAATACCCAGGATTGTATTTTATACCAACAACTTTTTCACAGAAGGTCTTGTAATCTTCTTCACAACTCGGGTAAGAATAGAGCATCCCTTGTGTCAGAATGTAGGGTAGTTGTATTGGTTTTCCAACATAGAGATCTATCAGAGTCCTTTGTATCAGAAATGGTGTCAGCATAACTACACGTTCGTAGCAGTCAACACTGAAGTTGATTTCCCACCCGACACCATTCTGCCCGACCATCAGGGCTCGTCGTCTCAAAACTTCTAGGCGATAATCTTGACAAATGCAGGGTCAATCAATGAATCGATCGACATCTTTGACTGGAACAAAAATATTCCAATGGGTTCAATTTTCAAATTACCAGTATTGGTATGGATCGACGTCAATAATTGGGTTAACTAAACGAGAGCGATTGTGTTCATAGCATTTCGAGTAAATTTTGAGAGGTAGTTTAGGGTTTGTTCTGGGGCACCCAACACGTTTTTCTGAGCAAATTCTTGGATCTTTAAGGTCCCAAGTATCATTGCTTGGAACATTATTATTAGCTTGAGTAGCTTCCATATTGCTACTAAAAGTCTCTTTACGCGCAGTACGGAGATGGTCAAGGAGAGGGTTTAAATTACTTGGATGGCATAATGCAGGTTCGCGTCGTTCGTAACGGTCAAAATTATCGTGGTATGTATCGCGATTTACAATTGAGCTTTGACTGAAGCCAAGTTTGTAGGGATTTTTAAAATACGTTGCACGCTGGTTAGAATAAGCGACTGCTTCGGAAGGATGGATAATTTTCGGGGTATGATTAAATTCTCTAAGGTCTGAAGGAGTTGCGTTATCATAGCTTGAAACAGTTGATTCAGTTACAGGTGTTTGAAACGAATCAGTAAATTTTTCCGATTCTGCGGAAGGACGGTAGTAACCGTCTTGGTAATTTAATTTATCTAATGGATCAGCACCTGATCGGAGTTCGTCGACAGTTTTTGCTGCTCGAGTATCTAAACGATTTGGTTCAAAAGGTTTCTTTCCAAATGTGCTAACACCTTTAAATAATGGGTTAACCCTTTCGAGGTAATCGCAGACAGGACCTAATTGACTTGGGTGGCATTCAGTAGCCAATCTATTATCATACATATCGAATACATTAAGGTAAGTATCGCGATTAATTGGCAAATTTTGGCTGAAGCCAATACCATAGACAGATGATTTGCCAGCACGTCCCCCATCACGGGGTTCGCGATATACACATACTTCAGATGGATGGACAATTCGATCGTAATTTGTATTAATCATTGAGGGAGCACCATAGTCCGCACTGGTTACACTGGGTACAAATAAATCAGATGGTTGGTAGGGTTTAATAAAATCAAACCCTTCTTTTAATTTCTCTTTATTGTTAGCAACTAGTAATCCTAATACCAGAATAACAATAATACCAATTAAAGCAATAATTTCTGGTTTCATAATTTAATTGAACTTTACTTAATTACCCCTTCGAAAAAAAAATGGATTCCCTAAAAATTTAATTTTCCTTTTTCTTTTCGCCAACAATTTTTACTTCAATTTCAACTTTTTTTAGTGGGTGTTCGTTTTTATTCAAGAATAAATTTTGTTTTTCGATTTCAGGTTTATTTTTGAAACGGTCCTGATATTCTTGCTCAATTTTTTCTTTATAATTTTGTTCATATTGATTAAATGTAAATTCTTTTTGCATTGAGTATTCAAAATGAGCCGAAGCATCTTCATTCTTAATTTGTTTTCTATTAATACGATCATTATAAACTAAAATAGCATGTAAGCGATTAAAATCATACATTTTACCTTCATCAATAAAACTTTCTATTTGGTAGAAAAGTTGTATACCAAGTTTTGTATTAACGAAACTTTCATATTTCCTCTTTAAATAAATTTTATGATCTTTATTTGGAATTTGCTCCTTTAATGCCTTCCAAATATGAAAAATCTCAGTCACAGTCTGAAAAATCTTTTGGGATTCTACGCTTAGTTCAATACTCATTGTAATGTGTACACAGAAAAAGATTTAAGTACTTACTTAAATTAGAAAATTTTTTTTTCAAATGAAACGTTAGGGTAAAATGAATAAATCTAAAATATTAATATTAGGATATTATGATAAATATAATTTAGGAGATGAGGCATACAAACATGTTTTTCCAAAGATTTTTCCAAATAAAGAATTAATTTATCAAAATCCGCATGCGTCTGATTTGAATAATACATCCTCATTCGAACTTATTGTCTGTGGTGGAGGCGATATTATAAACGATTGGTTCAATGGAGTATTTGAAAAAATATTTAAACATGCACGATGCAAAGTTTATGCTATCTCAATTGGTATAACTTATCCATCAACAATTAATAAAAAATACTTAGGACATTATGACCGTTTGTACGTTAGGCATAATAGATATGCAAATGAATTATCAAATATATTAGGGTCAAAAAATATCTTTCATATTCCCGATCTTGTATTTTTACTAAATAAACAAGTAGTACAAAATGTACGTACACCGGTACCAATTATTGGAATCTTTATGGCCACCCGTATGTATTCTATTGTTGGTAGTTTAATAAAAAGTTTGGCAAAATTATCAGCGAATTACCAAATTGTATTTTATCCATTCAATGTCTCGACTGAGGAACACGAAGGTGATATTTTCTTTACACGTGAACAATTTCCAATGTACACTACGGATACAACTACTCGAACGGTAGAAGAAATGCAAAGATGTATTGGTAATTTACATTTGGCTATTTGTGTGCGATACCATAGTCATATTTTAAGTATTATTGAAAATACACCATTTGTATCCTTAGCATTAACGCCAAAGTCTCAAATGCTAATGAGCGATCATGGATACTCTGAAAATGTCGCTAAAACGCCGGAAGAAATCGAATCAGCAATTAATTATGCATTATCGCATCGCGCAGAGTTAATTGAAAAAAATAAACAAGTACATAATGATTGCCAGAGTATTTTACAGTCATTAAAAATAATTGAGTCAGAAACAATTGATGACATTGCATCAGAAGCAAAAGAATTAATTACTAGTGGACATTCTGCAGAAGTTGTTGCTGGTAATATTTTACATTCGCTGACTGGTTCTGTTAAAAACAAGTATACATATGGATTTGTAAATAATATCAGAGAGAATAAACATGATATGCGAGAAATGATAAAATGGGTTCAAAATGATCATCTTGAAAATAAACGTATTGGTATTCAAATGTTTCAGGATCCTGAAGAATTTGCGAATGTTCATCGTAGTGGATGGTATTATGTTGTTTCAATGTTAGCAAGTTTGCAAAATAAGCGTGGAATAACTTGCGATGTTTATGTTGATGGTACATTTTTATGGAATGAAACAGTTTATTTACAGAAAGGTATTCTTCCATATAAAAAATCTTGGATTGGATTTATTCATCATACTCCGCGCGGAGGGTTCAATGATTTAAATCGAATTATTTCAAAAAATAGTTTTAAATTAAGTTTGAAACAATGTAGAGGATTGATTACCCTATCAGAATATACTCGCGCATGGTTACAATCCAAATTAGGGGGAATACGTGTATATACATTAAAGCATCCTACTGAAAGCGTACCAATTAGTGCTAGATTTAATATATCTAATTTTACAATTAAACCGAGCATTGTTCAAGTTGGCGCATGGTTAAGAGATAGTTATGCAATTTATCGCTTGAACTTACCGTGGGCTAAAAAATTTGTCTTATCTGGTCCAAATATGTCAAACTACATTCATCCACCAAAAATAACATTACACGATGGATCTAAATGTATACCTGGGGTATGCAATATTCATTTAAAATTTAACCATACATTTGGATCTGATTATTGTACATGTAACGAAGCAAGTACTGGTACGAATGTTGGTATTGTTTACCCAGGAATATGTCGGTCAAGTTATGGTAATTTGAATGTTTGCATTTTGTTTTTATTAAATTGGCTTTGGAAGCAAAATATTTTAAAATTACCGAATCTTATTACAGTCATTGAAAATGGTGTTGGGTGTAACTGTGGAAAATCATCTGAATCCAATTTAAAAACAGTCAATGATATCATTAATAATAATTATAATAGTGTCCAAATGATTAGTACAGTTAATAATGAAGAATATGATAAATTATTATCAGAGATGATTGTATTTTTGCGATTGGAAGATGCGAGTGGCGTCAATACAATTATTGAATGTATAATGAGGAATACCCCTATCATTATTAATAAACTTCCAGCAGTTGTTGAATATTTAGGACCAAATTATCCATTGTATTATGATGAAGTCAGTGAAGTATCAAAGTTTACAGTAGACGATATTAGTAAAGCTAATAAATATTTAGCAAAAATGGATAAGCAAAGTATTCAAATTGATTCATTTTTGAGCGGCATGCGGAAGATTCTGTCAAATATTCCACAATAAATTTGAAAATAAATTTATTTACTTAAATAAATACAAGGTAGTTAATTAAATATGGAAAACGTACTTACAAAATTTCATCAAATTTATAGAACATGTACAGAGATGATGATAGATCGCGGGTATGATCGGGACCTATTGGAAAAAAATTATTTAAATGTTAGTCCCGATGAATTTCAAAAATTATATCGAAAGAACCGACTAACAATTTTGACACCACGGGTGAAAGAGAAAAACGAATATGGGTATGTTATTATTCTTGGAAACGGTGTCAAACTAAAGAAAGATGTATTAAAAAAAATATTACAAAGTATTGAAAAAATGAGGGAAATTCCCGAACTTTTAACCAAAGAATCCCAAATAGAACTAACACTAGTTATTGATCCAGTTAATACAATGACTGCAATTAAGTTAGTAAAAAACCATAATATTGAAGATGCTAAGACTACGGGTGTAAAAATCGAGGTATTCTTTCACAATGAATTACGAATCAATATTACTAAACATATGGATGTACCAAGACATATTTTATTAACAAAAGACGAAATCGAGGAATTGAAAAAGGTGCGTGACGTAACAATTTCACAATTGGCACGAATTATTACAACTGATCCAGTGGCACGATATTATGCGGCTAAAAAAGGGGATGTATTCAAAATTATTCGACCGAGTTTATCAGCAGGACAAGCGATTGTATATCGGTTAGTAGTGTAATTTGAAAAAATAATAAGACTGTATTTTTTTTTATCAAACATAATTAATACTATGTCAAATTCAACCGCAACAATTGGAAGCGTAGGCGCAATAACAGATCTATATGTAAATTCTACTAGGCAATTATTACTATGTGGAACCGGATTAGGGTTCTTTATGTATGACGTTGTTAAAAACAAACATACCATTTTTCGTGACTTTAGTGGTGACGGTGGTATTAAACTTATTCGAATCCTGGGCACATCAAATATTTTCGGCTTTGTGACAAATAATAAACCCAAGGAAGTTATTGTTTGGGATGATTTTCAGAACGCACGCGTATGTACATTGGAGTTTGATCATGAAATCAAAAATTTACTAATGACACATAAACATATCATTATTATTGAATCAGAAAAAATCTCAATTTATGGTTTGGTTGAGAAGAAATTATTAAAAGAAATGCAGACTGGGCGTAATCCTCGCGGCCTCTGTCTGATGGCAAATGATGACCTTGTATTATTCCCTAGTAGTATTGATGGCAATATTTGCATGTATTCTATCACTACTGATAAACTGGGAGAAGAAATCAAGGCGCATCAAAATGAGATTGAATGTATGGATTTGTCAGCTGACTTGCAGACATTGTTTACAGCCTCGACTCAAGGCACACTCATTCGCGGTCACAATATTGCCAACCAAGAAAAAACTTATGAGTTCCGCAGAGGAGCAAACAATGCCAAAATTTATTGTATCGCTAGTGATACCGATAATAAACATTTGGCGGTCACGAGTAATACCGGGACAATCCATTTATATACCCTCGATACTAAAGGCGGTGTAAAAAATAAGGAATCTACGTTGGGATACTTTAAAAACTATCTTCCTGAATACTTTTCATCGGAATGGAGCAATACGACTATTAGCACAAAAAATACCCAACGTTCAGTTGCGTCGTTTAAAGAAATTAATAATAGTTTGTACTTAATTGTCGCATTCTTGGATGGTGCTTATTTTAAATACAAAATCGATTTAGCTTCAGGTAGCGTTGGTATGGTTAAACATATTAGTTTAGTTCGCAACGACTAACGGAACAAAAAAATTAAATTAATTACTCTTCTTTTTTTGTTTACTTCACTTCACTTCACTTCATGTATTTCCCACCGATCATGGCGTTGACTGAGTTGAGACGATTTTGCTCATAACTTAGCGCATTGAGTAAATCAATGTCTGCTTGACTGGCACCACCCGTCCTGTTGTTATTTGTGAACGTGGAAACTATAGGGTTTCCTCGTGTGTGTGATCCAGGTTGAGCAGTGGCGCTAATTTTCAAAGGTTCTCCACGTTTAACAACTTCGGTAGCAAGTACTTTTAAGAATGCAACTGTTTCGATTAAAAGACTTTTATTAGCTTTGAATAATTGCAGACAAAGTTTTTTTAAAAATTCGATTTGTTCGTCTTCGTCTGACATAGATGTAATCTTTTCCTTTACTTCGAAAAAGAGATTTACATTGTCGAGAATTACTTGAACAATTTTATTTTTCAAAGATTCGAGTTCTCTTTGAAGTTCATATGACAACGTAATTTTGGCATTAATTTCTTTTACGATTTTATTAGCCATTAGTAGAACCAATGTTTGGAATTCTTTTTTATTTTTTTCTTTTTCCAAATCTTCTAACACTTCCTCTTTCCGTTTTTCCAAATTTTTTAACCTTTCCGTTTTCTGTTTTTCCAAGGATTTGTTAAGTTTTGCGGTGTGCCAGTCCTCAATTTGTTTTCTGGTATCTTTAAAATATTTTTCGGTTTGTATTTTGGCAGCTTCATAATTTTCTCCCAACGGTTCCATTTCGGGATCAATTTCTTCAGTAATTTCTTTAGTAATTTCTTTAACCGCATCACTGAAACGATACTTTTTGTCAAGTTTCCCAATTTCTTCTAGGAACCATTTCTGTTTTTTTTCATCCATCCCTAACATTTGAAATAATTTCTGTTTGTACGCATTTTCCTTTTCCTTAGCTTGCGTAGCTTTAATATCCCGATAAACTGAAATCATAAAGTCAACTAATTGAGGTGCTGCATCAATTGCTCTACTGATTAAATTAAAACCTTCGTTTACTACCTGAAGTTCGTCAAATTGTGTACGCTCAAATCCTTCAATATTTTTTGGTTTTACTTGGCGGTACCAATCTTCCTGTTCTACTAATCCTAATGGTTGGGGGGTACCGAGACCAACTTTATCCCATACTTGTTCTAGATTTAAAACCTCATCGGATTTACTGCCAAAACTTAGTGGCGGTGACCTAGCATGACTAAACAATGTTTCTAACATTTCACTTGAATCAGTTCGTCTCAACATAATAAATATTACTGTTACTTAATTTTGCATCAGAAAAAAAAAAGAATGGCAATAATAAATAACGTGGTTACCCCCTTTTTCTTCTACCGTTTCTTCGTTTCCTTCGTTTCCTTTGTTTCCTTTTCTGACAAACACCAGTTGGACCGGTAGGACTGACGACAGGTGTTGACAATGGTTGATGGTGAGGTTTAACACGCACACGCGACCAATCGATTGGTGGTAATGTGCGGACTAATAAATTATTTCGGTTCATATCAGATTGTAATGCTTCTTTAATAAATAGTACAATTTCTCTAACCTTCTTTTGGTGATTTGGTTCTTCAAAAAGACCAGGATCTATTTCAGCAACATCGTTAGCGAATTGCTTCGCTTTTTGAACATACCGTGGGTCTCTAATATTACCCAGTGTTCCCGACATTTTGTCAAGATAGTTTCTCCAAATGAATTCAAGGGACATACTCTCAGAAAGAGTATCAATTGTAGCCATTCTTAATCTGGCTTGACAAAAAATAAAAAATAAAAAATAAATGTTTTGTTAATGTAATTACCGAGTACTCAGTTAGTACTTACCACCAAACAATCTATTAGTAACAGCCAATCGATTTTTTTCTAATTCGATGTATTTAAGTAATTTTTTACCACCTGTTTGTGTAGCTACATCTTTGATATTGTCAAGCCATTCTCGAACAGTTTTTTTAATAAAATCATTGGGGTTCTGGTTGGATTCATTCGCAAATATCTTCATTGATTGTTGACAATCCAAGTATTGAGCGAAATTTAATTTATCTCCCCTGCACACATCTGTGTCACTATAATAAGCAATCACTGGTTTTTCTAATTTTGCACTTAGGTGTGTCACAAAATTCTCGCAAAACCAAGAATTGTCCCCCGCTTCATATGCATTAAAGTAATAATATTTTGGAGCAGCATCACCCAACCAGTCGTAAATTGCATTACTTAAATTATAATAACTAAACTTATAATAACTAAACTTATCAGTGGGATTATTTTTAATCTCACCGTACATTTTACTTCCTCCTTGATGCCCAATAATTATTAATACTTTTATAGGATTTTTAGGTTTTATGGGATCTTTCAGCAACATTAGATGTTTTTCTTGTAATATTGCTTGGTTCGAACGAGCCAATTTAAATATTTTCCATGCATCGAAAATCATATCAGGAGCTAGATTTAAATAATCTCTAATTGATTGAGAGCTGCTATTTTCTTTATTAAGATCGGTGAAAGATAAAATTGCTATATTTGGTGTATGTGCATATAAGGGTGCACGTGGTACTTCGACTAGCCCAAGATCGTCATCGTCATCTTCAGCTTTGTGTAGAGCTTCTTCACCTTCACGTTTGGGTTCAGCTCGTTCTTGTTCAGCTTTTTCTTCTTCTTTTTTTCTAGTTTCAGCTAGTTGTTGTTCAGATAGTTCACTTATATATTTTTTATGTTGTTCATTGGTCATCCAGATTATTTCACCTTTGTCATTGGCTATTGCTTGTTCTCGTTGTTTACGTTCAGCTTCAGCTTGTTGTGCAGCTCGTTCACGTTCAAGTCGTGCAGCTTGTTCTTGTCGTCTACGTTCAGCTTCTTCAGCTTGTTGCTTGCGTGCAGCTTCTTCACGTTCTAGTTGTTTTTTATATAGACTATCGAAAAACTTAAAATGTTCATGTAATATTTCTATTACATTTTTATATGGACTAATCCACGAACCATTTTTCCAAATTAAATTTATATATTTACTTATATTATTATACGTTTCGGTGGCCTCTGTTTCATATTTTTCTATCCACTCACTATCATGGTGGAGGGACGTGAAATCACTTCTCTTAAAACAATCCAGATACAGCATAAATTCAGATGATATTTTTTGGTCATATTCCGCAATACCTTCATCATTAATCCAATTTGACTGATCTAATGTTTCAATAATATGCTTAAATTTCGCTATTGTGGGTAAACACTCCTCATTATGACTAATATTTTTTTCAGATGGCAATTTATATTTATTTTCTTTTTTCATTTCTTCTATTGTTAATTCGTCAAACATTGGAAATGTTTTCAAAATATAATATATAAAAAATCTTTTCAAGCGTTGCGCAGCTTCAGCTTGTTGCTTGCGTGCAGCTTCTTCACGTTCTTTTTGTTTTTGAAGTAGATTCCAAAAAATGTTATAATGTTCTGTTAATACATTTAATACATTTTTATATGGGTTTTCTTTCATTTTAACGGAATTACCAAAAACTTCGATATAATAGGAAAAATCTGCTATAATTTCTTTGCGATGCTTACTATAAATTTTATCCTCAAAATCATCTATGAAACCATGTTTTTGTTTAGCGCACCACACATATTTCATAAATTCATATGATATTTCTTTATCATATGAATCAATTTTTTCATTAATCCAGTTTGAGTTGTTGAATGTCTCATTAATACGTTTAAATGTATCGGGGAAACAATGGTGTGTTGATTTAAAACTTAGTCTTTCAGGCTTCTGGTATTTTTTCATTTTTTCCATTTCATTTATAGTTAATTCGTCAAATTTATTCAATACATATAGACAATTATACATTATTAATCTTTTATATCGTTGTGCTCTGTTTTCATGTAGTTCAGCTTCTTCTTTCGCTAGTCGTTCAGCTTCCCGTCGTGCAGCTTCTTCTTGTTCTCGTTGTTCACGTTCAGCTTCTTCGCGTGCAGCTTCAGCTTTGCGTATAGCTTCTTCTTTCGCTAGTCGTTCAGCTTGTGCAGCTTTTTCTTTAGCTCGACTGTCAGCTTCAAGTCGAGCAGCTTCTTCACGTTCAAGTCGTTCGCGTTCGGCTTCTTCAGCTCGTGCTTTACGTTCAGCTTGTTGTATAGCTTGTTTACGTGCAGCTTCAGCTTCTTCTTTTTTTATAGCTTGGCCTTTTGCTTCTTCGCGTGCAACGTATTTAAATTGTTCAGCTCGGTCTCGTTCGAGTCGTTCAGCTTCTTTACGTTCAAGTTCAAGTTCAAGTCGTTCACGTTCTTTTTCAGCTTTTTTGCGTTCAGCTTGTGCAACTTGTTCAGCTCGTTCAAGTTCAAGTCGTTCAAGTTCTCGTTTAGATTTACGAGCAGGTACGCGTTCGGCTCGTTCGGGATCACGCACATGTCCTCGTACTCGTTTACTTTTTGGCAGACTGTTTAAATTAAAATTGCCTAAATCTGGCCTTTGATTCCAACTAAGTTTAGTTTGATTTCTTAAATTCTCAAAAAGAGTGTCAAGAATAATATCTGGATTTGACATTAACAATTAATATTACTTTGTAAAAAAATGTAATTAATTAATTAATTAATTAATACTTGTTCAGAGCAATTTCCCTGCGTTCAGGATCAATTTCATTTTTCAAAGATTCGAGTTCTTTTTGAAGTTCATATGACAACGTAATTTTGGCATTAATTTCTTTAGCAATTTCTCCAATCGCATTATTAAATTTATACTTTCAGTCAAGTTTCCCGATTTCTTCTACCAACCATTTCTGTTTTTTTCATCCATCCCTAACATTTGAAATATTTTCTGTTCAAACGCATTTTCCTTAGCTTGCTTAGCTTCAGTATCTCGCGTAGCTTCAATATCCCGATCAGCTGAAATCATAAAGTCAGCTAAGGAAAATGCGTTTGAACAGAAAATATTTCAAATGTTAGGGATGGATGAAAAAAAAAAGAATGACAAAATAATTACCTTCTCTTTCTTCATTTTGGTTCGACACGTAACTTAATTTTACTATGTGTTATTCTTAATCTAACCTGAATGGTAGTTTTTATTTATTTAGATAAGAGAATAATCTGTTAGTAGCTAATAATCTGTTTTTTTCTAATTGGATGTATTTATTGCCACCGGTGAATAGACCATATATATCTTCACCGTTACTGTCATCGTCACTGTCGTCTTCAGCTTTTGCTTTTTGTGCATGCGCATGTAAAACTTCACGTGATACTGGGATTAGCACAGGATCGTCGTCATCGTCACCTTCTTCGCGTGCAGCTTCAGCTTGTGATTCTTTTATTATTCTATTTAGTTGAGGTTCGTCATATTTAGTTTCAGCTAGTTCAGCTTGTGCAGCTTGATGTATAGCTCGTTTACGTTCAGCTTCAGCTTTCACTCGTTCAGCTTCAGCTCGTGCAGCTTGTTCAGCTCGTGCAGCTTGTTCAGCTCGTGCAGCTTCTTCTTTCGCTAGTCGTTCAGCTTCAGCTCGTGCAGCTTGTTCAGCTCGTGCAGCTTCTTCTTTCGCTAGTCGTTCAGCTTCAGCTCGTGCAGCTTCTTCGCGTTCTCGTCGTTTACGTTCACTTTCTTCAGCTTTCACTCGTGCAGCTCGTGCAGCTTCTTCGCGTTCTCGACGTTCAGCTTCAGCTTTCACTCGTTCAGCTTCAGCTCGTGCAGCTTGTTCAGCTCGTGCAGCTTGTTCAGCTCGTGCAGCTTCTTCTTTCGCTAGTCGTTCAGCTTCAGCTCGTGCAGCTTCTTCGCGTTCTCGTCGTTTACGTTCACTTTCTTCAGCTAGACGTGCAACTCGTGCACCTTCTTCTTGTCGTTTACGTGCAGCTTCATCTTTTTCGCGTCGTTCAACTCGTTCACGTGGTTTAACTGATCCACGTGGTTCACGTTCTACAAGTTCAGGTTCAACACGAACAAGTTCGCGTACCTGTACTTGTTTACTTTTTGGCAGACTGTTTAAATTAAAATTGCCTAAATCTGGCCTTTGATTCCAACTAAGTTGAGGTTTAGTTTGATTTCTTAAATTCTCAAAAAGAGTGTCAAGAATAATATCTGGATTTGACATTAACAATTAATCTAACTTGACAAAAAAAAAATGAGAGTTTTATTTTAATATTTGTTCAGAGCGATTTCTCTGCGTTCAGGGTCAATTTCATTTAGAATACCGAGTAGAACTTTGCTGATACTATTAGTAAATGGTCGGATCATGACTAATGGAATATCGAGCAAGCCAGCTTTACTGTTTTGACTAATCATATCCATAATTGCTTGGACACCCTCGACAAATTCGCCCCCAGCTTCAGTAAATCCATCTTTAGTACTAAGGGGTTGGTTCGCATAGAAACTAATTTTTTTACGCTCAGATTCAGGTATGCTTCCAATTGCGGCGCCTAATTCCAAAATTTCAGTGGCTGAAGTGTGCAGAAACTTTTGGATTCTTTCAGGTGTCGATGTGCTTGTATCGCGCATATTCAAAATCAAAAGTCCATCGCGAATAATTTTGACGAAAGGTCGCAGAGGTTTGATTCCTTGTAATAGAATCGCTAATTTATCGTTCTCAGATAATAGTTTCATAATAATTTTCTCTTTCAAAGCTGGGCCTTCGATTCTCATCGGACTTATTTTAATTTTTGTATTTTTCAATGAAATGACATCTTTCACGCTGACGACAATATCCAAACGTGTAGTGTATATACGTTTAATGACAGATTTGCCCGGTTCAATTTTAGTATCCTTACTATAATTATTAATGAATTTGACCGATCTCGAATCCAAATTAAGAAATATTTTGTTTAATGTACTGATGTCAAGCGTGCCTCCAACAAAAGATATATCTGTATCACGTGTAGCCAAAATATTTGACCAAACAGAACCATCAACGTAGTCACGAATTCTCAAATTCGGGATACTAGAAGTAATTTTGGAATTTAACATGTCTGCTTCAATCCGTAAACTTTCAATGTCAAGAGTAATGCAACTTGGGCCACCAGATTCTTGTACGAATTGCAAACATGTTGTTTTGATATATACCTTCCCAAATACCGGTGTTTGTTTTTTCAGTAACTCAGTATCAAGTTGATCGGTGAGACACCAATTGGACATAATTTTGACTGAATCTAAACGTTGAATTTCATTATTACGGGCGGCAATAGAGTTTTTTCTGAGTAATTTTTGCACATTGTCTAATTGATAATTATCAACAGTACCCAAGCGAACACCACTTAAATCGTTTTTAAGCATTAATTGAACTTCTTTTGGAAACAATTCACTTAAATCATTTGGCCGCAAGGTTCCCATAATTGAGTCAATCGTACAATCATGGCTGTCTCCCCAAACCCATCTAAATGTATTAAAATGAATAATGTCGTTACATATAATTTTTTGCGATACGAAGAATATTGGTTCATTTGTTTTGACATTGCGAGAATAAATTTCCGATTCATTAAATTCAAAAGTCAACCACGGCAATTCCATACTCCCGTTTTCACTAATCGTTTTTTTTTGAACCATTAAAGTTTTAATATTAATGCTAAATTTTAAGTCACTCAAGTAATTTACTTTTTCTTTTTTCACAAAATGTTGTTGACTTCTGAAAAGAACATTCTGACTTGGGTTCGGGTTCGAAAGATCACAACTAGTTGATACTTCTTTAGCATTCGACTTTGACTTCAATTGGTTGACATAATTAATAATTTTATCGATCGAAATGTCGCCTAATTCAATATGCACGCCGATTTCATGTGTTTGCGCTGGGTTGCGACTATTCACAATCATTAAATCTGTTAAATGGATATCATGAGTAGTACATAGTAGGTATTTAGATAATCCAACGATATAAAGAGGATCAATATATATACATGTACATATACCTGTCACGTCTAATGCGGTATAAATTTCTTTGATATCAATATTGTTTACATTAATTTGTATTCTAAAATCGTCAGTCTTGTCAGTCTTGTCGACGTCAGAATTAGATTTTTTAAGTTTTTTAATCAGACTACTGACAAGATTGTAAATATTAACTTTTGAATTATCTGCGACAAGTGTGTTCGCATCAATATTAATAATAGTTGACCATATCTGCTTTCTAATATAATTGTAAACTACTGTTTTTGATTTAATACATCTTGGTTTAACAATTCCAGAATAGATTTTATCATCTTTAGTAAACAGTTCGGTATCATGCGATTCTTTTGAAGTTGTGCCATTCGTTAGTACATTCGTTAGTACAGTAATATTGATATCAGAACTTTTTAGAAAAATGAGATCATCTTTACTAGCATCAAAGTTTTTCATTGATATTTTAATTTCTGGAGTTGTCCCTTTTTGAATTAAAATATTATATCCACTGAGTATCACTCCTTTTTCTAAATAAAATAACAATGTATTAATTTTGATACACCACTCTTTCTTACTCGAACTAGTACTGGTACTAGTACTTTTTTCAAATAGTTTTAAGTTATCGTCAATACCCATAATTGTTAAATTTGAGATTAAGATTTCGGGTGCTTTATCATTTCTGACAAAAACGAGAGAATCAATATTAAGAATAGTCGATCCAATACCATTAGTGCGAATAATATTAATTCCTTTGCATTGGACTGATTCGTATGTTGCAGCAATGGTGCTAACTATAATATCAACATTGTATTTGACAAGGTGAATAGTCAATTTATTAATATTGACATTGAATTGTTCAATCAAATCTTTGACAATTGATTTGATTTCTTTGAAAGGTTCGAAGCCATTACACTCAGACAATGGAATCGCTGGAAGAACAACTGAATCTTTTATTTTTTGTGCCTCAAGTATCAAACTTTCGCCAACTGATCGAGAAAGTTGAGTACCATCTGGATTATCAGGGTCAAAACTGTCTAAAAATATTTCGATACCATCTATTTCAACTGTGTCGAAACTAAAAAACCCATTGAAAGGAACACTTATGCTTTCAATATTTGAATCTGAAATTTTGAATTTTGCATTTTTGAGAATACTGTGATTGAGTTTATATTTATTAAGTTTGAGATGAGTGCTTTTGATAACATAGTCACTAACTACAGTCGAATGAAAACTCGAAACATTAAATTTAATAAAATTTTTTAGATAAAGGTCCGCAATGAGGACAAATATGAGTTTTATTGTATGTTGAAAATATTCGGAAATTTTTTGTTTTAAATTTTCCATTACGCTTACTACTTTGACCCCAAAATAATTTTAAGTAACTAAAGTAAAACATGGTTTAAAAACACAACATATCGTTTAACATTTTGGTTGAATCAGTATTTTGAACTTTAGGTTTTGCCAATAGTTCAGCTACAGTTGGTTTATTATATTTTTTTAATAATTCATCGTATCCATGTGCACGATGATATAAAATTTTTTGCCAAAATGCCTGTAGTTTTGGAAACACTTCTGCGAACCATTTTCTATCTCTTAAAACCAATATACTTTCGTGTTTTTCTAGTCTCCACCACGAGTACCCTTTGAAATAATATTTTTCTGATTTTTGTTTGAGTTCATTGACACTAATGTCGATTTCATTTTTCATTCTAAGATACCTTTCATTTTCAGAACCATTGTCAGTTTCAGGATTATGTAGTACCGGGTAAATATAATGAATAGTATTTGCAACTAAATCTTGCACAGCGCCGATAACACCTTTTTTTGGACAAACCATGTCAGTGTCTTCAAGGTACTCTGCTTCGGAAGAATATTCGAGAATTCTGCAATCTTCAAAATAACATTCATCTAATCCTGTCACCTCTAATTGTATCTGCATTTGGATCCAATAATAGCGGGGAACAATGTTAGGTTTTGGATAACGTCGGTAAGGACATTTAATTTCTACAAGGTATCCACGATGATTAATATCATCAATGACAAATTTATCTGGACTTGCACCAATAAAATCGATTGTTGGATGAGGGATGAATCCCGCTTCATTACATTTTACTTTATACTTAACTTCATGGATTTGCGATGCGACAAATTCATATTTGTGACCATGGTGGGTAAATACAAATGAACTTTCATCAAACCACCAATGATCCGGATATCCGCATTTTTCTATAATTACAATATCAGATTCTTTATATTCATTTTCATCTAAAGCGCTACCAATGTCGCTAGCAGAAATTCTATTCTTGCGTTGTTCGAGCCATTCAATAGTTCCTTGGGCAGGTTGTGTTTTACTAAATGTTATACCAAACATTGCGGTTTCATACGTTTTTGGCCAGGGTGCTCGGTATGTATCTGATTGGTATATAGTTACTAATTTAAATATCCATTCAATAGCATTTTTTAAATCACTAATTAAATATTTACTTACATTCTTTTTACTTTTACTTAATTCTTCTAATAATAATTCAAATGAAGCGACATAATTTTCGAATATTTTAATATAATGGTTAAATTCATTTGCTGGTTTAGTCATTATATATAATTACCTTATAGTTCGTTTAAGTAAAAAAAAATAAGTACAATGTATTTTCACTTTTTACTTACGTTTAGGGGCACGTTTAGCAACACGTGGGATTGTTTGTTCGAGTGCAGAACCTGACACGGAATATCCGCTGACAGTTGGCATATCGCTACTAATTGGTTTAATCAAGTGTACTTGATTAAGTTCCCATAGTAGGCGATTAAAGTTAAGATCTTGATATGTCTTCATAGGTCGTTCTTGTCCACTTACGAGGTGACTAAGTGTTACTGGGCTGTATACACGATTGGCGACATCACTGAGTAATTCAGCCATACGTTCAATTTTCTTTTTATAACTTTCGTCTAGAACTTTCGAATCGACTGGACCGACGAACCAGGAGTTTCCACCAGCTTGTGCAGTCATTTCTTCAAAGATTTCTTTGGCATCCATTAATTTTTGTGTTGGACTAAATCGTTTAATGTGAGCCAAAACATTGTTCGAATAAATATTTGGAATCGGATATTCAATAGGGTGATAAAATGGATTTTGGCCCTGAAGCGAACTTCTTGCAATTCCGGGACCAAAAGGGTAACCGAGAAATTTATAAAGATCAGCAAATCCATAATGCATTTTTTTTGTACTTAGTTGCTTACCCTGAGGATCAAGCAGAGAAAATTTACATTTCTTTTGCACACGATTTAGCTCACCTAATTGGAACTGGGGTGGGAGTTCAGTTAAATGTTTTTGCAACGCTGTTTGAAACGCCAAGGGATCATTTGATAGCTTCCATAGATCAAATTGTTTATGTTCATTTCTTGGACCCTTTGTTTTTCCAAGTTTGTGGCTGGCTGCACTAACATACATGGCTTTCAATTCATCTGGTAATTGGCCGGAAAGTGATTCTAGTAAATTGCTAAAGAATGTTTGCAAAAGAACAGGGTTCCCACCTACCATAATATGTTCAGCATCAAAATTTTTGCCATTTTTGATAGCATCTACTAACTCTTGTAGTGCGTTCAGTTGATTTGCATCAAGTTGATTCATACTTAATTACTTACTACCGTTTTAGAAAAAAAAATAAAACTTTTTGTCTTTTTGCGAATTAGTATACAAATGCTGATTCCGAAGCATCGGCATCAACCCAAAATGAATCGCGATTGTCTCCACCTTGGACACCTCTTGTATCTTGTGACTCCCAATAAAATCCGCTATTAGGTGTTGAACCAATTTCACTACCCCGATTAACTGTTGTATCTTGTGACCCCCAAATAAAGCTTCCACTAGGTTGATCACCAGTATCTGTTTTATTTTGTGAATTAGTGTCATTGTTATTGTTATTGACATTAGTACCTGTCTTAGGTTTATCAACACCAACTGTTTCTGTAGATTTATCTTTATCACTACCTGTCTTAGGTTTATCAACACCAACTGTTTCTGTAGATTGAGCTTCATCACTAGCGTCATGTAATACATCAGGTTCAACATCAGTTGTAACCACTTGGTCACTCATATTAGTTCCAAAATCAGTAGCCAATGTTCTGAAATTAGCCTGAGTTTTAATTGCGCCTTTAATAATTTCTCGAGCATGTCGGAGATTTGAGTAGCAGTTTTTTAATTCCTCTTCTAAAGCAGAACCAGCACCTGCAGTCGATTTAGCAGCAGTATATGCCTTTCCAAGTAGTTTTTCATAATTATCATCATCATTGAGATGCTCTTCTGTGATGTTTAGTTTGGCCATGCAACCTTTAAAATGTTCGATACCATTGCCGAGAGCCTTGACACTGCTAAGCATATTATTAGTTTGCATCATAACATTACTAATATTTCCATCGAATGGAGTTTTTGCATATTGATCCAAGACACCACGGACGTGACGAACATGTGGGTAGAAGCGAGAATCGAGTTGTGATTCTAATTCTTTATATAAATTAGTACCAGCGTGAATTTGTCTACCCATTTCACCAATCAGAGCTTGACGAATGGCCGTTGTTTCATTGACTTGATTTTGAATTTTATCCATTTCAAAACCGGTTTCTGGTCCACGACGTAGCATATTCAAGTGGCGACCAAATGATTCATCGAGAATACGTTGTTGAAGCTTTAGTTGTTTAATCTGATCTATTAGTGAGCGTTTAACACCATCAGCGTTATCAGATAGTTTACGACTGATTTTATCCTGTACCATGTACATATCGTCGCACAGATCAGGAATTGATCTTTTCTTGCTAGTAGGATCCATAGGGTTTTCATGAGTAGCAATGTTTGTTCCAAAGTGTGAGTTAAAATATTTTACAAGTTCGGCGACACGTGTGCTATTAACAGAGCCATTATTTGCCATACAGACACCTTCTACATCTGGGCGGGACTTATAAACTTCATTGCAAATTTTATCATTGCTCAAACGATTTCCCTTTGAATCAGTTAGTCGAATATTAAATCCGAGTTTATTTAGATCATTTGCCAATAGTTCGATATTGAAATTTTGAACTTCTTTTGGTAATTTAGAATTTCTTTGACATACATACCTCATCCGGTTTAACGTAACCGGCTCAGTAAGTAGATTATGACTATGCACTAAACCCATAATTGTAGTATACTTTATGTTAGGAAAAAAATAAAGACAACAAATGAAAAATTACAAAAATAAATAATCGCAGATAATATTTATTTTATACTGAATATTTTCATTGATATCGTTTTCCCAAAATTCTAATAAAACTGCCCGAAATCCAAATTCCCATAATGCCTGATAAACAATATCATTAATTAACGATCCCTGAAATAATCCAACAGAAATTCCCTTATCTTTAAGAAATTGGTACATATTTTCAACCCAATTAGTCAATGTATGTCTATATTCCTTTGTTACATTTAAAATAGCCATTTCCCGATTATTAAAATGATCAATATCAGGATAACTATGTATATCTAACACAATCGTATCCCGAGGCAAAATATTTAATTGTTTTGTAATATTTTGGCGAAATTCATACTCTTCTTTTCTACTTTCCAGTCTATTCATATCAACAGTTGACCGCAACACGTTATCATTATGTATAAATACAACATTTGCACCGCGTTTGATTAGTTCTGTGCGTAAAATAGTAGCTGCATTATATGCATTGCGATCGCAGATTCTCACAGTAGATTCAGGACAATACCCATGTGGTACTGTAATTAAAAATGTTTTACTCGTACTCGTACCCATTAATTTAAACACTATAAAAAAAATTGGTGTACTAATTATTCGTCTTCTGTTTCACTTTCACTTTCGCCTTCAATTTCACCTTCACCTTCACCGTCGCTAGGTTCAGCGTCAGGTTCTAGTTCGTCAGGTTCTAGTTCGCTAGGTTCGAGTGTTGTACCTGTAGTGAGGTCGATCCCATTTGTTTCAAGTTTAGCCGACAGGGCTTGAAGATCTGAGAACCATAATTGTTTTGCCGTAGTTTTTTGTAAGATTTCTAATTGTTGTTTCTTTTCAACCAACAGTTTTTCTAATCTTTCTTTTTCTTCTTTTGTCACACTATAAATTGGCATACGTTTTAGATAATTATAATCTTTTTTGGCATCATCTTCTTTACCTTTACCTTCATCTTCATCTATTTGGAGTTCGAATCCGCCAGCATCTTTCTTTAAATCGAGATTACTAAATTTGAGATATTTACGTTTCTCTAATTGTTCTTCAACTTTTTCCCATTTAATATTTTTAATTTTGACATCTTCACTGATTACTTCATTAATAAATTGTACTTTCATTTTTAAAATAAGCATTTCATGTTCGAGTTTACGCAATAGATATTCGCGCCTAGATTCATAAAATTTCAGACGAATGGAGTAAAATTGTTCGATAATTTGAGTTGGATCATTATATTTTGTAATAATACCTTTCTCATTGAACAGATGCATATTTGACGTTTTGATTAGATTTACTAGTTTAAATTTATCTTCCAACATATTGACATTTTTGACTTTAGCTTTTTTATGTAAAGCTGTCAAAGCTGATGCCGTTGGAAATTCAACTGTAAAATATCTGATATCATCAATATCTTCACCGTAAAACCCTTTGATAACTTTATCGGCTTCTAATTTTTCCAAGAATTCTTTATAGTTGTCATACCAAACGCCAATAGGAATTTCTGTAATTTTAATTGACTTAGCATCAATAATTTCATAGCTACCTTTGCAAATATATTCTGTTTTTGTTCGGCGAATTATAGAACCTCTAAAACCCCTATACCAAGGTATCATATCTTTAAATGGCAAATCATTAATTTTATTAATCAGATTATCAATGATATCTCGAGGATTGAAGCTTGGTACGAGTGTTGAATATCCTGTACCAATTCCAACAGCTCCATTAACAAGAATCAACGGAATAATTGGTACAAACCAATATGGTTCCGCTCGAAGGCCATCTTCATCAACATATTCTAACAGCGGTGCATCTAATTTATTGATAATTGATGTGCTTGGATCTGTCAATGCTGTGAAAATATATCTTGATGCTGATGCATCTTTACCACCCATACTACGTGAGCCGAACTGACCATTTGGTTCGAGTAAATTAATATTATTTGCGCCAACAAAAGTTTGAGCCAATTTAATAATTGCCTGTTGCAAACTGGTTTCGCCATGATGGTAACCTGTTTTTTCACCTACAGCACCAGCTAATCGAGCAACTTTCATTTCTTTTGGAGAAATTAGATTCAGTAGGAAACAAGTATGAATGATTTTTCTTTGCGACGGTTTTAATCCATCAACCATACTAGGGATTGAGCGAGCATTATCATAGGTTGAAAAATGGATCAAATCTTTATTGATAAAACTATGGAGTGAGACATTTTTGACTGAATAATCAATCGTGTATGTTGGATCGTAACCATTAACCCATTTTTTGCGATCATCTGCTTTTTCTTTGGAAAATGCGAGATCTAGAGCTTCAAAATCTTTATCATTAATCGCTTGGTAATTAATTAATTTTGTCAAATAATCGATGAAGTATTCTTTAGCTTCTTCTTTTGTACTCGTACCTAAACCTTTATAGTATTTAATTGACCACCCTACACTTTGTGTCGATTTACTCCATTTTTCATAGTCAGCCATTGAGTAAAAATTGAGTGCTTCTTTGCGTTTGAAGGCTTTCACAATTGGGGTTGCCAAACTAGTAATAAAACCTTTAATTCTTAGAAGACTAGGCCATCCCCAGGCGATTACATTGATAAACAAACCTTTAATATGTGTTCCATCAACATCAGCATCGGTAAAAATCATTACTTTACCATAGCGTAGAGATTTTGTATCAGTATATTCTTTCCCATACTCGAGACCTAAAATTTTTACAATATAACTAACTTCTTCATTTTTGACTGCAATATTTTTCTTTAATTCTCTGACATTTTTGAGTTTACCACGTAATGGAAAGACGCCAATTTTATTATTTCCATTTTTAACGGAACCCCGACCAGCCATCGCTAATGTTTTTGCCGAATCACCTTCAGTTAAAATAAGGATACAATCTTGGGAGTTTTTTGTTCCGGCATCATTGGCATCTTCTAACTTTGGAATACCACGAAGCTTATTAGTTTTTTTGCCTGATTGTTTTTTTAATTCGGATTCTTCTTTAAATTTCATTAGTTCAGTAATTCTGTCAATAATACCAAGTTTAGCAAATTTATCAATAATTTTTTCTGGCAGTTCGCAAGTTGTTCCAAATTTTGTTGCTTCTGTGCTAAGAATATATTTGTTTTGACTAGGAAAGTCAGGATCAAAAATACGGGCTTTAACAAAAAGTTTCATACTATTACGAATGTAGGCATCCCTAATAGGTTTTGTTGATTTTGTTTTCTTTTTAACTAGTTCAGAAATTCTGTTAGTAATTTGTTTAGCGATGTATTCAACATGAGTTCCTCCATCAATAGTAGGAATTCCATTAACAAATGAAACTTGTTCGAAACCATCATCATTTTCTTTCAGCATCATACCAATTTCCCAGTCATCATTACATACATGTGTAACAGTTGGCAATGAGCCACCGTATAATGCGATATAATCGCCAAATTCTTTAATAGGTATTTTTACATCATTAAAGTAAACAGTAACGCGTTTTCCGGTAATAGCAGCAGCTTCAAATGTTCTAATTTTAATAATATCGAAGTGAGCTTTATCTATATCTTTCATACCAAATCTTTCGAAATCAGGAATATAACTAATTTTGGTATAATCTTTAACGCTTGATTTAGTAATTTTGGGAATTGTTCTTTTTTCCATATTTTCAGTAAAGATTTGAACGTACTTTGAAGTATATTTGCTTGAAACAGTTTCGACTATAAATTTTTTACTGAAAAGATTTGTTAATTTTGCGCCAAAACCATGTTTCCCACCAGCTTTGCGTTTTTTTGGACCAAAGTGGCTACTAGTTTTGAATTCACCAAAAATCATTTCAGGTATATATTGGTTTTCATCTTCATGCATAACAATAGGAATACCTGTTCCATTATTAGTAACAGATATTTCTCCTGTATTTTGATCGACATTAACTTTAATCATAGTTAAACCTTCTGGATCTTCTTGTTCGTGATCGACAGCATTACTAAGAATTTCTTGAAAGATTTGAATAAAACCGGGTACTATTTTTAACTTTTTAGTTAATATATTTTTTTCATTTGCAGAAAGAACGTGATATTCTCGAGATTGAATATCCATTGTACCAATATACATACCTGGATTTTTTAGAGCATGCTGACGATCTGTCAATTTGCGATATTTTTTACTTTCTGACATTCTTGAAGTAATAATATTAAGTTATTTTGTTTTTTTTAAGTACTTTCTAACTTAATTTCGTTTTCAATTTAATTTTTTTCTTGAGTAGAATTATACTAATTTAACTATACTGTATGAGTTCTGATTTATATAGAAGTTTTGGAGGCTCTATGCGTTTTCATGCACATGGAGGAACAGGTGGACAAAACCTGGTTGCATTTTTGTTTAAAGCATTAGGTGCTCCAGGCACTCCACTTGAAAAATTAAAAGTATGGCATTTGCTAGCAGTATCACTAGGTTTACTTGTACTTGTTATTATTATTGCCGTCGCACGCCGTCGCAAGAGTAAATTTGAGGGATTTGACGGTTCTGGCACTGGCCAGCAAACTGCATCTGGTTGGGCAGGAACTTTTACTCAGCACCGATCACAACATTCTCCACGCAATCGTTCAGTGGATGCCCTTGGACAAAACCAAGAAATGGGTTTTCTTGCAGGAGACATTGCATCCGGGCAACATGCAGGTGCTGAAAAGTTCGGAGATCTGCAAAAAGTTTTGAATATGGAGAATTTTGCTCAAGTGCGAAATGTCCCCGCTAATCAAAATATTGTTCCTATTCCCGCTGCAGGACAAGCTAATCCCAGCCAACGTAAAGCCGGATTTGCTGATTTTGCCGAACATTTTGACGGGCAAGATTATACTACTAACCAGGAATGGCTCGAACGTCGTCTCAATAAAAAGAGCAATTTTGAGGGATTTGCTGATCGTAGTGGAAATTACGTTAAGCACAATGAGAACAATCTTGGGTTTATGCATGTTCTTCCTGAACAAGATTATAGTGAAGGTGGTGTAAGTGCCGGCGCAAGTGGAAGTATGGCTGATCAACCGTTTCTTAACCCTCGAACTATGGGATCATCTGAACGCCCTCATTCTCAACGTTTAGTTGAGGGATTTGCCCCACAAACTGCATTTGATGTGCTTGGTAAGAAACTCGAAAAATTCGGACCTTCTTTGAACCTTGACCGTCCTAGTGACTCAAAGGGAAGTCTTCCTATGTCTGAGTTTGCTGCCCGTGTGATTAAATCCGATGGTATGAGTTCTGGTTCTGCATCAAGCGCCCCTGGTTTATATAATTCTGGACTACTTCCGTCAAGTTTTGCTTCTCGCAATATGTTGACTGGAAATCCCGATAAAAAAGCCCGTGAAGTTGTCAGTGGATATTGTAGCCCAATGAAACCACCAGCTTGCAAAAAGGATCCTCTGTGTGGATGGGACGCCAATAGCAAGAGTTGTACTGTTGCCAAACGACCTGCCAACGAATGTGCCTTCCCTGTGAATCCCAAATACAAACCTATTGATCCTACAACTGGGTTACGTATGGTTCTCCCTGCCGATGCATGTGTTGACTCATCTAAATCCAACTTCAATAAATGGGTTGAGACTGATTGGGTTCTTAAGTATGATACTCCCTACTCGTCAATGCAGTCAAGTGATCTTCACTACAAGCAACTCCAAAATCTAGTCTACAATAACCCTAAGACCTGGGATGTATCTAAACCGCAAGATACTCCTACTAGCTTCAAGCCCGGTGATGTAGATAGATATGCTGCTGAACGCCAGGGACCTGTTGGTGTCGATGATACTAAACTTGAGGTTGAGAAGAAAGGAAAGAAAGAAAACTTTGAAAACAAACTTCTTGATACCGTTAAGAGTTGGTTTAACTTGTAAATTGCAATGTAAGTCTTAAAAATACTTTTTTTTGTCTTACATTACATTACATTAAAGTATGAATATCGAACAAAAACTCGCCGAATTTTATGATCATTATGAACGATTCATTTTTGACATTACTGATACAACCAAATCATTCCATCAATTAAATTATAATATTATGACGCCAGAAGTTACATTAAAATCTGAAGGTATTGGAAAAAAATATGAAAAGCATAATTTAAATATAATGTTTCCAACTAATTCTGATATTTTTAAATTTATTCGTGGAGTTGAAGAATTTATTGAACGTAAAGTAATTACAGAAAATCCAGACATATTTGCCGGTTACACATTTAAATCAATTTTAAGTAACCACGCTCAAAGTGGTAATACATTTAGTAATATTCAAGTCCCTTACCGTAATCGTGTTTGTGAATGTGTGTTTGTTAATAAAGCAGGGAAACATATTACAGACACAGGAATTAGTGTATCAGAATCACTCAAAAAAAATGATAAATTAAAAATTCAATTGCGAACTGCATGTATTTGGATTTATCCTGATCAGAGGCAAATTGGAGTAACTTGGCAAGCCAAGCACGTTTACTTACTTAAATAAATTTACCCTAACACATTAGTAATGTATAATTCAAGAAGTATTTTTTATGATCTTAGCAAAATTGATTTGAATAGTATAACAATAAGTGATAATTTTATTAAAAAAGAATCTACAAACTCATTCTTTTGTAGGGCAAAATACAATGAAAGTTCATTATGGGGAATAGTGAGTCCGCAATTAAAAATAATTGATGTAGAACAATTGTCTGATAATGAAATATTAGTAACTTTTTTATTACCTGATGATGATCCGTCGTTTGTTAATATTATGACTGAATTAGAAAATCTAAGTATTAACCATATTTATGTCAACTCTCTTCAAATTTACGGAAAAAATAAAACATTACCAATTATTTATGCTAATCATACCTCAATCGTGTCATCTGATTTAAGATCTTTAAAATTAAAAATAGTATTAAATAAAAATACATCTTTTTGGTCTTCAAAAGAAATACAGTTAGATAAAATTACAATAAATAAATTTTTGAATTTTAAAGGCAGGTCTGTAGTATTATTAGTAAGAATGAATGGTATAACTATTAATAAAAAAGGTAATTTTACGACAGATTTTCGGGTTGAGCAAATATTATTTAAAGAAAGTGAAAGCGAAAGTGAAAGCGAACCTGACAACGATATTGAAATTGAGTATTCAGAAATTCCTGATAAAATTGTTCAAAATGAATTTAGAAAAAGGCTTTTCTTGAAATTTTGATCAATTATTTTCTTAATCAGTATTATACTAAATACTCATGACAATGAAGCTATTAGATTGTGTTTTAATTGGGCTCGTATGTTTCGTTATTGTTTATATCCTAATGCGTGAGTTGGGAAAGAAAAATGAAAGCGAATCATTTGATGCCGCTACACAAAAGGCACTAAAAATGCAAATGAAAGAAAACTGGGATAATGATACCGTAACTAAAGCGCTTCAAATGCAAATGAAAAAGGATAATTATAAAAATGTTAGCGAAGATACATTAAAAGCACTAAGCCTTCAGCGCCACGAAGATTTTTGTGCTGTTTATGAAGGCATGGATTGCAGTTGTGGCCCTCACACCCACCAATTGCAATCAGACGGGTCAAAGAAATTTCTAAATGAACGTAATCTTGGTGCTCCCTGGTATCACCCAGTACGTGGTGATGAAGGATTCGCTGACGCAACTGGTCAACCACCTGCTACAGACGCACCAAATGCCCCACTTAAACCTGATGATCTTCTACCAAAGGATATGAATCATGGTTGGACGCAGGCCTACCTTAATTGCAAAGACCTATTAGCCAATAAAAATTTTGTTGATACTGAACGATTCAAGTTCTCTAACGAAGTATTGGACACTCGTAATACTAAATACCAAAGCCTTGATATTCGTAAGACACCTATTGTCTCACATAATCCTGTAAGTATCTGGCAAAAGTCACCTGTTGAGAAGAGCATGTGGGAGTACACTCGTCCCAACCTTGATGGATAAACAAAAGGGAATTAAAAAATTTTTTTGATACGTCAGATTGAAAATATAAAAGTCTAAATGCAAATATTATTGTGATTTTAAAGATGATACAGAATCGCAAAGAATTACCTGTTTGTGGATTTACAAATGAAAGCAATTTCTGCTTTTTACTTGCAAATTTACAAGTAATACTTCACAGTATGCCTGATATCAGAGATTTTATATACTTTGTATCTAAAATTATTACTGAGCATCATGGTGCAGAACCGAACCCCCAATTTAAAATTAGTGAAAAATCATATATGTTTTTAAGTCATATGGCACAATTGTTACATGCTATTCGTAAAAATGAGAAAGATGGATTTGTAACATACAATATCTCATCATTCATCAAATTTTTCTATAACTATATGGAAGATTTTGAATATGGACGCCAACAAGATGCTCACGAATGTATGTCAGTTTTATTAAATGAATTTTTGGACAACCTTACATTTGAAATGCAAAGAAAATTTGAATTTAATACAAACATTTTGCTCCCAGATCTACCTGTATTACCACAAGATCATATTGCCGCAAATACTACTAATTATATTAATAAGTCGTTCGCCCGCAAACTTCTTGGTGGCATGAAGGAAAACAAATTAGTTTGCCAAGAGTGTGGATTTGTCTCAAGATCAGTTGAACAATTTACAGAACTTATTCTAAATATTCCACAACAGCAAACTGTGTCATTAGAAGATTGTATTAAATTAGGATTTGTTACCGAACAATTAACTGGTGAGGAAATGTGGTTTTGTCCGACATGCAAAAAACGAGTAGTAGCCGAAAAATCAGAAAAAATTATACATACACCTCCAATATTAGTATGTGTTCTCAAACGATTTCAAACGAATGACTTTCAACAAGTGCGCAGACGTAATAAAGATGATACAAAAGTTTCAGTTCCAATTAATCTGGATATGAGTTTAGATACTGGTACTAAGATAAATTATGAATGTGTAGGTATTGTATCACATCTCGGTACCAATATTGATTTTGGACACTATGTCGCTTATGCAAAATGCAATAGCGATTGGTACCTATTTAATGATGACAAGTGTGTTAAATTTAAAATCGAATGTGAGCGCATTGCAACAACTGACGCTTACATACTTGTTTATAAAAAAAAGTAACCAATATTTGATTAAGTACTATCATATTTTTCAATTAAGCGATTATAAATATCTTTTGATTTTTCACTATCATATTCCATCATTAAAATTTCCTCAAGTGGTACCTTAAGTTTATTAGTGAGGTAGAATTTATAGTCAATTTCCAAGTTATTAGCAATGATATATTCAGGTGTTTCGATTTTTTCACCTTGAAGAATCTTTATTTTTTTACCCTTTTCATTAAACTTATCTGGAACCTTAACATAAACGAATTGAATCCGGTCATTTGGTTTAGGTGGATTACCTGGGTCACGTAATGTCATTCGATCAGCTAATACACGATGCTCAATACGTTCAGGATTTTTATAACTATCACGTGACTTCAGTGTTTTACTCGTTGTAAACAATTTTAAATGTTCGAGGTATTTATCCTTATTCAATTGTTTGCGATATTTATTATATTGTTTGAATTTCATAAATTTCTTTAGTAAATATTTAACTACATCTTTCATTGTACCGTGACTCATGAGTAAATCGACGACATCGCGGTAAATTTCTTGGACAATAGGGCAATTATCACGGCGTTTCAGTAAAACTCCCATGGCAATAAATTTGGCTTTTGACTGTTCGAGTTCCTTTTCAAATTTTTGGTACATGTATCTTTTCTTTTTGAGAATTAAAAGGGGGTGACATATTTTTTCATATGCAATACACATTGGATCCCTACCAATAAGTTTAGTAATTTCATCTGCAGCTCGAATACCTAACTTTTGGGATTCTACACGTTTGCGATAATTGTTTTCCTCTTCCGATAAAGTTGGGTCAACAACATGATCGACTTTGAATTTCACAAAGATAGAATCGGTATTATGGACAATTAATTTGCCTACACCTGCTGCAAAATGATGATTCTCTGTTTCAAAATCATACACTAACTCATTAGTATTTTCTCTCAATAAAGTTATTTTTATCACACGCCCTGTGCCGTTTTTCCATTCATCGGTATATTTTTGCGGTATATCATTAAACATTAATTCTGTTTTACCGACAATAATGTCTGTTGGTTTAATAGATTTACCGTTTTTTAGTAATAAACTATGATCAGCTGTCACTGTTACTGAACCAACATCTGTTTCAACTCGATAAATAGGTTTTTTAGTTGTATGTTTAATGAATCTAATAATACGTGTCCATCCAAGGTCTGACCAAATATAATAATCTTCCGGAACCATTGCAATCTTAGTATTATGATATTCCTCCCATACACTGCACATTTCATCAAATTCTATTACTGCTATTCTACTTATATTGTCGCCATGTCTGACAATTATTAATGTATCTGCAGTAACAGAATCTCCATACACGCATTCTGCCCCATATTTTTCAATAACATGTTTTTGAGCTAATGTTAAATTATTTTTGCCTTCGGATGTCACACATGCCGAAATAGGTTTGCATTTAATTTTACTAAATGTACTACCACATTGACCGTAAATACTGTTAGCGACAACTTTGAATGCCAATTGAAATGTATCCAGAATCATAATCTTGGACTTCATCATTACAATTACGTCGCCTCCTTTTTTCTTTTTTAACATATCAATAATTAATGGAATTTGAATAGTATTTTGTAAACGGTCATTTGCTCTCAATAGTTTCTCAACTTTTTCAACCAATTCAGGTTCTTCTATGGATGATGCTTCTTTAATTAATTTGATGGCTTTATATAAGTCAGCAATTTGGACACGAGTGGCAGCACGTTCATTCAAAAGATATCTGAGAACAATTGGAAGAATACCCATCAATTCAGGATTCTCAATATGATCGACAAATTTCGCACTTTTTTTTTCATCAGTGTCAGGATCGCGATAATAATAGGTATTATATTTGATACCTGGTAAATCGTCATATTTTTTGTCAATCACAATAGAATCTTGTGAAAAGTTATTCGCAATCATAATACTCGGATACAAACTATTAAAATCACAAACAACAATCGGTTCATGGTGAATTTTTGATTCAGGTTCTATGACATATGCACCTTCAAAATGCTCACCATCAGCTTCATTACCGAGATCAGCAATGAGAATACCATGTTTTCTACATTGGTCAGCAACTAAACTATAAATTTTGATTCCTTGGCCGCGCATAAAGATATAATTTAAGGGAACAATTGAAACGCTACTCATTGACATATTTGCTGGAATAATATTTAAAAAGTCAACAAGGTTATGGACTAGTTCACAATCTTGAATACAATATTCGCAAATTTCTCTAATCTGTTCCGGTCTACCTTCAATATAATTCTGAAATAATTTAATATGATCAAGATCGTTTTTGTTTTCATCTAAAAAGTGTTCTGCAACCTCATCCAATTTATAACTTGATAATTTATGATCGCGCTGAACAACTTTCATGACATCAATAGTAACGCGACCGGTTGATACAATCATTTTATAAATATTTTGACCCAGTCCACTTGAACTTAGTTTTTTCTCTTGAAATATTGAATCAATGAATCGATTTCTACTCATTTTCATAAATTCTTTATCTATTTTCAGGAGTTCCGTTCGTTTGTAAATATAGTTATCATCAAACCCAGATGTATTGTAACCATACATAATGTCTGGGTTTTCTTTATTCACTAAATCTCGGAATTTGAATAATAAATCTCGTTCGTTTTCGCATTCAATGACAACAACAGATTTGTCACCCATTGGTGCGCATTTCTTTTGAGTCAAAATTGCGCGTAGATAACTTTTTGTTTCAGGATACCGTCTGAATACCATACCGATTTGAATAATTTCATCCTTTGCCTGAGCGAAGTTAGGAAACCCTTCGTCTTTGCATTGACAAATACATTCAATATCATAACTCATACGCACAATACCTGAAATACTGCTTTCATAAATTGGTACTAAATCTGTATACTTACAGGTCACACTGATGTCAGCCGTTGTACTCAAATTTTTATTTTTACTGTATTTATTTTCACCAATTTGAATCCAACCACATGGTTTAATCCCCCGAATTTGCATCAGTTGCAAAACTGGATCAATAATCTCGTAAACTTGATATTTGTAGCTACTTAGGCCCTCAAATCGTTGAGCATCACGGGAAAATATTTTACTGGCATATTTGATAGCCGACGAATTAGTCCATACCAATCTTACAAATTTAAACATTTTTTTGTTTGTAAATCCATGAAAAATACGACGTTGAACTATCTTACACATATCGGTTTGCAATGTTTCAGCCAGTTCTTTGGCCTTCGACATCTTTTCCTTCAAGCCATTCACTAACAGTTTTAAATGAGTACCCGTCCAATTATCAGGGACTTGCACAAAGAAGAATGGTGTAAAATCTGTAATAGTTACTGCAACAGATTCACCTTTTGCCGTACGACCAAAAATCTGAGCTTTATATTTATTAATATACTTTTCACCGTCGTCGTCACCGTCGTCGTGGTCGTCGTGGTCGTCGTGGTCGTCGTTTTTGAAAGAATCCGAGACCATTTTCTCTTTACTTTCAGTACTATTGTAATCAAACCAATCTATTGCTTGAAATTCTAACATGATTACTTAAGTAATCATTACCACCACATATGTTTAGTTAAAAAAAAAATCAATTGCTTCCTCTTTAAACCGGTGTGCTTGTAATAGTCATACCACAGTATTCAGCATTATTACGCTGAAAATCTATACGATCATAGAATTTGTTATCAATGGCTTCACGTAATAGAAATTTAAAATTGTCTTTAAATTCGGTATTATGACCATAGCTTGAACTGGCTAAATGGGTTAGTTCATGAATAACTACAAACATTAAAAGATTTGTATTATGAAATTTGTTTGGATCTTTTCCGCTACGGACACAAAACACAATTTTTTCTCCTTTACTGAGAGAATAACTAGTTGATTTTTCTTTATTGAACGGAGATCCTTCCATAACATTTTGCGGATGGTACCTTTTTTTCATTTTTTTTATTCTATCATCTTCGGGGTATTTTTTATCAAGGAAAGCAATAAAATTAAGAATATTATCGTTCAATATAGCAATAATATTAGCTGCTTCTTCTGGATTTTCTAAATTTTTTTGAACTTTGTACTTTTTTTTATCTCGTTTAGCTTGAAAATATTCGGCATTTGTATCATTTGAATCACCAAGACCGAACCCGAAATCAATAAAATTCTCACCACTTTCAAATAATCTATCAATGATTGATTGAATCGACATTTTTTCTCTTATTAACCATTAAGGAAATAATTATTTGAAAATGGATTTCAACGAAAACAGTATAAAAAAGGTTTTTGAGATTAAAAGTTCCAATGAACTAAAATATGTACCATTTAAAATAGTACAAAAAACTATTTCTTCCACAATGAATTCATTGGTGACTCAAGGTGTAGTTGTATTTGTTGGCGATGTCGATGCAACAACAAAAGCGTTATTATTAAAAATGGAAAAAAACCAATTACCAAGTATTCAAGATTCAAATAAATTAAAGGATATATTTGGACCAAATTGGAAGTACCTATTACATATTGGAAAAACTCAAAATCAACACGGTGGAACTAATGAAACCGACAAAATCAATTTTGATGAGGACTCAGAACCAGAACCAGAACCAGAATCAGAACAAGAACTTGATTTTGATCTTGACAAAGAACTTGAAACTACGCAAACGGAAACAGTAAAAGACGAAAAAAAAATAATCAGTGGAGTCAAATATATTTACGATTATATAAATATTGACGATGAAATTGATACAATTAAGCGCAAAATCGAAGGATATATGAATATTGAATATGGCGCTCAGCACAATTGGTACATTAACCAAACCGACAAGAAAAATCACATTCTAGACTATCAATGTAGATTTATTGTCAATGAAACAATTTCGCAACCATTTACGGTAAGTATTAATGATCTTTTTTCAGACAATAGTAAAAAAAAAATTTTAGGTCTTGTGGTCGACCAAGATTTCATTCGTAAATATAAACTGAAATCGCAAATGTTTATTACGAATACAACAAATAATATATTATTTGATCAAATGGGAAACAATACGACAATGTATACAATGGACATCATTAGTATATTAAATTTAATTGGTTACGGAAAAATCCAAAGTTTACGTACAAATAACTATAATCAGTTCGAAGCATTTTATTATGGATTTGTCCTAAAATATTGGCCAGTCTTAAAAATAAACGATTTGGTTTCAATTACCAATCGTACTTCGGTTACAACAAATATTTTAACAAGTAAACAAGAATTAAAAGTATTTAGTGACCGTCAGTATTATATTAATTTAATCAATAGTATTGACCGTGATGATATTAACAATATATTTACAATGAATTCAGGTATTACCGGGTTTAATTTTACTATTAATAAAAAATTCGCCAATCTTTTTGAGACAGATATTTTGAAATTGATTGATATTTATAATGAATTGGAAGTAACTAATGAATTACCATTTATCAGTTATTATATTCACGGTATGACACAACCTAAATATAAAATTCATATTAAAGATGAAACAGAATATTTTATTAATCAGCAAACATTAAAGTGGACTGAGGGGTTTAATACAGGAATTACCTTTAAAATTCGAATGGTTTTGGATAAAAATAGTATGTTGTATGATTCGAGTTTTATGACAGTTGACCTTAATACAAAAGGTAAATTTAATGTAAAAACAACATGGAGAGAAGGGTATTCTCATAGTGTATTTGATCATATTAATTTGAATTCATTTTATGAAGTAGTTAATAATTTGATTGTCACTATTAATAAAAAAAGTCCCAAATCAGCATTTATCAAAAATATTAAAATACCAGAAATCGATCCTGAAAGAAAAAATGTTAGTTTTCAATTTATCAATTTCTTCTCACGCTTAAAATTTAAAGACCCAAATGTATCCCTCAATTATAAAGTATTGAGAATATTGGTTAATACATTTCGGTCACATGTTCGTGAAGATAATCCAAAAAAAATGAGACGCAGTCAAACTCAAAACGAAGCTAAAATTGGTTATATTAGAAAATCACAGTACCACAAATATCCCAAATCAAAACAATTAAATCAATTTTGGATTGAACCTGCAAAATTAAAGTCTGTAGAGTCGAATCACATATACACACATATTTCCGAAGCTATACAAAATGAACCGAAAATTGCTATATCTGGAATTAAAAATTTTGAAGAATTCAGATTTGTATTTAATTTTATTATACGATTGATTTATCTTAGTATTGATTTGCAAAAATTTTTCCAACGTCCTGGAACCGAACGACTTAAAGAAGAATATAAAAAAAACACGATTAGAGAAAAAAATTTAAATAAAGAAGAATATGTAGAAACGTATTATGCTAGTAAAAAGAAAGAATTATCTGAAGGAATAAAAAAATCAAGTATTAACCAAGACGGTCAAGTTAATACAAAATATAAAAAAATTAAATTATTAAAGGCGTATGATCGCAATTTATTCGGTTATAAAAAAACGGATAAATATGAGAGTTATTCTCGTTTATGTCAGAATGAAAAACAACCAATACCCATGACAAATGATGAATTAAAAAAATTCAAGACACATAAAGATCAAGGTAATATACTTTCAGTAAAATATGATTCAGCATCTGGTATTATTAATTATGCATGTGCCCATAATCTTTATAAATATCCAGGTTTTATTTCCCCTGATAAACATCCTGAAAACAGATGCCTTCCTTGTTGTTTTATCAATGACTCCACTACTAATCCTAAAAGCAAAAACGCAAAAACCTATAATATGTGTATCGGTAGTAATAAAGATGAATCAGAAAAGTACGAAGAAAAAGGGATTATTTCCCAAAAATATATTAAACAATATACTAAATTTATTCTTGATAATAAATTAAGTAATCCACCTCCTCAACTTAATCGTTTTCTTAATGATACCAAAATTGGGTTAAATGGAAAAATTGAATTTAAAGGTGAACGGAGAAGTAGGCGAAGTATTTATGAAACTGAAAAAAAACATCCGCCAACATACTTACTTCTTGGTATTCCTCAACATAGTAGATCATTTATTACATCCGTCGAATCGCTATTAGATATTCCCCGCGGACAATTAATAAATAAATTAATTGAAGGATTGCAAAATAATCAGGCAGTATTTGGAACGCTTTCTGGAGGAAAAATCAAAAGACGATTTGGTAATATTAAAAATTTTATTGATTATTTACAAAATCCAAATTCGACTATTGAACCAAGTGATATTGATGATTTGATTATTAGACTGAATAGTAAATATTCTGACAACCTTCGGATTATATTATTGTATGAATATGATGAAGGTATAAAAGTAAAGTGTAGTGACAGTACTAGCATTAGTACAGCTGAAAATCATATTGTTGTTTTTAATACTGGAAAATATTACTATCCAATTGTATTAATTGGAAATGACCCACAATCAAATAATATTGAAAAAGTATTTGCAAAAGATCAAAAAATAATAATATTGATTGATGATTTGTTAAAAAAAATGTGTTCATCTGAAAGTTTGTCTGTCGCAAAAATGAAATATGTTAATATTAATTTAAATTTGATCGATTTGCAAAATATTTTGAAAAAAATAGGTTATTTTGACAAAATCAAATATCAAATGGTTAACCATAAAAATTTTGTAATTGGTATTGTCATTTCTGATAATGGGTCAAATTTTACTTTGCCTGTTTTAATGTCGGATCCGATTAAAGGTATTCCATTAACAACAAATTATTATAATGGGTCTTGGAACACTGTTTATCCATTTCTTTTAAAAATATCAAAAGAGATTTTTTCAACGAACAAATACAAATCTCATCCGCAATTAAATAATACAATTATCAGTAAATTAATTGTTGATGAGAGCCAAAAATTTGTTGTGGGTATTGTTCTTAGATATAAATTTGAAATGTACATTGATAAAATCCCCATTAGTAAAATAAAAATTGACCCAATTATTAAAAAACTGCGATATAAAATTCAAGCATTCAGCCTTGATGCGGTCAATCAATCTATCAAAGATAATATAATTATTCCAGACAAACGTATGACTGAAACCAGTGACATTAAGTATCAGCTAGAGATATATGATTTAGTGAAATTTGAGATAAATAATCTTTTATTTCAAGAAAGAAATATTCAAATTCGAAATAAAATAATTAAATTATTTGAAAAATATCCAAACAAAACAATGATTGAGCATTTGACAGAATTAAATGAAAACATTGATCAGGTTGATATTTATCGATTAGCAGAATTGTTAAGAGTAGTCAATTATTTCGGCAAACATGAAAAAGGTACTAATACTTTTATAGATTATTTTAATAAATATACATTTTTCTTTGATTTAATGACAATTACCCAAATTGATAAAATTCTTGGTGAAAAACATTTTAAAACAAAAGAGTCCAATGTAACATTAATTGAAGATATTATTAAAAAATTGTTAGTCAATACAGTTAAAATTGGAAAACCAAAAAATAAAAAAATAAATGGCCCTTGTTCAGATGGAACTAAAGAAAAAAATTGTAAAACAGGTTATTGTGTTTGGGATAAAAGTGGGAAATGTAAAATTCTTATTGAAACGGAAACAGAATATAAAAATATACTATCACGTGTTGTCAACGAAATTATAAAAAATATTTCCGCACGAAATGAATTCTTAAAAGTTAAGATGTCCTGGAAAAAATGATTGTCATAAATGTCCTCATTACTACAAACATTAAACCTAAGCCTAATGAACGTACAGCTAGACTAGCAATTGGATTAGTTGTTAAATATGTCGCAATCAAATTTGTTGTGTATTCATTAGACATTAAAATGAATCCAATAATAATAATTACTAGATTAATTAAATTACCCCTTACAATATTAAAAGCTCGTTCTTTCAATGTTACTGGCATTGGTTTGACAGGTTCAGTGTACCTCTCCATTTGTTGATCTGCAAATCGAACCTTTTTCTTTTTTTGTTTATCTTCGACTTGTCTTGGTTCAGGTTCAGGTCCGGGTTCAGGTTCGGATTCGGATTCGGATTCGGATTCAGATTCGTAAAAATTCATATAATCTTTTGGATATAATTCTTCAATTGTTGAAAATTTAGACATTACTTTCTTGAGTGTAATGTAAGTTAAAAAAAAATTACCATGAACGCACTAAACAAATCCAAAATAGTATTTTTTTTCGTTTATCAAAGAAATTAACTTTTCTTTCATTTTAAGATCATCATTTGTGAAAACGCCTTTTTTTATTTGTTGGTTATATCTAGCTTTTACTTTTTCTATATCTTTTTTAATTTCAGCATCAACTTTTTCAATATGAGTTTTGTTTTTCTGTGGGTCAAATGTCCTTTTTTTGGCATCAATTATTTTTTTCTTTGGCGTTTTACATTTAGTACAATATGTAATAAAATTTGGGGGCAAAAATATTTGAATTGTTTCAATATTTTGAGTACTGCATTTGCATGACATTAATTGTTATTTACTAAAACATTAGAATTTAAATTGAAATTAACATAACTTAAATACAAACTTTGTTTTAATTAAAAAATAATGAAAACTAACATTAAAGAGTTTTATAGCGGTCAAATTTTTGCAAATCTGACGCTAAGTTTTAATAATCATAAAATGGTAATGCGAGAACAGAAAAATTCCGAATTAAGGCATTTGCTCAAAAATGGTAAAATTGGGGAAGCTGAACTACGCACGGAATTAGATTTATTTAACGAATCGATTCAAAATTTTACAATGGCAGATTTTTGCAAATGTCTTCAAATAAATGATCGTAACCAAATCGTAAATATGTTTACCGGTGATATAATTCAACATATGTATGGAAAAACTATTCCACATATTGCTCCAACTGGGATTTTTTGCGGCTACACATTACGCATTCCAAATGACAAAGTCATTCCAAAACACGTTCAAATTTACATTCAAATTAATTTTGAAAAACTACATCATGCAATAATGTGTGGTGAAAAAATTAAAGATAGGCAAATGCTTTGTGATATTATCAGTAAGGAAAATGACCCTAATGTTTCAATTCAATGGAATGTTACGGAAAATATTCAAAAAATAATTGAAGAACCGGTACAATACATCATGCGAAATAAACCATTTAAAAATATAAAACGCACCATATATTCATACCAATACAATAATATAAAATGGATGGAAAAAGTCGAACGTAGTATTGACGTTCCATTTAAATTTTTAAGTCCGAATCTTTACCGTGTCAAAGTTTATGATGATACTGCTGACAACGAGGATGATGGGCTTGATCATAGAAAATGTGTTTATATGGATAAATTACGAGGGAGATTTTTTACAGAATCTGGAAATGATAAAATAATGTTAGATCCGTATTTTGAAAAAATCTTTTTGCGCGGTGGAATTCTGGCTGACGAAATGGGTCGAGGAAAAACTGCATGTATGATTATTCACTGTTTGCAAAATTCGGGTCAAAAACAATCGGTTCCATTCGATATCAAAACATGCGTCAAACAATTAGATTATGAAAGATATATTACTACATCAGCAACATTAGTATTTGTACCAAATCAATGTTGTGCGCAATGGAAAGATGAAATTAATTTGACAGCAGACTTACCAGTTAATATAATTATGCTGACTGGAAAAAAAGATTACGAATCATTAAAATACAAAGATATTATTAATGCAGATTTTGTAATCTGTCCATATTCTTTCTTAAAAAATAGCATTTGTATGAATGCCTACATATTACCTGAATATACTGGATCATACTTTTCACGACTCAGTACATATAGATTTGAGTCTTTACGAAATAATGATATATTAGAACAAACGCAACCATTATTGACTATGTTTTATTGGAAACGAATTATTCTAGATGAAGCCCATGAAGTTTTTCAATCAGATATTTTAAATAATAAACAATTTAAAATTCTTGAAGGGTTGAGTTCGGAATTCCGTTGGGGTATGAGCGGTACTCCTTATGCTAGTGGTATTGATGGATTCCATAGAATGACTAAGTGGTTAAGCTCGAATGGTACAAATTGTTATACTCCGGATACTAATACAATGAATAATATGAATAAATATATATTTTCACAGTTTTTAGTCAAAAATATTGAAAGATTGCGTCCTCGTTTAATCAGAAGGAATACTAATAAAAGTACAGAACATGAAACAAAATTGCCACCAATTATCGAAAAAGAAGTTTGGATTAATTTTACGGAAATCGAAAAAGCGATGTATGATGACAAATATGTTTCCGAGCATAGTCCACTCAATTCTATCTTTTTACGCCAATTTTGCTGCTACCCTCAATTAAATGCTGGTCTCAGTAATTGTAAAAGTATGGATGAAATTCATGTTCAACTTATTAAGAATACTAAACATGAAATTGAACTACAACAGAAAACTAAGAATGATAATGAAGTTGCCTTACGCAATGCAGATGCGAATATGAAAATTGCAATTGACAGAAATCAACAATATGTAATCAGAGATTATTCGCGCCAAATTGATATGTATAAATCTCGGATTACAAAAAATCAGGCTGAAATTGAGAAATTAACACGTAGCTATAATTTCCTCTCTAATGTCATCCCTCAAATTAAATCAGGAAAAGCTGGTGAATGTGCAATCTGTTTGGACCAAATTGTTGGTGTAGGGGTAACAAAATGCGGCCATGTATTTTGCTTCAAATGTATCAATTCCCAAATGTCGGGTAACACTGGTAACCACATGTGCCCAACATGTAGAACGAATTTGACCCACCGTGATATCTATCAGGTTCAAACGAAGAAAGAAATAAATGAGAATGAAATAATTAATCCTGAATTAAAAAAATTAGTTGGCGAATATGGCAGCAAGTTAGCTAATATTATCATATTTCTTCGCGAATCATTTCAATCCAAAAATGATCATATTATAATTTTCTCACAATGGAATAAATTGTTGCTAACCGTAGGGGAAGTTTTAAAACGTAATCAAATTGACTATGTATATTGTAAAGGAAACCGCTTACAACGCGAAAAAGCTATCCGCTTATTTAACGGTGACAATACAGTTAGAGTTATCCTACTTAGTTCAGAATATGCAAGCGCTGGTACAAATTTAACAAAAGCAAACAAAATATATTTCTTAGAACCTGTCTATGGTAATAAAAAATTTAAAGAAGATATTGAATCTCAAGCTATTGGTAGAGCACATAGATTAGGCCAGAAACGCCCATTAACTATTCATCGATTCCTTATGAAAGATACTATTGAAGAACAAATTTATAAAGGTGTCGATAATATGGAAGCCCTGCCTATTCCCGAGTTTGACTAAATTCTTCACTACTCAAATTATCATTTTCATAACTTGAATCATCTTCCAAAGGTGGAAGATCGTTTTCAACTGGTTGCTCACGTGCGTCATTCATAATATTTTCAACATTAAACAACATTCTAAATGATTCTTGTAATTGATTGTTTGTGTTTCCGGGAACATTTGATTGGCATACAATACACCTACATTTTATTTCACCTGTTTCTTGAAAATATTCAATAGCACATTTAGGATGTAATACACAATGGCATCCAGGGCATGCCCATCCCCATGTTACAACTTCTATATCATGAAATAATGAACCAAAACATATTCTACATTTAGTTTGTTGAGGGGAATCGATTGAAAATCTAAACACAGTTTTATGTGGTTCAGTCAATGTTGCGTCTTCTAGTCGAGTTTGGCAAGTGACATACTCAACACCATTTGTACCATGTCGGCCAAAATCACTAGCAATAATACGTACATTTTTTTCATCATTATTCTCACTTAATGAAATAGCTGGTTGGTAATAATTCCTACGACGTGTAGTATCATATATATGCCCAATATCCCCTCGAATATCAATAGTAGCAAGAATATCTTGTGACAATGCTATGTTACTAATGATAGGTGTAAATGGACAATACAATGGTACTGTTATTTTTCCTGTTCTATTGCAAATGTTGCATTCTTCATTATGTTCTGGACAATCTTTTAATACCCAAATAATTGCACATCGTGGCATTAGTGAAATAGGTTGGTGGAGTAAGGTATTAGAAAATTGAAGGGCAAAACTAGAAATAGAGTATGTATCCTGAATAGGTATAATCTGTCCCATAATATCAATTTCACAATCATTGATAAGACCAATATCTATACATTTGAGTCTATTATGTTGTTCAAGTAGGAACCGTGACGAATTTTTAAGTTTAATCATTTGTTTCTCTTTTGGTATTAGAAGGACACTTTCGAGATACTGTTTTAATCCACCTAAAGTAGTATCTTGGTTGATTTGAATTGCTTTGCGGTTATTACCAAGTATAGAGCTTGGAGCATACACGATCAATTGTAACATTTTTGAATTTAGTCATGTAAAAATAAAATAACCTGCTTATTATTTTTTCAAACAGATACATGGTATTGATCTAAAACCCATTTAGCAAACAATCCAAATAATAATACTAAAATAGCCCTATTGTAAAATTTAATGATCCGACGCGATTGTATTGGATTAGTAAAGTATTCTTTAGTATATACATTAGGATATGCCTCGGGACCATAGTTTAATTTAGTTAAATATTCATCATTTTTTGCTATAATATTTTTGCTGCTTTTTGGGATTGTAGTTCTAATAGGTGGTGTAGGCACTGTGCTTCCAACAGGATATGTATATTGTCTACTAGATGCAATTTGAGATAAATTAGTACCGTCTTCTTCTTTTTCATGATTTCGCCTAAAATCCCTATCTAATTGTGGTCCATTTGGCTCGAAGGAGGTAAATGTTTTACCATATTCATTTTTATCTGACTGATATGCTGAATATTTGCTATATTTTGGTACTCTACCCCAAGCCTCAGTCAAACTTGAATATTGATTATCATACGACATTTTCTTTCTTGATAAAAGATAAGGAAAAAAAATGGAGGAAACTATCTTAAATAATAATAAATTAGTATTAGTACTTTGTGTGATTTTTGCAAATCTAACAAACAAAGTTATGGAAAAAGAAATAGAAAATTTTGATAATAATGAAAAATGTCAAAACAGATTTGGCTGCAATATTAAAATGCTTTTTGACAAAGATCATCACGTTGTAAGAAAAATAGCTATCTTCTGTATGACTTATATTTTTACTCGCGATTTTAAAGTATCATTAACTGTATCATTACTGTTTTTTATTATTAATGATATATTGTTGACTAAATCACGTTTAATCTTAAACTAATTTTTTCTATTCAAGTTAAATAAATGCCAAAGTCAAAGTCAAAATTGAAATCAAATGACGCTATTAATGATCTCGATCCTATTATTAATGTTAATGTAAATGTAAAAAATGAAGAATATTATGATGTTGAAGTATGTGAAAATTGTGGAGCTGAAGGAGAATGCTATTCAGACTGCGAAGAGTTTGATTATGTCAAAGTTTGCGAGGCATGTAATAGAGAAAAATGCAAACCAGGATGCGAATACTACGGGCTTCCCGATGAATCAAATGAAGATGAAAATTTTGAAGAAGATGAGGAATGCGAATACTGTGGAGCTGGTCCTGGAGAAGATTGCGCTTCAGACTGTGAAGGTGGAAGCGAAGAGTCTGACGAAAGCGAAGGTGATAACGAGGATGTTTGTGAGGTATGTGGTGCTTCACCGGATGAAGAATGCTATTCAGATTGCGATTGTGAAGAATGCGCTGAGTTTGACGATTCCGATTCTGTCTAAATACCCGAACGTCAATTCTTTTTTTGCAATTGAAAAATTAAACAATTAAATACAACAATTTGGCTGTTTTAGGCTTAGCATTAAAAAAAGTAAATAAAATGAACTTTTTTCCTCCTGATTTTAATGCAGACACAATGTTTCCATCGCATCCCTATAATCCAGAGTTAGAAAACATAAGATCTTATATTGTTGAGTGCGTTAAGAGTGGTGGGAGATCAATAACGACTGTTCGAGGAATAACAATTAATGCTAAAAACACAGTTCGGATTGATGTAACTCGGCTTAAACTTGGAATGACTTTTAGAAATCTTACAATAATTTATCAAGAATTAACCGATCTAAAATTTATTGTTGAGTATGAGATGGAAGGAAAAACAATAAAATTTGAAGAAATCGATCCATTTGGCAAAATGCCAAATGTTATGCTAATTGGTTCGAAAAATGATGCACAACATTTAACACCACCAAGAATGGCCCAACAACAGTTTCAAAATTTCCATCCGTGGCAACCAGCTAGTTCAGAACCCAAATAACGTTATTTTTTTTATTTAAAGAAATGTTTTGTAATATATTTTAATGTGTGGTATATTCTTATATGCGTGCCCAACTGGGGGCCCACAAGAAGGTCAATTTGCTGAAGTTGCAGCAGAATTTGATAAAATTAAACATCGTGGTCCGGACAATTCAAGTCTTAAAAAAATTAATCGGAAAGACAGTGTAGTTTACATTGGGTTTCACCGTCTTGCTATTATGGATCCATCTGAAAATGGAGATCAGCCTTTTGAATACAAAGATGCTACATGTGTTTGTAATGGTGAAATTTATAATTACAAAGAAATCGCCAATCAATTAATTTACAATAATTGGTACGAATGTATGTCTGGTTCGGATTGCGAAGTTATTTTACCATTATTTAGAAATCTCGGTATGGAACAGACATGTGATGTATTAGATGGTGAATTTGCATTTATTATTTACGACCACCAATCGGGTCAAATTTTCGCAGGTACTGATTTTCTCCGAACACGACCCTTATTTATTGGACATGGTGTCGCTGGTAGCAATATTTATGCTATCTCCAGTGAAATTAAGAGTCTCCAAAATTTACCTGGTATTACAAGTATTAATCCTTTCCCACCTGGTACATGGTGGTCAAGTAATGAACCTTTTGTATTTAATAAATACACCGATTCGTTTAGTAGTATTCGTTGCAATCAATTTACCGATCTCGAATCAATTCACTTAAATGTTAATACAATGTTTACTAATGCAGTAAAAGTTAGAATGTCAGCAGATCAAGATATTGGTTTTTTTCTTAGTGGAGGCGTGGATTCTAGCTTGTGTTCACTTGTTGGCTCAAAACTTAGTAGTAAACCAATCATGACATTTACAGCTTCATTTAGTCCTGATGGCCCCGATATTTTAGCATCGCGGAAAGTTGTTGAAAAAATCAAATCAAACCATCATGAAGTCATTTTTAGTATTGAAGATGGTATTGCAGCAATTCCTAGAACAATCAAGGCGCTCGAATCATATTGTTGTACAACTGTTCGCGCCAGTGTGCCACAATTATTATTATCTGAATGGATTCATACTAATTATCCCAATATTAAAGTGATGATTAGTGGTGAAAACGCTGATGAGACATTTTGTGGGTACGAATATTTTAAATATGCTCCATCTGCTGTCGCTAGTCGAAATGAATCAATTAAATTATTAGAAAATGTACATTTGTATGATGCGTTGAGGGCCGACAGAACTGTTTCTAGTGTTGGAATCGAATTACGTGTCCCATTCACTGACCGCACATTGGTCGAATATGTATTATCACTTCAACCAGAAATTGTTAGAGCGCCAACACCTGAGGAAATGAAACAAAATGTTCCTGGTGAAATTCCTCGTTTTATTGAAAAAAAGATACTCAGAGATGCATTTAAAGACCAGGGGCTCCCTGAAAGTGTATTATATCGGTCAAAAATGGGATTGAGTGATAGTTGTAGTATGAGTTGGGTTGATTCAATTAAGAGGTATGCGGAAGAAACTGTTAACAGTAATAGATTCGAATTAAGACATTTGTGTTTTCCTATTAATACCCCTCGGACTAAAGAAGAATTCATGTATAGGGAAATTTTTGAAAGAATGTATCCAAATAATGAAAATATAATTAATGGACATTGGATGCCAAATCAAGATTGGTTTGATACTCCATTGACTGATCCATCGGCCAGAATAATTGGGACATTTGTTGGTAAATAATAAAAAAAAAGATTTACGCGGTATTTACTTTGAATAATTTTTTTTCTCTGCATTAATCTCTCGCATAATTTCAGCCATTTCAGGGTCATCTTCTGGTCCAACCATATTTTTGTCAGGATTAATGTGTCCAGGTGGCGGGCCTCTGACGGGACCTTTAGCAGTTGTTTCCATTTTATTGATATTATTTTCAAAACTTTGGCTTGGATCGTATTCTTGATTGCGAACACCCATCATTTTAGCGAAAACTTTGGGTACCTTATTTGCTGCTGAATATTGAATTGCGCTGGACAACAACATGTATCCTAATTGGATTTCAGGTGGAGCATCAACCTTACTCTTATACTTTTCGATCAATTTTTCTAAGACATCATCATAATCGTAAATATTACTCTTAAGTTCATCAGGCCATCCTTCAAGTTCAAGATCAATAGGTGTATATTTAGAGAGTAAATTTGAACCAAATGTAATTACCTTGGCACCATTCCATAGTAAATTCCTTGCAATCTTTAGATCCCTTTCGAGTTGGAAAACCTTTTTCGATTTCATTAACTCAAATTTCATTTCGTTCAGATCGGAATTTAATGTAAAATGTTTAGTAAAAGTAACTCCACGTTTTTCTAAGCGTGCAAACTCAAGAATAATTTTTTGTTTCTCTAACATTATTTCCTCTTGGGATAACATTTTGATTTTATCTCGGCGAGGTATACTAGCACTCCGATCTTGTCTACTACGACTGCGACCACGTTTGGGTGTACCTACTACGCTCACTGATTGGCTTGCACTTCGTGAATGCGATCGGCTACCTTCACTTTCTTCGACTGATCCTTGTTCTTCACTCTCATCTACTTCACTCGCAGATCTACTACTACTTTTTTCACCTGGTGCTAAAGGTAATGTTGGCCGTTTATCAACTTTTCCCTTCACCATTGAAACAGATGCACTTTTACTTGCACCACTATCTTCTGATTTACTGATTTCATCTAAGATACTTGGTTTTGCTTTATGTTTATGTTTAACTGGGGCAGTAACTTCATCGTAATTAATATTAAATTGATCGTCTGGTATTGATGCTCCAGAATTTTCTTCATTACCATCATCATTTTCAAGATTGTTTGCCATATTTAATATATTTCTTAGTCCCGATAAGTTAGTAACTTTGTTGTCTCCAGACATTCTTATTGTAATCATACCGTTAATAAAATTTTAAAAAGAAACGCACATTACATGTAGTATGTTTTTAGGTACCAATAACACATTAAAAACGAATCGCTCAAATCATCTTTTTTTCTTAATGATTCAAAATATGCAGTGTGTTTTTTACTATTACTAATCATAAATCGACAAATTTTGATTGCGTTTTCTTTCCGATTTTCATAACTATTATTCCATTCGAGATCCAATCCAGGTGGCTTCAATCTTAATTTATGTTTGGCACTTAAAAAGATAATCCTTTCAAATTGTTTTTTATCAACCATTCCGCGCATAATAAAATACATATGAATCCAATAACTAAACTTTTTCATTCGACCATTAATTTTTGGCTGATTCTCAATTAATAAACGATCTGCTGTCAATAATTCAGGATGTTCGTCTAATCTTTTAGCCAATACAATTGCCAAATTTGTATCTGATATTCTTGGTGGGCGATTTTTTAATTTATTAAACATTTTTTTGTACTTAGCTGACTCTGCTACCGTCACATGCGCTTTACAATACAAATTATTCACACACTTTTTTTCACATAATTTCATTTTGTTTTCACCCTTAAGATAAATATATTGACACGTTCCAATAATATCTGTTTGATCACTCGGCAAATGTGTTTTACAATAATCACTTACACCTAAATAGACCTTACCTCCACATTTTTGACCCATTTTGTCCCCACGTGTAAATTGGTATGTACATAATTTTCCCCCATAATGTTTAATACAATATTGTTGCCCACGGACTGCCTGCTTTTCACATTCAGTAATAGAACAATTATGTACACATCCGTCATCATGTGAATCTAATAAATTTAATACACGCCAACTAATAATTTTAGGCGGACCTTGAAAATTATATTCAAGAATTGTAAACGATAATGTTTTAATACCAACATCAAACGCAGCTATTCGAACTAGTTCTTGTTCTTGTTCTTGTTCGGATCTTTCACTCAATGAATCTTCTTCTTCTGTACTCATTACAATTAATTTATCTGTTATGTATTTAAGTAAAAAAAATAAATAAATACACAAATTAATGGACGATTTTAATAAATTTACGCGTAACTTTCTTTCGATTGTTAGGAGGTGGTTTGGATCTTTCTAGTACATATTGATTTACCTGTTGTGTATTATTACCATTTTTACTAATATCTTCTAATTGAAAAGATATTCCCGAAATAGGCGGATAAATAATCTTGTAACTACTAATATTACACTCTTTAATCAAATCGCGATATTGCTCAATAGTCAATTTTCCTCCATACCCAATCATTACTTCTTTTGGAGGAGCAGGTAAAATTTCTTTTACTTGTTCGGTTTCCCCATGAATTTCATAATATAATGTATGTAATAAAGAACATTTTCTCAATCTCTCATGTTGATTTTGATCTAATGAATATAAATTATATGCCATCGCACAATTAAAACTACAAAAACATCCAAGAATTGTATATTTACCATTATGAAATTTTGTAGGTATAAAACACGGAACTGTTTCAAATGATAATGTACACCACCAACATTTAATATTAGTTTTCTCGGGCCAAACTCCCTTTGAAAATAATTCTGGTAATGAAATAATTTTATTTGTGTCATTACACATTTGTTCCCCTGAATTAGTATCTTGGATGCTACTATTGTGGGTAGCATTATGAGGGTGTTTTGTTGCACGGAGTCTTACAAAACTTTCTGAGTCGCCTGTATTAAATGCTGTTGGTGTATTCGCAATAGGTGAATATTCTTTACTAAACATTTGATTTAATTGGTTATTAATTCGTTCAGTATCTTCTCGCGATAGTTTCAATTTAATTAAGATTGGTTTATTAATCATACTACATACAGGTACTAAAATTGACTGTTTTTGTTCCTGTAGTTGTGATTTCGGTTTCCTCCCTCTTTTTTTCGGAATATCATCTATACTTATTTTTTGATCTTCCATATTATTTGAAGTTGTTACTAACTTATTCTTTAAATTGATACCATTAATTTGAAAATACTTAAAGACTAGATCCAAAATAGTGAATAATAATATGGAAACTCCCTCCCAAATACCTGAAAAAAAACTGTTATCTTCTAATTTAGGACTAGTATTAATGTCAGTAGTAATAACACCAAACTTTCATTGTAAAATAGAATTACTACCGTTATTAAAACTATTCAAACTCACCAAAACAATCATTGGTATCAAATATGGAAAAGATTATAAAAAAGGTAAAGTCAAGTCTACTACTCAAGGCTTTTACAATAGTATAACTTTTACAATTACATTAAAAAATGGAAGGGAAGCAAGTGTAAAATTATGTAATGACCTTGTTGTGCATATTTCTGGTCTCAAAAGTTTACATGAAGCGTATCTAATTGCAAATTTATTATATGAAAAAATAATTAAAAAAAACATGTTACCGAATCTTCTTCCTATTGATTTTCGACCGATTAAACATGATATTATTTTAATGAACAGTGGTTACAATGCAAATATTAAAATCGATAGAAAACAATTAACCAAAGTATGTATGGAAAAATGCAAATATACTGCATTTTTTACTCCTAACTCATACTCAGGTGTTAAAATTTATCCAGCAAAAGATCTCGCAATATTAGTATTCAGAACAGGTAAAGCTATTGTTACTGGTGCAAGGTCAATGAAAAGATTAATTGATGGGTACTTTCTTATTGAAAAAGTTTTTAGAAAATATTATGAATTAATTGTAGAATGACATAATGTCATTTATCTGATTCCAAGAGTACTGCCATTTCTGGTTTTTTTAATAGCAATGCGTCTTCATTAAATGGATTTTCTTGTAATAATAAATGTGTTTCTTTGGCAATGGGTCTGATTGTTCCATTTTTTCTCCAAAGTTCTTCTGATCGGTAATGTTCGTATTTTAAAAATTTTATTTTTTTGAGTTCTTTTTCAGTTTTTTCATAGTTTGGCCAACAAATATATATTTTGTTAGGTGCAAAAAAACGCACATAAAATCCAGCTTTACGTAAAGTAAACATGACATGACATAAACATTCAGTAAAATTATAATATTTCTCACCCATTATACTAAACGGTATGCGATATTCTGTATAATCTCGGCTCAATTGTTTGTCGGCCCGTTTTATTTTATCAAAACATTCATCAGCTATTTTTTCATATAGTTTTTTAATTTCAAATTCTCTCAATAAATTATCATAATGTAAATCTTGCGCTGAAAATCTCTCTCCATTTTTTTCAACATTGTCCATTTTTAATATATCATCCGAAATAAAAATAAATATTACTGAATCGAACCAAATCGGTTTGCGATCGCAGCTTCATAATTCTGGTGAATCTCTTCAATGAGGCTGTTGCACTCAGAAATCTCCAAAAGAGCATCCAATGCACTCATGGCAGTTGTGTAGTGGAACTCTATCATTCCACATCGATCTTCTCGCAGGTGATCTCGAAACAATCGGAGCGATTTAGCAGAATCACGCGCTTGCTCAACATCTCCAGCCTTGACCCAGAGCAGAAACAGTTTGACATCACGAGCCACCATATCTGCCACAGCACCGTCCTTAGGCATGGTGACTCGAAACGAGACGATGGCCCGAAATATATCGTACTCTGCACTGCCGAATCCGGCCAGAAGAGATGCGCGTTTCTTTGCAACCGCAGCGGCGGCCTTGGTAGCCCTATCCTTCTTCTGCTTCTCACGAAACTGAATAATCGCGGCTTGCTCCTCTTGTATGGTAAGGAAACGATGCACGCGATCTCTGACATCAATAACGGCTTTCATCTCCAGGTATCGCTGGTACCCATTTTGGTAATCAGTCTGTAGCTCTTCGCGTATACGGGTCCATCCTTGTTTGTTGTTGAGCCAATTAGCACCTACTGTCATGGCAATAAGCCGGATAACATCCTTGCCAATCAACGTGACGCCAGCATGTCTGCGTTTGAACAATCCAAGCAGGATTATGGCAGGCTCTTGAACTAAACTTCGCAATCGAAGAAGATACACGAGCATCGTCGTGCGGTCTAGATGAACATTTGACCACATACAATGTTCAACACCTCTTTCCCAATTTACAGGGGACTTCCACCAATCTGGACCCTGTAGAGGAGCGGTGTTGCATCGCTTGCTCTCAAATAGAGCCTCAAGCAGCTTACTATCAGTAAGCTTCGACAACATTTGACCACACGACGGTGTTCAAAACGTGTAAATCAAAAAAAACAAAGCTTTAATTTTCAATTATTTTTGGCATACTGGTTATAACACATGTAAATAAAAATAAATATTACCATCCTCATTCTTTCATTAGCCGACACCTTTGTTCATACTCTTTACGCAACTCTGTTTTGATTTCATCCCAATAACTGTACTTTACATTACGGGAAATGTATTTGGTTACATCTCTGCCGATCAGTCCGAACAATGGGTTTCCGCGCTTCTGCAGGCCGAGCAGAATTGTTGCAGTCTGCTGCACCGATTCTTTCGCTGAAGCAAGCCTTCTAATCATATCAAGGACCATTACTCGCTCAGTCATTGGTTCAGATGCCTCTTGCAATTGTATGGTGTTGCAGTTGTGTTGACAAAATAGCGTCCGGAGGTGGTGTCCAAGCAAGGCGGTGAATTTGGCCAGTTTACGTTGGTATTTTCGATAGATTTCAGATGGGGATGGGTTCAAATAAACCAGCATCATTAACAGATCATTACAATTCACCGTACATGAAGCTACCAGTCGATCGGGGGGGTGGTGCAGTGGGGAGTGGTATCCGACACTATCCCAAACATCGGACTCCCAGCACACCGCCTTGAAAACCACTTTGCCATCGACTTTGCCATCGAATTTCTTGATTTGGTTAAACGCGTCAAGCAGCCAAATCATATTAATGGGATCGCCACAAGAGAAGTACTTGAGCGCTCCCGCATGCGTAAAGCCATTTACCGACTCCTTCCTCTGATTCGGCTTCATCACACAACCGGTCAGTACGATAATAGTAAATCACAAAAAACCAAAGTTTTAATTTTCAATTATTAACGACCAATAACAGTATCTAAAAATGCAGCCATTGCTTGGTATTCGCGAGGCCCATCATATTGCAAAAACTTTTGTGTAAGATTGTCTCGGATTTTTAGTGTAGGGTACCCAGTGACATCATGTCGGCTGCACATCTGTTTTTGAATATCGCAATTATATTCTTCGAATCCAATTTTGTCCGAATATTTATTTTGTAGTTTTCGCCATTCGGGTTGCAGGCGTTTGCAATATCCACACCATGGTGTATAAAATTTAATGAAGGTGTACCTATACTTATTCTCAGAAGAGAATCCTTCAGCTTCACACGAGCGTCGCCTTAATGAACTGAAAACCAGACATGCAATGGCGACGACAATAAGAAGACATAGTATTAATTCCATTTGTCCTATATTTTAAGCTAAGAAAAATATTACTTAAACATTTTTAAAATTAATCAATTAAATGAATTGTAATCTTTCACAGAACGACCAAGAAAAATTTGATGAATTAGAAAAAACTCAAGATCAGTTTAAAGAATGTATCGTAAAAATGCTCATGAACGAAATGATTATTAATGAGGCACGTGGAACTGATGATAATAGAAAAATTTATCGTAAAAATGTTCTCTCGTGGATTAATGAATACGTAAATAATAATGGAAAAAATGAACCAGATCATTTTCGTATTGAATATGAATTCGAAGTCAAAAATGAAAAAAAAAGAAAAGTTATGTTTTCTGATCAAAAAATAGAAATTCCAGAAAATGTACTTAGAACAGCATTTCTCAGTGGCAAAAATTCACGCCTAACTCAATTTCAAGTTGATGGTGATCCATTAACTACCCAAACATTTAGTGAAATTTCTAATTCAGATAATGTAGTTGGATTTAAAAAAATAAAATTAGACGACTAACACTCTTATACAATATTACACCCGGTTCCACAAAAAGGAGTTGGTTTTTCTTTGCGTTGGCAATCTGCAGTTGGTTCGAAATCACTTACTGATACATTGGAAATATTTGTTAAGGTCTGACATCCCATCAATTCTTTTTTTTCATCATCAGTAATAATACTTATCCAACAATTATAATAAACTGTCACATCTTTCTGTGCCAATGTCCAAAACTTTTTAAATAGTTCGAAGTTTGTTAGATGCAATTGGTAGTTATCAACTAATAATAAACCTTTAAGCGGACCAAGAATATAAAAATAATATTCTTCGGAATTGAATGTTGATCTGTTTGTATCAATATATAATTCAATCATAATTGTTTTAGAACGTTCGCCAGTTTTAAGATCTTTTTCAAAAATTTGATTTCGTAGTTTTTCTATTTCTTGAGCATAATCCATTTGGAGCTTTAATGTTTAATTAAGAGAAAAAATAAAAAGAAGAATACGCGATTAGAGTACAGTTGTTGTCATACTTCGTGTACCCAGTGTACTAACTGGTTCAACCATATATTTAATAATAATTGTAATAAATCCGGTTGTAATATCAGCAAACCCAGCAGTTAAGACGATATCATTAATTGCTCCAGCTGGAATTGGCAATGTATCAGGTTTCATTATCAATGGAGGATCAGGTAAGTACCTAATAAAATTATGCGTATTTAAATCATCGGTAACAAAACTAATAACAGGTGTATACTTTGTTTTATTAGTAACGATTCCAAGTTTAATAATTGCTCCTGGTGTTAAAAATGTTTGAGATGCATATGATAAACCTGGATTATTCGCGCGTTTAACAACAATTTCAGTAATAATTGCATCATGTGGTAAAATTACATTACTTTGCGGGCCCGAATAAGGCGGATTAGGATAATAATATGTAAGTGTTTGCCCACCTGGTTGTTCAGATGCTATATCTTTAATAGATCGATTAAGTACGGACACTGAATTTGGAAATAAAGGAATTGGTCCGATTGCGTCAAATTGTATTGTTTGGACACTCATGCTTAATTTTTCAGTAGAAAATAAAAAAGTGCAGACATTAGACTTATTTTTTTTTATCATTATTAATTAATACGTGAAAGTTAAATTAATGTTTAATGCAACTGTAATTGTAAAATATTCTACTACAAAGCCATTGCCTAGTTATATTGATCCTGACATTAATTTGTCAACAAATAATGTTCCAAAAAGTACATTAGTTGGATCGCAAAATGGTATTTTGATTGTTGACGGTATATCAGAAGTATCAACAATTGCTACTCTCCCATGTGTCGCTGGTAACTTAGATGGTAAATATTTTACTATTGATACACCTAATAATGGTTACTATGTTTGGATGAATGTATTTGGATCTGATCCTGGTCCTATCGCGGGACCTTTTGGTCCACGTATTGGAATTTCGATTCCTCTTGCAAATAATGTAAGCGATATCAATGTCGCTATTGCTATTCGATCAGCTATGTTAGCTACTGGGGAATTTATTATTCCTCCCCCTGTTCTAAATCTACTAACAATTACTAATGTAACCGAAGGTACTATCGTTAATGCAATCACTGATGGAAGTGGATTTTTACTAACAGGATTTACATTTGCTGTATTAACTGTTGGTACAGGCTCAATTGCCCTCGGTGATCGCATTCTTGTGAAAGATGAAATTGCTGGGTTAACTCAATATAATGGAATTTATTTAGTATCCCAAACAGGATCTAATGCATTACCATGGCAACTCCAACGCGATTTCTCAGTTATTTATCTAAAACAAGGTGATACTGTTTTTATCACCAGCGGAACAAATAATTCGGGTTCACTAGCAATCTTGAATAATAATATTACTATGCCTGGCCAATCTGGATCACCTGCTAACTTCACTATTATTATGGGCTCGGGTGGAGTCGATTTTAACTCAATTGCCCCTCTTGGAAGTCCTGATGTATGCGGATCTATTATTGTTAGAACAGATAGTACTGCTCAAGCAGGTATTGGTGATTCTTGGACTGTGTTGCAACCAGGCAGTGCTGGTCAATATTTGCGTGTAGCAACTAATCCTACAATGCCACCACAAACAGAACAATGTCTTGAATGGGGATCAATTGACACAAACTCTCTTCTTAAACCTCCTCTTCAAGTTGACGGTGATATGATCATTCTAAAAAGTACTGTTCCTAGTAGATTAGCAGCAGGATCACAAGGTCAATTTTTAGTTGTAGATCAAACAATTACTAATATTCCAACAAATGGTGTTGCATGGAAAAGTATTACAATTAAAGATATTTCTCCTCCAGCAGCTAACTGCGGTGATATGCTCGTTTATGATGGTTCCGCTTGGCAAGTCCTAGCGAATCCAAGTGCACCTGCCTTTAATAACTATGTACTTACTATCGACACACTGGCACCATTGTGTGTTAATTGGAAACAGTTTTCCGCATCAGCTGTCGGCCTGATCGGTCAAGTTCAATATACAAATGGTGCAGGTAGTTTCTTAGCAACACCTGGATTTGAATTCAATAATTCTCCTAATGTTTTAACTATCCCAGCTATTGGTAAATATTCGATTAAAAGTGCAGCAACACGAACCCTTCTCTACGCCCCAAGTACTACAGATCCAAGTTTATCTACTAACGTCGCAGTTGGTGGTGATGTTAGTGCAAGCATTACGGGAAGTAATAATATTATCATGGGGTCAGGCTCATTTGGTAGTGCTAATGCAATCAGCCAAACTATTATTATTGGAAACAATGCAGCAACTGGGGCCGTGTCTGGTTCAGAACTAATTGTTATTGGTCATAGTGCTCTAGCTCTTGCTGATACGCCGCAAAATATGATTGCAATTGGTTCGCATACCTTAGATAACTTTATTGGATATGTTGGTGATGCAGGTAACGTTGCAATTGGATTCGAATCGCAAACATCTCATGCAAGCGCTCTAAAAAATACATCTTTAGGTAGTGGAGCACTCAGAAATATGCTCGGTTCGCCAGGCAGTCCTGGTAATAATACAGCAGTTGGATTTGAAGCTGCAAGAAATACTCTAAATGGTCAATATATTTCTGCACTTGGCTATCAATCTCTATATAATAACCAAAACGGTAATAGATCTTGTGCCGTCGGTTGGCAAGCTTTGTTTGGTTCAACACTCGGCAGTTATGATGATATGTGCGCATTTGGTCATAGATCATTAAGTTCAGTTGATGGATCCGGATTATTCAATAATGCTTTTGGATCGCAATCATTACGAAGTCTCGTCGGCGGTAACTTCAATAATGCTTTTGGATATAATGCATTACGCGATAATATAAATGGAAATAGGAATAATGCTTTTGGATACCAATCACTCAGATTAATGACTAGTGATGACAACTCCGCATTCGGCCATGCAACAATGCAATCTGCAACTGGTCTGCAAAATTGCGCTTTCGGTTCGCAATCACTAACAGCTTTAACTAATGGCGGAGATAACTCAATGTATGGATTCCAATCAGGTTTCAAACTAACTACTGGACAATTCAATTCAGGCTTTGGTTCACAAGCTCTCCAAGAATCTGTTATTGGAACATTTAATAGCGCTTTTGGATATCAATCACTAAACCAAAATGTTGGTACTAGTAGTAATAGTGCTTTTGGTGCATTAGCAATGCAAAATAATACTGGTTCAAATTCTTCTGCATTTGGTTACAATTGTTTGAATAGAAACTCTAGCAATAGTTGCGCTTTTGGCGCAAATGCTCTTAGCTCAGGTGCACTCGGTTCAAATAATTTGTGCGCATTTGGCTTCAATGCTCTACAAAGTAATACAAATGGCGCAAATAATAATGCATTTGGTTACCAATGCCTTGTCAGTAATACGACAGGTGATAACAATTGTAGTTTTGGCAATACTACTCTAAATGCTAATACAGTCGGTGATAATAATAGTGCTTTTGGCTCAACTGCACTTAGATTCAATGTCACTGGTCTCAATAATTGTGCCTTTGGATTTAATGCTGGCGCATATATTACTACAAGTAATAATAGTGCTTTTGGTACTAGTGCTCTCGGTGGATTAGGACCAAGTGTAACTGGTATTGAAAATAATGCATTCGGCTATCAATCTTTGTACCGTATCACTAGTGGTAACTCAAATGTTGCAATTGGTAATAATACTGGTGACAGTATTACAACAGGTAATAACAATACATTACTTGGTAATACTTCCGGAACATCATTGGTTAGCGGTGATGACAATGTTATTGTAGGTCAAAGTGATGTTACAGCTACTAGAAGTGGATGTATTCTTCTCGGTAATGGTGCAGTTGTCACTAAAAATAATACAATCGGTTTGCCATCCAGGGCCACAAATAATGGCGCAGGATTGACACCTGGTGGAGCAACTGCATTACCTGCAACTCCAAGAACATATCTCGAAATTAATATTGGCGGTACTCTCTACTCAATTCCATTGTACACTTAAAAATTAAAAATTAAATTTTTTTTTCTAACTAATTATTGCCCGATAGTATAATTGCGCATTACACTGAGTTTACCACTCAGAGACAATGGTTCGAATCCATTTTGGGCAAATTTTCGCGTTTAAATTAAAAAAATTTTTTCTTGTTTTATTATGTCCTAGTAGTATAATGGCAATACATATGACTGTTAATCATATGACGGAGGTTCGATTCCTTCCTAGGACTGTTATTTTAAATTCAAAGTGTCGAGAATGCATTTTTTGCAAAGTTTAATAGGAGGATGATTTGCACATGTACTTCTATGACATGTCAGACATTTTGGCGACTCAAAGTCTATCTTAATCCAACATGCTGGGCAAACATTCTTTTGAAATCGACATGGCATCTGATCTGTATCCTTAATGGCAATACACATTTGACAATTGTAAATTAATTGTTTCAAATGACCGCAACCTGTTTTTTTGCAAACTTTACATAATCGTTGAATAGCACAATACTCCAAATCGAGACAAAACTCCAAACAATGATAATAAGCATTACATCCCCCATACAATTGATCGTTATGTCGTAACTTGAATAAATCATGCAAAATGATTTTCCTCCAGTACCTAGATACTAATGATAATGATCTCAAATCATTGTTACTTAAATTATCGCATAATATTAATGCAATATCCTTTGAAATGTTCCCTAAATTTTGGCTCATTATTAAATTGAAATTGAAGGCTACCTATCATTTTTTTTTTCAGTCCGATTAAAATGAATGACAATCCAAAACAATATTGCTGTTGCCCAGTTGTTCCTACTGAAGCATGTGGTTGCCCACCAGGTACTATTAGAGCTTCTCTTGCATTATCTTCAACTTTAATAATTCTTTTGGGTTTGATCGCATTAGTAATTGTCCTTGTTGTTAATCAACAATGGGCATTAGCTGGTACAGTCGCTAATGGTCCAACTGCTATACTTAGTGCTATTATTAGTTACTACTTTGCTTCACGTACAGCTCAAGGGAAAAAAGATGAATTACAACATCTTCCTAGTGAAAGTGTTTAAAACTTTTTTTATTCTAAAGTTTAATTAATGAACGTTTTCGCAGATTTAATAAGTTTAATTAATGTTTGCCTCATGATTTATTTACTTTTCTCTAAAAAATTTATTGCTCTACTTGGAATATTTGTTCTCATGTTTTTAAATAGTGCAATCAAAAATCAAATACGCCAAGTTCGCCCAGAAAATGCAAAAGATTGCGATCTTCTTAATGCAGGTGGACCTTCACATTCATTTGGTATGCCGAGTGGCCATGTCGCCATTATTGTTGCAATACTAATATTTCTTGATGTCAACCCATTACTAATAATAGTAAGCGCAGGATTAATGTGCTGGAGTAGAGTCACTAGAGGCTGTCATACCCTCTCACAATCTATCGCAGGTGGAATTCTAGGGGCAGTTTTTGGTATTGTATGGAAAATACTCCAAATATTTTTTCGTACATTACATTACATTATGAATTTTGACCCTATCCTATTTAATACCCTGTTACCAGGGAAAACCCTAGTTGAAGCAAATAAAATTACTACAAAAAAAGGATATACTACATATTGCGCTCTAAATAATGGAGTCGAACGCCCAAACACTTGGAAAAATGAACCGAATGGTATTTATGTTGAAATTAAATCTGGTACAATCCATAAAGTATTACGTATCATTAAATCAGATGGTTCAAATAGATTAGATCAAAAAAAAGAAAATACTATCCTTACATTATAATACAAGATATGTATCTACCCCTTTCATTGGTACTAAATCACCCTGACTCACAATTTGTGAATACTGGTATCGCCTATTTTGTTTAGTATCATTAATAATCACTGCACACTTTGGACCAGAACTAGTTTTACATATATCCAAAACTGTACCCAATTCTTCTGTCGTATAACTAGTTGTTGTCGGATTGTGATATGATGGGACAGAATCTTTAACCTGCGTATATCTGTTTTCTGGCATTTCTGCATCAGCATATACTACTTCAGGATCATACACATAATCGGGTCCCCAACCTCCTCCCCAACGGCGCCCCCAACCTCCTCTCCAATGACGCCCCCAACGTCCAGGTCCGCCAGGTCCCCAGCCTCCAGGACCTCCTCCAGGACCCCAGCCTCCAGGACCTCCTCCAGGGCCTCCAGGGCTTCCAGGGCTTCCACCTCGGCCTCCAGGGCTTCCTCCAGGGCCTCCAGGGCTTCCACCTCGGCCTCCAGGGCTTCCTCCAGGGCCTCCAGGGCTTCCACCTCGGCCACCAGGGCCTCCACCTCGGCCTCCACGGCCACCACCTCGGCCACCAGGGCTTCCACCTCGGCCTCCAGGGCTTCCACCACGGCCTCCAGGGCTTCCACCTCGGCCTCCAGGGCTTCCACCTCGGCCACCAGGGCTTCCACCACGGCCTCCAGGGCTTCCACCTCGGCCTCCAGGGCTTCCACCTCGGCCACCACCTCGGCCACCAGGGCTTCCACCACGGCCTCCAGGGCTTCCACCTCGGCCTCCAGGGCTTCCACCTCGGCCACCACCTCGGCCTCTACCTCGGTCACCAGGGCCGAATTGTTCAGTGCTACAATATGACCATTTATAATTGAAATTACCTAAGAATACAACTATTAAAACAATAAACAAAGATGCGATAACAATTTGTATTCCTTCTGACATTACTTACTTACTTACTAATTCTTAGAAAAAAGAAAAGTATGTTATCAATGCTAATAATAAAAAGATTTCTACCTATTGCAACCTCAATAGGTTTAATTTTTTAATATTGGCGACGACCCAAGTATTTGTATTATTTTTTCTTTTTGACTAGAATCCAATTCAGGAAAAACAATATTAAATGTAATTATTAAATTTCCACCATTAATTCCAAGATTGGAAATTGTTTTGGTCTCACCGGGCTTAATCGATAAAATATTTACATTTAATATTTTATCATCAAGTGTATTAATTTGGAAATTTCCGCCACATAATGCTTCTACTAATAATAATGGTTGAGTATAATGTAAATCATTTCCATTACGTGTAAATCCTTTAGCTGATTGTTCGACATGCATAGTAATAATAATATCTCCTGGTAATAACCCAGGAGAACAATTACCTTGATTTGGTAGACGAAATTGTTCATTGTTTAAAACCCCTTTTTGAATATTAAATGTAAGAATGTCTGAGACTTCTGATATAATATAATCGTTCAGTAAACATGCACCAGTACCCGAACATATTTTACATTGTTGTTGAATCAATTGAGCCATTCCGTTTCCGATTTGCAATTGTTGCAAAAATACACCTTGCCCATTACATAAATTACATTTAGTCCATGTATTTTCTAAATTTGTTGTTACTATTCCTTTTGTTTTTTTATACATAATAACTTTTTTTGTAATTTTTAGTTTTTTTGTTGTTCCTAAAAAAGCATCCTTTAAGGTAAGACTTAGTGTAAATGTTGTATCTTGGTTTTTTCTTAAATTATTTTGCCAAAAAACATTTGGACTAGGTTGCGATTGGTTCTGTGCAGCATTTTTTAATCCTTCATGCCCACTAGTATTATATATTTTACGTTTTTGTGGATCTGCTAGTACCTCATATGCTTCTGATATTTTTTGAAATTGTTGGGTGTATTCATCTTTCAATTCTGTTGGTGCTTTGTCTGGATGATATTTCATTGCAAGTTTTCTAAAGTTTTTTTTAATTAGATCCTCGGTTGCATCAACTGGAATATCGAGTAACTTATAGTAATCATCCATTAATCGTTGTTACTAATTACTAACTGTTTTTTTAAGTTAAAATTAAGATTAGCATTTCTTCCTAGTCAATTAATTATTTTTTAATTCTCTTCAATATTTAAGATTTATGATTAACCCATTAGCGAATAATCGTGGCAATATTATTTTGCAAAATTGCGGAATAATTAATTTGATTAGTAATACTATTTTTGCTGAAAAATTACAAAAATGTATTGACACTGTCATAAAAAATAAAAATCAAATTTCAGCTACTAATTTCTATTATGGTAAGGAAGATGTTTTAGGAAATGACAAAATTGGAGAAAGCTTAGTTAAATTATCAGCCGATTATCTTGAAAAAAAATATGATATAGTACCCGATATATTTGGTAGTATCATTGTAAACTGTGGCTGTTGTGATAGAGAATTTGAAGTCGGACTCTTTGGTACATTCATTGAAAAAAATGAAAAAACATATATTATTGTAATAAATACTGAGTTACGAGATCTAAATACTATTATTAGATTTTACCAATTAGATAAATTTTTAGAAATGAAATTATATCAGGGTCGTATTGGTGGCATTCAGTCAAAAAAAAATATAAAAAAAATTAGACCTCCAGTCAATATTGAACCTGAACTTACGCCAATTACACTTTGAAAATAAATGAAGCTACAAAAGTGTAAGTGTAAGTGTAAGTGTAAGTGATGGCTCTTCCAATAGATTGTATTTATATCATAGGGACATATATAGATCATCCGAAAGATTGGTTCAATTTTAATATTTCTTCAAAAACAACTAATTTCATTGGAAAATCATTAGCCGAAAAAAAGAAAAAAGAGTTCAAACAAAAAGGATATGTCAAATTGAAATACACTAACATTAAGTTTGAACATAAAACTAAATGGATAAACATTATTAAGAAATGAGTTTTAATTGTTCTGATGTAATACAATTAATCGGATTATATATCGACAACCCAAAAACATTTTATAATTTTGCTCTGGTATGTAAAAAATTCGCGTTTGTTTGCAAATTAATAAGTGTCATAAAAATGAACCATTTTGCATTACCAGGTGGAAAAGATGATTTTTCAGAATGCAGTGCGGATACATATCGCTGGTATGTTTTACCAAACGGCAACTATCATGGACCATATCGATATCATTTTGATGGGGATGACTTTGAAACTATAAAAATGTATTGTAATGGTAGGTTATTTGATACTATTGTCAAAAAATATTACTGACTCTTTTTTTTGTCTCTGCTTTTTGGTAGTAATTTATGGAACAGTCAAATTGTATTAAAAATGCTACACCAGATCAATTAAAAAAGATCGGTGACAATATTACACAGGGTGTATTTATTGATATTAATTGTATTACTGATAATTTTTCTAAACTTCTTGATCAAAACTCTATTAAATACAAAAACGATTTTGGAAAAATAGTTATTGGTGACGTCAAACAAGAACAAGTAGAAAAAATATTAAAAAAAGTATTAAAATTTAATTCAGACGCACTGCCTGAACCAGTTGAAGGCGCGAGTAAAAGTATTTTGTCAACTTTATGGAAATATAAAAAATGGGTTCTCATTGTATTAATCGTACTCATTGCAGTAGGATATTTAGTTTACAAATTTAAGTTTCAGCGAACACATGAGATCGTTGAAGAAGGTGAGAGTACTAGCATAGGTTGGTTTCAAAAAATCAAAAAAATGTTTAAAAAAAATGAACCTACTCAGCAGAAAGGTGGAAGACCAGAAAGAAGTAGCCATCGTGAATTTGTCAAACGCCGCATTAAACGTCGTGTAGTCGAGCGAAGTAAACATTCTGAATCTAATTCTGAATCAATTTAAACAAAAAACCTTTATTTTGCGTTTTTTACGATATTTATTTATTTTTTTTTTCTTGGTGTATATTATACACTAATAATTGCATTATGTCTTCAGGTGGTTTAGTTCAACTAGTCGCAGTAGGTGCTCAAGATCAGTTTCTTACAGCTGATCCTGAAATTACCTTCTTCAAGTCTGTTTACAGACCCTACATTAACTTTGCTATTGAGTCTATTCAGCAAACTGTTTCAGGAAACCCTGACTTCGGAAAGTCAAGCACCGTTGAGGTAGATCGTAACGGCGATCTTATTACCAAGGTTCTCTTCGAGATTACTCTCCCCGAGGTTACCGTTGTTGGTAACGATCCTACCTTCCAATGGGTAGACAACGTTGGAAACATTCTTCTCAAGGATGTGTCAGTGGAGATCGGTGGACAGGAAATCGATAAACACTATGGTCAATGGTTCGTCATCTGGAATGAGCTTACTCTACCCGAGGAGAAGCGTGAAGGATACAACACCATGATTGGTCAGCAAAACGTTAACGTGAATGCAACTGATCCTACTGATCTTGTGTTCTCCTACAATGGCCTCCAGACCCCCAAGGCTACTCAACCCGAGACCAAGCTGTATGTTCCTCTATTCTTCTGGTTCTGCACTAACTCTGGCCTTGCTCTCCCTATCATTGCCCTACAATACCATCAGATCAAGATTAAGGTTAACTTCCGCCAATTCGATGACCTCCATATCAAGAAAGCTGCATCTGGCCCTGTTACCTTCGCTGGATCTAAGCCCCAACTAGTTGAGGCTGTCATGTACATTGATTACATCTACCTTGACAATGCTGAGCGCCGCAACTACGCTCAGAACCCTCACGAGTACTTAATTACTCAACTCCAGTTCACTGGTGAAGAGTCCATCTCTCAATCAAGCTTTAAGCCCCGCATTAACTTTAACCACCCTACCAAGGAGCTGGTTGTCGTAACCCAAGAGAATGCCGCAGTTGAGGCTAACGTGAACCAATGGTCCAACTTCGATACCTTCGCTGATCTCGGTGGACCGGCCCCCGGCAGCAACCCCGTGCTCACCATGCAACTGAACGTAAACGCTCGTCCTCGATTCTCTGAACGTGACGGACCTTACTTCAACTTGGTTCAGCCATACTTCCACCACTCTCGTATTCCCAAGAGCAAGGGAATCCTTGTGTACAGCTTTGCCCTCAACCCTGAGGCTCTTCAGCCACAAGGTACCATCAACTTCTCCCGTATTGATAACTCTGAACTCGTAATGAAGATGAGCAACATGGGATTGAATAATGCCGGTAAAGCTTTTATCTATGGGGTTTGTTAAAGAGCTCCAGTGGAGAATAAAATCTCTGCTAGTCGTAACTACTACGGCAATACATTCAGATTCAGGGAAACCCCTAAAATCATTAGTCCTAACCCAACACAGTAATGTGTTGGTGGCTACAGGGAAAACTTGTAGGTATAGGTACAATCTAATTGAATTGGGCAATCCTGAGCTAAGGCTCCAAACTTCATGTTTGGTGTAAAGTGCAACGACTATATGGATGTAGGCATCACTCTCGCAGTTGGTGCTTAAGATATAGTCTACTCCCATATGAAAATATGATTCATAACTGAGGGTTTGAAATCTTGTAGTCTTATTGGATTTCAGATTCGAATGTGAATGACAAGTAAAACACTTGTTGGTATAAAGGAAATTACAACTTATTAAGAATCGCATCAGGAATGGGAGGTCAACAGGCCTCAGTATCTACAAAATTAGATGCTAGTCGGAATTGTATCCGGCAATACGCTCAGATTCAGGGAACGGCCTTACAGCTTTTAGTCCTAAACTATTACAGTAATGTAATAGCGGCCATGGGGAAAATCCATGGGTATAGGTATAATCTAAAAGATTGGTCAATCCTGAGCCAAGCTTCTCAATGAGAAGAAGGTGCAACGACTATATGGGTGTAGGCGCAACTCTCGCAGTTGTTAGCTTAAGATATAGTCTAGTCCCACGGGAAACCGTGTTACATGGAGGACACAAATGTTATACAATAAATTAAGACATTTGAGTTCGAATCTGTAGGATCACAAGAGTGATCGGTACTTCGTTGGCATACGCTTCATAATCAGTTTACTGGTTACTGGTGTTTGCTATCCATTCCTTATTGCAGCGATGCTTAGTAAAAAAAAATAAAAATAAAAATTTCTTTTTTTTTTTAATTCAATGTTTCAAATTTCAATTTCTGAACCGAACTGCTTAATTTGATATAAAATATCTTTTAACTCAGTAATAATACCTTGTTTATTATTGACTATCCAAATACAGTCAATGTTTGTTGAATGATGATAAACTTCTTCACTACTAATATCTTCATTATTAAGACTTTGAATACTACTTAAATTATTGTCATCATTATCGATGTCTTCACATTCACATTCACTTTCGCAATAACTAATCAATAATTCTTTATTTAATATTTTTTTTTCTAATTCATAAGTAATGTATCATTTATCTTATGAACCTATTAAAAAACTATCAAACGCTAAACAATGCGGTGGGACTACTTTTAAACCAATAGGATTCTGGTATGCCAAAGGACGTGCATGGATCAAATTTGTTGAAAAAGAAATGCCTGAAAGAAAATGTTGTTATTTATACAAAGTTATTATTGATCCTAAATTAAAAATTTTAAAAATTAATACTCTTAAAAAATACCTCGATTTTGTCAAACAATACCCAGGATATGGTCCTTTCAAAGAAGATCGTACAAACGAAGAATACAAAAAAATTCTTCCTAACTGGAACGATATTTGCAAACAATATGACGGTTTCGAAATAATTATTCCAAATTTTAAAAAATTAAAAACGGAATATTTTGGAATGAGTATATTCGATATACCAAGTGGATGCATCTGGAGACCTGGCAAAACTAAATTAATACTAATTAAAAAATTATCTTAAAGATATCAAGCAAAATTTTCCTCCTACTCATGACATACCTTACAAACAGCTAATTGAAATTGGTTCTCAAGAACTTGGAGAATTTAGCTTTAATATCAAAGAGTGTTGCCAAAATACCCGTCAGTTCTTTGCAAAACGATCAAATAATTGAAACCCAAAATGATTAGTATTCTTTTTTTAATATCTAATTATAGGATATTCCCACATGACTTACAATTTGATGGGTTCTGCGTACCATACGCATTACAACCCACATTTGAATCATTTTCAAGTTTCCGTTTCCCCACAATTTTTTCCAATTCATTTAGTCTGTTGGACATAACATGTAGAAGATTATATGTTGCTTCTAAATGTGTAACTAATTCTTGACAATAATATCTGGCTAATGGTACACTTTTACTAAAGTTATTACGAGCAAGATGATCTTTTCTAGCACTTAGAAGCTTATCTATAACTTCTAAATTATAACTTACCGATTCCTTTTTTGTTTTCTCTTCTTCTTCTTTTTTTTGTTTTTCAAGTTCCGCAATTTTTAATTGCATTTTTGTAATTTCAGAAGAAATAGAATCCATTGCAAACGTGTTTACATTAATTAACATTAATTAAAAAAAACAAATAAGAGATTTAATTTTCAATTTCGTCGCCAAGCTCTACCCCAGTGTAATGTTCCTTCCCAATAATAAATGTATAAGGTTGCGACATTCCACGTATCAATACCCTCACTTTTTTTCCATAATGTTGCTTATAATACTCTACAACCGGTAACCTCTCTCGATACCTATAATAAATCCAATCCTTATGCCATAGCTCGCGGTCAAGTTTTTTAGAATACTTACATAACCATATTTCTTTCACAAATCCACCCGTATTCGGATCAAACGAATTCGGATGCGGTGGCGCTTTAGCCTTCTTTTTTGGTTCAAGTTTTGGTTCAGTCATGGTAACGGTAGTACATTATTACAGTATGTAATTTTTAAGCTTTAACTATTTCAATCTGGAAATATTGTTTCCTTAAAATTGAAAAAAAAGATTAAAGAAACTATTCTTTTTTTGTTTTCAAGTTAATTAAAAAGAGGAATGAAAACATTTAAAGGAACTGTTGTTGAAGGAGACAAAATTGGAAGAACAATAGGTTTTCCAACAGCAAATCTTGACACACAAAATCACAAACTTGATTCAGCAGGTGTTTATTGTGGATTTGTTACAGTTGATGACAATCGATATCGAGCAGTACTATGTGTAAATTGGCAAAATAACATTGAAGTACACATTCTTGATGGATTTAAGAATGATATTTATGGCAAAACTGTAGACGTTGAGGTTATTAAGTTCATGCGAACTATGCAACGTATCAATGATATGACTCTTTTGAAAACTATTATTTCAAATGATGTTGCCCAGGCACAAGTTATTTTGGCATAAGGGATTTTTTATTTTTTAAAAATGCGAATACCCCTCTTGAGCAGGCAATGGCAATAATTCCAACCATTACACCAATTTCAATAGTATTTAATTTTTTTTGCGATATATTAATTCCTATTGATTCAACTACTCTTTTATTAAATGGTTCAAGATTAGGATTACCAGAAAGTTTTTCTTCCCAAATGGTAAGGATACATTTACCTTTAAAAATTATCCAATGAATTAATGTTGCAATAATAAATAGCATGTATCCGATTAGCTTACTACTGTGTAATAAAATTGCACCAAAAATAATAAAAAGTAACAGAATGAAATGGATAAATCGTATTATTGTTACTAATAGCATTTACTAAATTAGTTGAAAATAATCTTAATATTAATTCTATTTCTTTTTGGCAAGTTGGAATCAAAATGTCAAATTATCTTTTGGTAACGATGTCATTTTTATAATGGTTTAGGTGATAAATGTACTTCTTTATTTTTCAAATAAAAATATAAACTTTGTATAGTAAGAGTAATGTATCTCGTTCATGGAACACGGTTGGATTTTGCAAAAAAAATAATAAAAGATGGTGCTTTAAAACCTGCAAAAGATACGGGTAATATTGGTCAAGGGGAAGGTATATATGAACCTTCCATGCAATCTTTTATTTTCTTTAATACTACACATAATTTATTTGAAAAACGAATATTTGATAAAGTATTATTTTATTTTAAATCTGATTTTTTAATCAATAAATCATTTTATACCGCAAAAATGCATTCAGGTAATCCTGCTGGACTTAATAAAGATAAAAAAAAGTATCCAAAAAATACAAAACAGTACGAAAGAGTACTAAAAAATTTATATACCCAAAGTATTAAACGTTTGCCTGGGGGTAAATATTTCTTTGTTAGTCAACAAGTTGCTATTAAAAATAAATTATCTGGGACAAATTTTAAAAAAAATATAGTCGGTATTCAATTTAACAACATGCAGCCATCCAAAACTTTACTTAACTATATCAAAAAAGAATATCCAAACGTATTGGTTGATATTAGATTCGTGGATCTTAAAGATATCTGATCAGTACAATAATACCTGCAAGTAATGTCGAGTGGTTGTGTACAAACACTATTGCTCACTACTAGTAATTGTATTATGTGGACGATAAATTCTATTTCTTTTTGGCAAGTTGGAATCAAAATGTCAAATTATCCACTTTTTGCAAATTGGATTGGTATTGTCCCATATCTTTTTATAATTCCATTCATTTTCTTCGACAAATCACCCAAGTCATGGAAAAAACATTGTTTATATATACTCTGCGCATTATTTAGTACATCAGACTCTGTTCTTGAAATTCTCGCTGACAGTAGCACCGGTGGCGTAGTGCAAGCAATATGTGCCACGGCTATTCCAATACCATTAACAGGTATTCTTACCTGGATTGTTTTCAAACGTCGCCCAACATTATTCGAAACTATTGGCAGCTTAATTGTCATTGGTGCATCTGCGTTACTCATTTTCGAAAGTGAAGGAATTTATGTCGATTGGTGGATAACTGGATACATCACTGGACTAATGTTTGGATGCGTTAGCTCAATTATATGGGAATACATGTTTATTGAATACACTGCTAATGTTTTCCATTTGTTGGCGTGGACAACTTTGTATTCACTACCATTCTATTTCTTATCAATATTTATTGACGGATCGCAAACATTCAGTAAAGAATCTAATGGTTTTAAGTGTCTCTTTGGTACTCACGCCCCAATTGGCTGCTTATCAAACGCATGGATTCCAGCTACAATTTATTCATTGTCATCACTCGCTTCAGATATTATTCAAATGTATTTCGTCAAACAAGATTCCGCATTTTTTCTCATTATGGCTGACACACTAACGACACCATTGACTGCAATTATTATGTCGTTTACTTGGCTTTTTGGCAACGCTGCTGAACCTCTCACTTGGTACTCAACCATTTCATGTATTCTTGTCGTACTTGGAATCATTGTTTACAAAATTGGCGACAAACTTTGTAAACGTAAAATGGATCCATTATCTGAATAATAATTATTTCTTAACATTAATTATTATGAGTAAAGAGTTTGAAGCTAAATTTTTAGATATTAATGTTAGCGAAATGAAAAAAAAACTAAAATTACTTGGTGCAAAACCTGTTCATCCAAGAAAAAAATATGTACGTTCAGTTTATCATAGGTGTGCAGGTAGTGGTTTTGCACGAGTTAGACGTGAAGATAAAGGTGTTACCATGACTGTTAAAACTTATGATGACCCAAAATTCCCCCATGAATTTGAAGTAAGTATTAATGAAGATTTTGATACTGCTGTTAAATTTATGAATGCGTTAGGTATTAAACAAAAAGCATTTCAAGAATCATATCGTGAAAAATGGAAACACCCACTTGTTAATGAAGTTACATTTGATAATATTCCAGGTATTCCAACATATATGGAAGTTGAAGCTGAAACAGAAGAAAAAATGAATCAAATGATCGATATGCTTAAACTAGATAAAAGTAAAATGAGATTTGGCAGTTTCGATCGTACATATGAAGAATATTATGGAATTCCTCGCAATGTACTTAATGATGAAACTCCTAGTTTGACTTTTGCAAAAATCACTAGCGAAATTAAACCAACAAAAAATCAAAAATTACTTCTAGAAGTTGCTGCAGCACAAAAAAAAATGGGTCTAATTACTGGTGGTAACGTTAAAAAACGTGCTGTCAAAAAACGTGCTGTCAAAAAACGTGCTGTCAGAAAGTAAGAAATAATGTCTACTCTGGTTTACCTTCATTTTATTTTTTTAACTAAATAAATATTAGTATTAATAATGTATCTAACACATAATACGAGACTAGAATACTTGAAAAGTATCCTTAACGATGGTGAACTAAAATCTGCTTCCAAATCTAGAAACTTACATGAAGGAGAAGGCGTATATAAACCTTACCAGCAGCATTTTGTATTCTTTTCTACCACACCCAATCTTTTTGATCCAGAAATAGCTACAACAGTAACATTGTATTTTAATTTACCTCAGCGAAAAAGAACAATGTACATAGCTAATGTACATGCAGCTAATCCAACAAAATTAGCTGAATGGAGAACCCTAAAGGGAATGAAATATCTGAGAAAAATTCCGGCCAATGTATCTGATGTTGAAAGACAAAAACAGTTAATGGATCTGTATAAAAATAGTATAAATTCCCCCCTTAAAGGTAAATTCTTTTACGCATTCCACCAAGTTGCTATTAAAAATAATTTTAGTCTTAAAAATCTTGCAGCAATTTCATTTTATACTTCAGATAAACATGTATATAAGTTAATTGAAAAAATTAAAACAGAATATCCTAATATACAAATTAAATTACAATTTTAAAGTGCAAAATCAATTCCAGCATTAGGATGTAATTTGTTTTCAATATGGTTAAACTCACGTTTTCCAACTGTCATACAATTGTCTCCATAAACTGTATTCAAATATCTCATCGGTCGAACAGGTATAAATGAATTTGTCGGTCCAAATGGTACATTAATAACTTCGCATATTTCTTCGTACAGAAAGTAATCTCGTGGCCAAGCTGTTCGCGATACTTCACTGGCAAGAATCCAAATTGTTACATTGTTTTCAACTAATTGTCGGCAAATATCTTTTAAACTATTATGATGGTATGATATTACAGATTTATATCCAAAAATATCGATACCAACTTTACTAGTTTTATGTTTTAACTTTAATCCATGCTCACTAACTCTAACTGAATAATTTGAATCTTCAGCCAATTTTTTTTTGACTAGATGGATATCATATACATTGATTCCAATATCAATATCGTCATCCCAAGGAATAATACCTGGGGTATATTTTTTCCCCTGCGATTGCAAAATTGTTCCCCTAACTTGCCCTAATAAACTTCCTCCAACTAACCAATACTTAATATTTGATTGTACTAATACTTTATGTATATACTCTAAATCATTATATAATTCAGTGTGAACTATTTGTAAACTACTACTTTCACTTTCGTTTTCCATTCAATTGTAATTGGAATCAAAAAAAATAAAAATATTAGACGCAAAACTTTTTATTCTCTCCCACTTTTGAATACACTACTGCAAACATATCGTATAGCAATATATGCAGCTGCGACTGCCAATCCTTCCTTCACAATATGCTGCGAATCTTTGTCAAACATGGCAGTACCTAGTGCCTCAACAGAATATCCTAAACCCATTTCGACTAATTTATTTTGAAAAAAGCATGTAAACACTTACTCTGAGTTCTTTTTTTTCAACTTTGACTAATAAAGTTTTTAAATTCAGATAGCCAAATGGCTTCTATAAAATGATAAAGTTTTTTAAATGTTCCTTGTGAATCTTTTGGTCGTCTATCATTTTTATCTTTTGCAGAAGAACATGTACCAATATCAATTGGCACACATTCCTGTTTTTCAAGATCGAAGAGATACCATATTTTAACTGGCTGATGATTAAACTCACCTGCAATATGAAATATGTAATCACATTGCTGCCAAATACTTTTCCAAATTGTTAAATGTAGATTTACTATTTGCTGACAATAATGAGGCGAGATGTCTCCACAATATTTACTAAAATTTGTAAGTAGCTTATTTTTATATTCACGGCGCCATTCTAGCATTAAATAAGAATCATTCCAACGCGGACTTTCTTTGTATTGATACCAAAAGTTTTTTGGCTCTTTTTTTAATGCAGAATGTAAAATGTTATAATCCATTAATGTAATTAAAGTTAAAAATTAATTTGGTTCAAATATTTTCATTGCTTCACTAATTGTTTTTTTCTTAATTAATTTGCCATGATGGGAATTATGTTCAACTAAGGTACGTTTAATCGTTTTAAGAAGATTTATTATATCATTTTTTATATTGTCTTTACCTTTTGGAAAATATTTATTATAATAGTTTTCAAAAATTTTATGCATTAATGCGCAATCTGTACAACCATCGATTCCATAATTATTGTCGAATATTTTGTAATTAGAATGAAATCCAAACAATCGAGAAACATTATTATAATAAAATAATCTTTCTTCATAATTTAAAACATCAATTTCAGCTATTTTCGAATATTCACTAGTAACAAACCGAGTTTCGGCTGAACCCATCCCTGGAAACGCTTGCAAATATATTTGATATTGTTGGTAATATTTAAATTTATTTTTGCTGTAATCATTTAAAAAATCAATACCATTTTTTTTTGCTAAATCAAAATCATCCTGGCGAAAATCAGGTTTCCGCAAATATTCGTTAAAAATTTTTTTATCTTCAGGGTTAAAAAATGGACATCTGAATTTTAGCATGACCGATTTTGGTTGCATTATATTAATCCAATTATATTGCATCGCAGAATTCCATAAAATATCTAGATCACTTGGAGACTCTTCGCCAAATGTTGTTTCCGTTTTGGATTCCTCTGAATGAATATTAGTACGGATGTCAGAACAAAAAACGAACGAATCTAAATTACTAAAGAATTCCGCTAATTTATTAGTAAATAAATCTTCAATAATATAATATTTATAATCAGTGTCTGCAATAAAATCAATATAATTAGTTAAATAATCTTTATCATCAATTTTTTTTAAAAAATTATCACTAATTGATTTAACTTGGTCAGTATCACGGTTTAGTAATGTAACACTGGTTCCATCGAACATTTGAATATGTCGGTCCTTAACTTTAAATCTATTACCTTCAGAACATTTAAAATAAACAGTTTCTTTTAATTTATCGGATGAATAATGGGTTTTATGCTCAGGATAAAAAATCCAATGCTCATTTGGATCAATCATGATTATTTTTAAATTTGGAAACATTTTTGATAGATAACTAGCATGATGGCATGGCGAAGAACCCGCATATACCATAATCATATTATCATCTCTTTTGGGATAATGCTCTGTCAAAAATTCAAGTTCACCCAAAAATAATTTTAACTGACCAACATGTATTAATGGTTTTTTTAATTCATAATTTCCAACCCTATGATATTTAAGACGATCAGGTATCTCATCAAAATTTTTAATTAATTTTGGAGGACCACTTTTATTTAAAAATAACTCTACAGCTTTCCTCAATTCAGCTGAAATACCACCACCTAACTGGTTTGCAATATTAGAATTTTGAGGATTTTGTAGAATATATGTTAGCACAAATCCACATAATCCAGCAATTGTAGCTATACTAAAGTCACTCATTCGATTAGTAATATATTTAGTAGATAAAAAACAAAAAGTTAGATTTCAATATTGTAAACACCTTGGTAAAGTTTATCATTCATACATTCTGAATAAAAATCTATCGGATTTTCAATATACTTAGTAATACTAACTGGAACCTCACCATATCCAGCTGTATCAATACTAATTTTACAAATTAATTCATTATAATATTTAATATATGTTTCCGTTGAACGATATCCAGTAATAGTGTAAGCAATGTCTCCAAATTTCATTTGTTCGGATAATTTTTTTAATGACTCAAGGTCTCCATTCACGTAAACAAATGCTTTCGCCCGTTCTCCATAATACCGATACCATTTTAATGTTTTATTCTGATAACAACTTCTAGCTACTTGGGACATTTTTCTATTACATAATGCAAATGCGATAAATGTATTTGGATCATCAATTTGACGGCAAATTAATACATAACAATCGTATGTCAACATTTTTTGCAAATTAATAAAAAATGTTGACATTTAAACTTTTTTTTTCAATTAATTTTTTTGACATTTTAATTTAACTAAATGAATAATTCTGAAGCGACTAAATTAGTACAAACTATATTTCCTTATATTACAAAAATATTCTCTCTAAATGGCTCTCTTTATTTTGAAGGAAAATCTGGCAATGATCGCATACTTGTATCAAAAAAAGATAATCAATGGATATTAACAATAAATGAAATATGTTTTATTACAGCACAAGGTGAAAAAACACCTGAAGAAATTACTATTGCTATGTTGTGTATTGCTAATGGAGAAACAGTTGAACCAAACAATGTTAATTAATTAATTAATTAAATGTATTCAGATCTTCGTGTACTTAATAACTCTAATGGTTTGTAAGTGTGGTGAGCTTCTGGCTAAATGTTTTTAAAAATTAATTGCAAAACGGCACGATAAAAACGTTCAACGGTGTCTCATTTTTCAATTTGATTATTAAAATGGTAGGGGTAATTTAAATAACGCAGTACACACAAAGATGAGTAGTTTTATTAAATTAGTGTCTAACATGTGGAATCGCAAATTATTTAGTATTCCACGAACAAATTATAATATTTCCAATAGTGATGCTATTCTGAGTACAACAATGATAGTTGGGTCATATCTGATTATTATGTATATATCAAAAAACGAGCAAGAATTAGCCCTCAAATCACGTGAATATGTTTAATTTTTTTTATTACGTTAAATTAAGATGTCGAAAAAAACACAAAAGATCGAAGTTAATCAACTCGAAGTTGATCAATTAGCAACTTTATGGTGCAATACTAACATTCATCAAGGATTAAATGTTAATGGTAATACATCATTACATAAAACTATAGTCAATGGGGATCTAGAAGTTACAGGTTGTATTATTGCTCAAGCTGATCTCATGCCACAAACTGTCGCAGAACAACGCCGACTTGAAGCATATCGCCGACGAGTACAAATGGCCACTGCTCAATATCAATTGCCACTACCTGTTCATGTAAATAATGGTGACGAAACATTATATTCAAACAGGATCGCATGTTTTCATAAAGGATTACCGCATGATGCCAATGGCATTGTCAATGCTGCCGCATATTCTATTTTCTTGGATGCTATAGTTGATCCAGCTAAATTCGATAATATTCCCCGTGGAGGAACTCAAAAATTAATTAATCCTCTCGCAGGTGTTGCATACGATACTGAAGGAGCAGATTCACATTCAATTGCGTTGCCACCAGCACCAACATTAGCCAGTGCCGAACATGCTGGTGAAATGGTTGAATTGTATTGGATGGCATTACTTCGTGATGTAAAATTTTCCGATTACCCAACGGATCCAACTGTTGCCCAAGCTGTAGCAGATCTGAATAATATGACCGACTATCGTGGTCCTCGAGATGGTGGGCTTGTTACTCCTCAAACATTATTTCGGGGGACTGCATTAGGATGTACTGTAGGTCCATACCTTTCTCAATTCTTTTACAAAGATTGCCGTTTCGGTGCAAATGTTATTGAACAAAAAATTAAAGTTCCAATTGCGGGTACTGATTTTATAACTGATTGGCCAACGTTTCTGTCTATTGAAAATGGAGTTCCACCTCTTAATTCAATTACTCTCCAACCTGATGCAAGATATATGATTACTGGCCGTGATCTTTCACATTGGGTGCATATTGATGTTTTGTTCCAAGCATATTTCCACGCGGGATTAATTCTACATAATATTGGTTGCCCTGTTAATGTCGGTAATCCATATAAAACAGGCCATCTAAATCAAACTGGGTTTGGTACATTTGGTCCCCCATACTTTGCAACTATTCTCTGCGAAGTGGCAACACGTGCGCTTAAATGTGTTTGGCATAAGAAATGGTTTGTTCACCGTCGTCTTCGCCCTGAAGCATATGGTGGCCTCGTAGAGAAAACTTTGAATGGACAAGTTGGCGCACCACTTCACCCAGATCTTCTCAATTCTCAAGCTCTGGAAGAAACATTTGCTAAATATAATAACTACCTGTTGCCCCAAGCGTTTCCAGAAGGATCACCATTGCATCCTAGTTATGGTGCAGGACATGCTACTGTGGCAGGTGCATGTGTTACTGTACTTAAAGCTCTCTTTGATACTGATAACTTTAATATCCCAAGTCCTGTCCAACCAGATGCAACTGGGGCCAACCTTGTTGCATATCCTGGAACATTAACTGCTACAGGTGAACTCCATAAAATTGCCTACAATGTTGCACTCGGTCGCGATTTTGGAGGCGTACATTGGAGATCTGACGGCGACCTTTCTCTTGGTGAAGAAATTGCTATTAGTGTTCTTAAAGATCAAAAATATACTCATCATATCGCTGAAGGTAATGGTAGCTGCACATTTACTAAATTTAATGGCACTGTTGTTACCATTTAACATCCAAATTGAAAATTTCACTCTGTTAGTATTTAAAGATATTTAGAAAATACACTATCATAAATTAGTATTTATGTCGAGCAAATCAAAAACTGTCGCTAAGACAACACCTCAAACAAAAACTGTACCAAAGAAAGTTGCTAAAACCAAGGCTGTAAAGAAAGAACCCGAAGTTGTAGTTGAACCTAAAGTTGAACCTAAAGTTGAACCTAAAGTTGAACCTAAAGTTGAACCTAAAGTTGAACCTAAAGTTGAACCTAAAGTTGAACCTAAAGTTGAACCTAAAGTTGAAAGTGAAGCAAGTGGTGAGGCAAGTGGAGAGGCAAGTGGTGAGGCAAGTGGAGGAGAAGGAGAGGAACCAGTGGCTAAAGCAAAGACACGTAAGACCAAAACTGTCAAAAAAGCTGCTAAAGGAGATAAGCCAAAGCGCAAACCTAATGCTTATATGCTATTCGCAAATGCCAAGCGTAATGAAGTTTGGGATGAGATGAAGAAGAATGATCCTGATACGAAGGTTACAGCTGTTGGTGCTAAACTTGGCGAATTGTGGCGTGCTGAAAAAGAAAAGAATACTACTTTGTATCAAAACTATACGAAACATGCTGCTGGTCAGTAAATTTTCCATTAATGTTTTTTTTTGTCATAAAAAAATTAAGGGCTACAATTACACCTATTACCAGGAGCACATGATAATAATTTACCAACTACATGTAATGTAGTATTTTCAGTTATTTTAATAGTATTATCGTCATTGTATATTTTGCCTGCATACACAATATTAAATATATTAGTATTTGAGTATCCTTCCCGATCAGATATCCATTGTTTTATTTCCAAAATTGTTGTCTTTTCTGTCACTTCCATAGCGAGTGTTTTGTAATTTAATTTAATAAAGATTTGCATTTACTTTACTTTACTTTACCAGGTATGTCAAACAAAAAAATAATCAATTGGGTACAATTCTTTTATCGACCTGCTTGTCCAGTCAAACCGCGTGACATCATACCGCCAGTATCAAGAATTTCTCGCACACGGCTATCTGTCAGTGTACCATTACGCTGGGATTCCATAATGCGAGCAAATGCAATTGGACTGACTTCACCACCAATAATCTTTTCAAAATCAGCAATTCGTTTACCCTGTCCTGAGGCAACTACTCCGGCAGCACTTTTTACTTTTTTGACAACATCGTCTGAAACAGCATTACCAAAATGCTCGAATTTAATAACTGGTTTTCCAGCATCACTTAGATTTTTTAATTCTAAGGCATACTTTTTTAATTCTTCTGGTCCAATTTTTGGATTACCAAAAGCCTCCTGACATCCCTTCCCAATTAAAATTACTATCAAAAGTACACACATAGCGCCTAAAATAATAGTTGTATTAATTGACATTCTCTTGTTAGTATTAATATTTGATTAGAAAATAATGTACAAAATATTTGTTAAGTAAAACGAATCTTTTTCCACTAGTATCGCCCAAATGTAGACAGGTTGTCTCCTGAATGTAGACAGATCGTTTTCATTAGTGTCGCTCCATTAAACGTTTTTAGTAAATTCTAATTGGAAATATATTTTTCGAACATTATAATTACATACCGGTAATGCTTTTTATTTTTCGATTTATCCACTCTTTTTGATATGTTTCATTATAAAAAACATATATTTATCAAGTTTATACTTAAACATATTTTTAATATACAATATATATA